TACATAAACTCTAAAAAAATTGCCTTCTTCTTTAGTTTTAAAAGGAGTTGCAGGATTAGCCTCACCTACTGGATCCTTCTTAGCTCCAACTCCTGAAGTTCCGCCACGAGGGACGTTTCTACCTGACTTAACAGCCTCAACGTCAAATCCCTCGTTTAATTTTTTTTTTATAAAACTATCAAAAGAAACCAATTTCAAATTTGTTCCCAAGGATTCATTAGTTTCTTTATAATTTAATAGAATTGTGTAAAATTCTGGCGTTATATTTCCAGTTTTATCATTCTCGAGCTCTTTGTAGCTCTTTCTCAATCCATTCTTAACATCTTTAATAACATTAGCAGTATTAGCTCTTAATGTAGAACTTACTTTTGGGTAGCTTGCATAAACCTTACTCCAATCACTAGTTCCACTTACTGCATCATATTTTTTGAACTTCTCATAGATTAATTTTTTAACCTCTTTAACTACCTCACCGTCTTTTCCTGAATAAGCTTCACCACTCCTTTCTTTAATTGTTGAAGTTAATCCACCTTGGATAGTTGATCCTGTTGATCCTGTTGCTCCAGATGCTCCTGTAGATCCACTTGCAAGTTGTTGTGCTGCAAGTCTCATTGTATCGAGAACCTTTACCATTTCATTCTTAGCATCAGAAAATAAAGTTTCAGCGTCTTGCAGCGGTTTTGTAATTGTTGGATATTCAATATCAGCAATCACCTTTTCTGACTCTTTCGCCCACTCATCACGATAACTTTGTGATGCTTCAGTGAAATCAGTATATAGATCAGAATAGTTATTTCTGAAATTGTTTATCAAAGCTAAATCTTTAGTAACTTCTAAAAATTTACCATCTTTCTCCCTTTGATAAACTGCCTCAGCTTTCAGTTTTGCAACACGATCTATAAGTCTAGTAAAGATAGTGGTGTATTTCTTTCCAGTTTGAGCACCTGCAAGATTTGAAGCTGGGTTTTGTCTTTGTTGTGCATCGTTATAATCAGCAACTATCGAATTTTTAAGAGCTTCCAACGAATCAATAAAAGGATTCAATTTGAAATCTTTTTCATCGTCCTGGAATTTGTCTTGTCTTCTTTCTTCGCGTCTTTCTGCTCTATCCTCTTTTCTTTGCTTACTATCTCTTCTTTCCTCCAGATTCATGTTATATGAATCACTTTTCATACTTTCGATTAAGCGAGAGAAATTGTTACTAAGTGCCATTTTATTGTATTTTTTATTTTAAATCTGTGAAGTTTTTGATTTCCAATCCTCGATAAACTTTGCATTGAATGCGTTAATTTGTTCGATTACGCTTGCTGTAATAGCTGGATCGTTGGTAAAATCTCCAGATTCTGCTTGTAAAGCTTCATAAGCCCTAGCAATTTGTTCAAATCCCTTTGAGACTTTATCAAAAACACTTGCATAAAGCTCCTTGTTTTTAGAAGCTGCAGCTTCAGTTTTAGCTTTGCTCCAAAGCTCTTCTGCTGTTTTAATTACATCTCCAAGTCTTGTTTGCGGAGGTAATGGAGTAGTAGCTGCTTGGATGAAAAGAGGAAAAACCTTAGCTTTAACATCGTCTGGTATAGTTAAAAAGAAATGTTGAACATTAGATGCTAATGTTGAAAAGATTCTTTTAGCGTAATCTTCCACTTTATCAGCACTCATAGCTGCTTCATTAAGTCTAACATATTGATGCTTTTTAGCCTGTTCTGAAAGAGATTCAAAAACAGGGTTGTAAGGTAAATAATTATTCCTCATTTTTAATTTTTATTATTGTATATATCTGTTTTTATCCAAGAGATTCTATCTTCTTAACTGCCACAGATTTTTTCTGCAACTCAGCAACTTTTTTCTGAGTTTCTAATGCTTGTTGTTGTAGGGAATCACTTTTCTTCAAAGTGCCATCTTTTTCTCTTTTAAATAGATTTGCTATAGCCAAATCAATCTCGCTCAGCTTTTTATCAATTTCTAAGATTTCTTTTTCAGCAGTAGTCTTTACTTGTAGGTTTTTAGCTTTGTCCTGTGCAGACTCCTGTTCGTAAATGAATTTTTTAAAACTAGTAATTTTCATACTTGAGAGCTTTTATTTTTTTGTCGATCAGGGAAATCTTTGATCTGAGCATTTCAAACATATTTTTATAATGTATTCTAATCTTTGCCTCTTCATTTTCCAAACTATCGATAGTCTGTGAATCTGCAAATTTTTTAGCTTGCTTGAGTTCTTTTCTGATTTCTTCTATCTGCATCTTACTCCTTATCTCAACATCGAACTTAAAATCCCTAAGCTTGTCTAATAAAGATTTTAATTCCTTTTCATCGTATCCATCTATTATAGACTGGGCTTCTGAATTTGTAGAATTCAAAAAAGGTGCAATTTCTTCAGGAATTTCTGTAGTGTAATTTTCAACAGATTGTCCTTTTCCCATTAAATCTTCAAAATAGCTAGATTTCTTGTTTGCATCTTTTACCAATGAATCAAACTGAGCTGCAATTAAATTGAGATCTCCAGAGGATTTATATTTGTTAAGTCCTTTAAGTAATTTCTCTGTACTTTCAGCTTCTATTTTTGCTACTTCTGCACTGAAGTAAGCTTGAAGTTTAGGATTTTTTTCTATTTGGATTTCAGCTTCTTTTAAAAGTGCATTTATTTCTTGCATTTTCAAATTAGCATAAACTCTAGCTTGTCTTTCCAAATTAGAAATTAAAAATCTGTATTCCGGAGTGTTCTCCTTAGGAATAACAGATATTTCTTTTTCAATCGTAATCCGGTTGTCTATCTCTTCAGACTTAGCCTTTTTAATCTGTTTTAAAAGAGAATCAATTTTTCCTTTTTTTGTTTTAAAAATGTCGGAAATCCCTTTAAAAACTGAAGACAATACACCTTCATTGATAGAAAAACTTTCTAATCTTTTTAGTTTCATTTTATCTTGGTTTCCTCTTTTGCTAACACATCTAAAAGTTCTTCGCAGTCCTTATAAATGCTGTAGATATCCTTTTGCTTGCCTTCTGAATATTTATCAAACTCAGACTTGTGTACTTCGTCTTCTACCTTTCTTTGTAGTTTTTCGATATCCCTTCTTTTAGAAAAATACCCACCTACACTATTTTTAATAGCTTCAAACTCCTCACTCAAAGATTTCTCTGGTTCATCTTTAAATTCTTTTCTTGACTTTGTAGTAGTTCCAGTAGAAGCTGCAGGAGTGTTGGTTAATGAATTAACCTCTTTTTCTGCTTTAACTTTAGCATCCTCTGCTTGTTTTTTTGCACTCTCAACACTAACCCCAAAGAAATCTTGTAGATCTTTAGATCTAGTCTTACTCTTTGCAGTTATTGCTTTGATCTTTTCGTATCTGTCATTTCTCGTTTCTAAAACATCTGTTGCTCTTTGAGCGTTGAAATACTTTTTCTTTCTTTTGTTATCTCCAGTAAGGTCTTTAATCTTCTGCTCCAAAACATCAAATATTTCCTCGTGCATTTTGTTCAATTCTTTCATTCTCATATTAAGAGAATTTCTATAATTGACTAGATCCTTACTCAACGTTTGGTAGTTGGGATTATTTGGATCATTATCCAATGCCTTTTGATCTTGTAAGGATCTATAAAACTCATCGTAAATTTGGTATTCCTCTGAATTAAATTTAAGCTCCTGTTCTTTCATTTGGGTCAGAACAGTCTTGATTTTTGAAATATCTCCGCCGAAAGCCCCACCTAAAAAATTTGCTATAGTGTCACCTAAACCCTCATTCAGAGAATTCAGTGCTACTAATATTTGTCCCTCTGACATCTGCGAAAAATCTAAATCTTTCTTTAGTAAATCATAGGTTTTTCTTATGTCCCTATCATTCTCCAAAAGATAGTTCTTAGCTTTTTGGAATTGGTTAATATTTTCAAATAACATGAGTTTGTCTTTTCCTTATATATCTTGAAATCCAATTTAAAAGCAAAAAGAAAAGGTCCCTTTTGGGACCTTTTCAGTTATATCGATTACCTATTAGATAATAGCAGTGTTTGTTCCAGCGTTAACGTGGAAGCAGATGTACATTGTTTCTGGAAGGTGACCAGCTTCAACAAGAGCGTATCTTGATTTAACTGCGATCTTCGGTGACATTGTACCTTCAGAGATTGTCTGAATAGATTCAGCCATCATGTAAGGCATGAACTTCATACCTGGCTCATCATCAGCACCTTTTCTACCAACTAATACTCTTGTATCACTGAACTGCATGTTCTGATCAACATATACAGTCATACCAGCAAGTGAACCTACTGGGTAAAGTGTACCGTTGTTCTGAGTAAGAGTGTTAGTAAACGGAGCGAATGTGAACTGACTGATGTCTTGTAAAGCAGACGCGATTTGTGAGTTAGTAACGATGAAGTTAGCAGGACCTCTACGACCTCTGTTAGCAACTACGTTAGCAGCAGCTAAAATACGGCTGTAAAGTCTTCTTTGAACTGTTGATAAGTTCTCAAAAGTACCTGAAGCAGGACCAGCAACTGAACCTGGCTTAGCAGAACCTGTGATAGCAAGACCCATTTTACCTACGTAATCTGGAACTGCATAACCTGAAGCAGCACCACCAATTACCAAGTTAAGGTTAAGGTTAGTTTGCTCAGTTACTAAGAACTGTGAGTGGTTTGACCAGCCAAGAGCAAAACCTCTTGATAGAATGTGCTTGTTAATAGCCTGAGATACCTCGTTAACAAGAGCGTTTTCGATCATAGAAACTACGTCGATACCGAACTGTTTGTTAAGGTCTTGGATTTGCTCAGTTGTAACAGAAGCAGCAACTTGGAAAGTACCAGCTTCTACAAACTTAGTGAATGTAGAAAGACCAAGTGACTTGTAATAAGTTGATTCTGCAACACCTCTTAACATTGGATCGTAGTTTTGTGTGCCATCTACGTATGGACCTTGCCAGTTATTAGTGTTAGATTGACCAGCACCAGAGAAACCTTGAATGTGATCTTCTAATGTCTTAACCAATACTGCGTTACCACCGGAGAAAGCAAGAACGTTACCAGTTGTAGTCATAGTTTGGTCGTTAGCCTGGCTTGATGCTAAACGAATTTCAGAGTTAGCAGTAACTGTTGTGGCAATAGAATCACCAGAAGTTAATGCAGTGATCTGGAAAATTGGGAAACCGTCAATACGTGAGTATCCAACAAATTTACCTTTAGCAGAATCGGATGATGCAGTAGCTCCAGTAACTAAGATGATGTAGTAACTACCAACTGTTAGAGTACCAAATACAGGAGAAGCAACAGCGATAGGCACCTTAATCATATCAGGTGTGTTTGCAGTAAAGTTGGTAGTAGTATCTGTTGAAGTACCAGACAAAGTACCACCTGCATACACATAGTCAAGATAAGAAAGTACCCCTGTTGGTCCGCTCATTGGAATAACAGGAACAATGTCAAAACCAACGGTTTTAGCAGCTACCTGAATAGCCAATGGAAGAAGTGAAGGGAACTTATCACCAGAACCTACATAAGGAGTACCAGCGTTGTAAGTGTTGTTGTAGTAAAAACCAGCATTACCTGGGCCAGCTGCTGCATTACTACCGGAGTAGTTACCAGGAGGCATGATGGCACCCATACCATTTAAAGCACCGAGAGAGTTGTAAGCTCCAGCAGATTCGTTAAGTGAGTGGAAGTGGCAATATTTAGAAAGCCATTCTACTTTTGAACGATCAGTCATGCCGGTCTTGCTCTCAATAATGGGAGACCATGTTTCGTAGATCTCGTTTTGATTTAAGAGTTGCATTTTATTAGATCTTATTTTTTAAATCTTTTGTCTAATTCAGCTGCGATGTTTGCGATATAGCTGTTGCTAATTCCGCTGTTCGTAGCATTATTAGGGTTTTGGGACTCGTCTAATCTTTCCAAATTAGCCTGTGGAGCTTGAAATCCTCTAGTTCTCCAGAAGTTGTTAATCTGATAAGGAGTGTCTAAGTGATAGAATTTACTTTGAGCAACAATTGATGCTTTCTGTGATTCATTCAAAGAGTTCCAAACAGGTACCAAATCTTGTGGTATCATATCGAGGAATTTTTCTCCAGACTGAGCTTGTTCAGTTAGAGCAGATCCCATAATTTGAACTACGTCCATACCTGAACTGTAATTCTGCTCATTAAGAGCTTTAACGACCTTTTGTTTTTCGGCCTCGTTCAAAGAGATAAATCCTTTCTTTGTTTGTTCATCAACAAGCTTTAAGAAAGAATATTTATTTTCGTTTACGATTTCTTCAGTTTTGTTCTTGCTAAGTGATTCAATTAATTGATCGACTTTGCCAGAAAGTGAATTGTAATCACCTGAGAAACCAGAAGTTCTTTTTCCTTTTTCTACTGAATCATTAATTTGTTTAGCCATATCATTACCGGAATTTTTAATTCCTTTGTTATTGATAGACTCGGCCAAATATTGTGAGTATTCAATACCAGATTTAACTTTTTCAGCTAAGTATTCTGAGTAGTTAATGTTTCCGTTTACTTTCTCACCAAGGTAATCTGAATAAGAAATGCTCTTATCTAGATTCTCAGCAAGATAATCAGAATAAGAGATGTTCTTATCCAATTTCTCTGCGAGATATTCTGAGTAAGAAATGTTTCTGTCAACGTTTTCAGCCAAGTATTCAGCATAAGAGATGTTCTTGTCCAAGTTCTCAGCAAGATACTCAGAATAAGAAATGTTCTTATCTAAGTTTTCAGCAAGATACTCTGAATAGGAAATGTTCTTATCTAAATTCTCAGCGATATATTTGCTGTAAGCAATATTGTTGTCAAGATTCTCTGCAATATATTCTGAATAAGAAATGTTGCCATCTACGTGCTCTGCTAAGTATTTAGCATATGAAATAGCTTTGTCAAGATTTTCAGCAAGATACTTATTATAAGAAATAGAACCTTCTAAATTCTCTGCTAAGTAATCACCAAAGTTAATTGCAGATTCTAAGTTCTCTGCAAGATATTCTGAATACTTTTCAAGTCTTTGAATTCTCTCCTCTAATGCTGAATCGTTGTTACTAGAAGTAGAACCTTTTGAAAAGGATTTCATTTCATTCTTCAAAGAATCCATTTCCTTTTTAAGAATGAGTGAATATTCGTTTAATTCTTCTGCTGTGACAAAGTTATTGTCCATATTCTTTGTATTATTTGTATTTTCTAAAAGTTTAGAGATCTTCTCTATATCTTTAATTCTATATATCTGCGTGTTAGAATTTTTTCTCAATCCTAAGCTCTCGTTTATATTGGTTAAAGAAGAAACTATTGAACTTTTGATCTCTTCTGCAAAGGAAGTAAAACCTAAGCTTTCGTATAAACTTTCGCTAACTCTTTCTAATTGAGCATTTTCAAAACCAGGATCAGCTACTAGATCATAAGTAAAGATCTTCTTGATCTCTACTTTTTTATTTTCTTTTACGTTACCTGCTGCTCTAGAAGAAATAGAAATAGGAATACCTGCATCAACAAGATTCTGTGCAATTTTACCGGCTGGAGTATCAAGAAGCTTAACCTTGATCTTTACACATCTGTCTTTATTATCATAATCTAAATCTGTGATAATGTGAGATATGTTCTTTAAAGAAACATCGAATTCTTTTGGGTGATCTAATTCACCAACCAAACGATTTTGTTCAATCTTCTTTTTCAAATAATCAAGATGTGGCAAATATTCCTTCTCCTCGTAAATTCTATGATTAGAATTCTCAATTCCGAAAACTGCTGCTACACCTTCTAGAAAATATTCTCCTCCTTCTTTCTTACTTGAAAGATTTACAGTTGATTTTTCTAGAATCAGTACGTAATCTTGGTTTTTTTCCATCCTTTTATTTTTTTATATATCTTGAATTATTCTGATTCCTCAGCCTTTTCAGCTACACCAGATGTGATTTCACCCATTCCCTCTGAAAGTTTTTCGAGATCTTCTTCAGTAATTAACTTAAGATTCTCTGCCAACTTAGCAGCATTTGCGTTTAGTTTAGATACACCTTCATCGCAAGCATCTTTTGCACTTTCGAAAGTAGTAGCACCTCCACCTTCTGTAGGATTCTTAGTTTTGAAGCTAACAGGGAATGAAGGAATTTCATCCATATCAGTAACTATATCCTTGAAGAATCCACCTGCACCACCAGAAGTTATCGCATTAATATTGCCTGCTAAATCACCTCCTCCGAAACTTGCATAATCAGTTTTAACCTTCTGCCATACAGATACTGCATTACCATCTCCACCGTCAGTGAAGGTACCTCTGCAGAGAATTAAAGTTGAATAGATTGCTAGTAAATCTTGAGAAGAAACTGTACCTGTTAAACTGTTATAAATTCCTCTTGCCATTGCTTTAACAGCAATGCTTTCAATGTATCCGTTAAATACTAATACTGTAACCGGTTTTCTGTCGCTTCCTGCCCATTTAGCAATTGCTGAACCTCCTATAGCACCAGATGCTAAAGTAACAACGCCTGCCGCAGTTCCTAAGCTTCCTGCTGCTCCAAGTGCTCCAGCTGCACCAGCTACACCTGCACCTAATCCCCATCCTGCAGTTGCAACAGGTACTGCTGCAGATCCTGCAGCTGCACCAGCACTAGCAACTCCTAGAGATGATCCACCTACTGCGATAGGTGCTCCTGCTGCTCCTGCAGTTAATACTACAGCACCTACTATTAATCCAGCTACTATAGCACCTTTACCAGTATCGCTCCACCATTCTGACCAACTTTCGTCATAATATATTGTATATGCTCCATCTGCAACTGGCTTAAGACCTTTCCATTTGATTTCTCCAGTTGCTCCAGTAGCACCTGTACCTCCAGTAGATCCAGTGGCACCTGTACCTCCAGTAGCTCCGGTTCCTCCAGTACCACCGGTACCACCAGTAGCTCCTGTAGCACCTGCACACGGAAGCACTTTTCCTTGTGCTAAGGAATCTTTAATACAAGAATCTTTCAATTTTGTTTTTGCATAAGCTGGCATAACTAAAGATCCTGTTGGACCTGTTGCAGCAGCTGGTGCAGGTTCTGCCGGAGCAGCAGGAGTATTCTTTCCTAATCTATCAAAGACAGATTGTTCGTCCAGTTTAGCAAAATTGTAAGACTCTTCAATTACAGAGTAAAAATCTTCAAAAGAAAGAATTAAAGATCCTTTAATTTCTTCTCTTTCTTGGATCTTTTGATCAATTGTCATTTCTGAATGAATGTTCTCTAAAGCACCTGCTGGAATATCTAAATCGATATCAGCAGGAGTAAGTGCTATAATAGCCCCGTACATTTCTTCAGTTAAATCTGAAGTTAATTGTTGACCTGTTTGTCCAGATAAATAACCCCAAACAATATTTGCTGCTGCAGCTGTTCCTTTACCATATTTCATATCTGCTCCACCTTTTGCAGAAAGATACGTTTTAATAGAAGGAATAACCTCCATAAGCTTAGATTGAAGTTTTCCAACTTCTTTACATTTTGTTCCAAATTTCACTGGGAATTTACAGTCAGTTGAAGTAACAATCGGTTCTTTCTTCTTTCCTTCTTGTCTTTGATCATCAGTTTTTACTGGAGCTTGATCAACACATATTCCTTTTGTTGCATCGAAAACTTTTCCTGGAGGACACACTGGAATAACAACAGGAGGAGGTGTAAGACCTTTGTTTTTTAAAGCTGCATCTTTCACTCTAGTGTATTCCCCTTTCTGTCTGATGATCTCATTGATGAGTCCATCTTGTTGTCTCATGTAATCTGGTCTTTTAATTTCACCAGATGCTGTAATGATATTTCTAAGACCCTTTCTATCGATCATTTGAAGATCTTGAGCCTTTTTATAAAGTCCAGCTGCAATTTCTTTGTATCTCTTGATGTCCTCATTGTCTTTGAGAACTGCTATATAAAGATCTCTATCGACCATTCCAACGAATCCATTTGCAGCATCCAAAGATTCTTTCGATTTGTTGAATGCTTTACCTCTGAATTCTTCTTCCTCAGCTTCTTCAGTTTTAGCTTCTTTTACAACTAAACCCTGTTTAACAACTTCACCAAATAATTTAGGATTGGTTTTTTGTAACTGGGTTTCTCTCTGTTTTAAATCTTCTTCGAAGTTATTCAAAAGCTTAGAAACAGTGTCTTTCTTTGCACTATCAAAAAGTTTTGGATCTGAAAGAATTGGCTCAGTAAGAGCAAGTACTTCTGTAACAAATTGAACGTTCTTCGCATAAGCTTCTCTTTGGCTTGGATCCATAGCAGCTAAAGCATCCAGAACTGAAATAAGATATTGTCTGAAAGCACCAAAGTTGTTAGTGCCTAAGATCTTATTTTTAATCTCTTGGAATCCTCTAACACTCTTAGCATTTTCCATTTTAGAATTTAACAAAACGGAAAAAAACTGGTTCATAACCGTAGAGAGAGATGATATAGTATCGAGTGCTTGTTTTTTCTTAGCATCTCCTTTTTCCTCATTTACGGAATTTTTCATGCTTTCGTAAATCGGATTAATACCTTTGTAGAAGTCTTTCATATTGTTATTCATTGTACATATTTGTATAAGCTTTAGAGATTAACTCTATTACCTTTTCTATATATCCTTCATTCCTTAATTTTTTGAAGGTTAGATTCTCTACTGAAAATTCACCGCTTCTCGATAAACCTTCTTTTCTCATTTCGAGAATTTTTTTCTTCAACCTTACTCCGTGCTTGTATATTTCTTCTGCAGAAACTGTTGAGAAATTTGAAGTAGAGATAAGATTTTCCATTTCGTGGATTTCTGAAACGTATCCCTCAAATTTCTTATCTACATCTTTGTAGTCAATTTCTGGAGGATTGTATTTTGGAACTCTTATCCATTCATTATTTTTTAATGAGAATAAACCAGAAGCAATGTGTGGCTCATTAATGTCTTGAATATAAAGCTCAACATCATATCCTTTAATTTTCACCTTATGTCTAAGGTTCCACATGAATCTAGCTCCATCTAGAGCCTTTTTAACTAATTCTGTATTTTCGTCTATATCAGAAAATTCAATCAAGACATGGACATCTAAATCAGATTTATCAGTCCAATTATAATTAGCCAAGGAACCAGTAAGCTGGATATCTTTGATAGGAGCAGTGATTTTTAAAGCCTCATAGAAATCTGAAGCTATTTTCAGAAGCTTTTCTCTTACTCTGGGATCGAATGATCCATCAATCCAAAAAGATGAATTGAGGTCTTTTTTGTAAAAATCTGTTCTCTCCTCGTTTTCAGAGACCCAAGCAAAGAAATTTAAGATATTGTTCAATTCTGGATATTAAGACCTTACTATATATCCAGAAAGCTTTTGACATTATGAAGACAATCTTTTGAAGCAGTTCATAGTACAAAGCACATCAGATTCGCAATAATCTTTGATGTCTTCTATGCGATTTTCTTTCCAATAGGAATTATGTACTTTAGATCCATCCATTCCATCTTTCGAAGACTCCACTCCTAAAACATGTGATACAAGTTCCAAAGATGAAAAAGTTTGTCCCCATGCACCAAAAGAGAAAACTTCAGCAAAATCTGTAAAAGCAGTCTCCCAAGGTTTTTTGTTCCATGTTTGAATAATAGGATCAGGAGTAATAGAATTAATGATCATTCTTTTCCCCAAGTATGGGATGTCAAAGTTCTTAATGTTTTGACCAGCTATTTTGAAATTTTTGGATCTTGAGTTGGCCAAGATTTTATTTGTTTTTTCAAGTATTTCTTTCTCATCATCTCCATAAAAACTAGTGATCTTTTCTAATTCCCCTGAATATGCTCCAAAACTGACACAAATAATTTTACCAAACTCTGGATGTAAAGAAGCTTTGTTTTCCCATAGATCATGTGGATCTGAAGATTCTCCTGGTTCAATATTCTTTTGTAACCATTTGCATCTCTTAATCCATAGCTGTGCAAGGGCAGGATCTTTTGAATTAACTTCTTCTAATGTGTGATATAAACCAACAGTTTCAATGTCTATGAACAGAGATGAGTCTAAAAGAATTCTTGGTATCATATAATATATAAGTTATGGAAAAATACGGATATCGCAATATAAGTTCTAGAAACGAATTTGAAAAAGCTTCACAAAAAGACGGAAAAATTAACTATGGCCCTGTAGATGGTAAAAATTTAACCAACTATGATTTCATTGACTGGACAAAGCAAGGTAATTGGGGAACTCCTGGACAAACAAGGTACTACGTAAAAAGTTTAGATTCTTTGGTAAAAGCAGACTCGATAGCAAGTCAAGCGATAATTAAAGAAAGAAAACCTAAAGGCTACGTTGGTTGGTAATTAACTAATCCACTTTTTGTTTAACCAAAATTTCCTACCTGTGCCATCGACAATAGGTGAACAGACTTCTGAATTTGAATAATATCTCATCCAATTCTTAAAATTATTAGATGAATCTTCAATCTCTTCATTATTGAACCAGTCCTTTAGTCTTCCACCACCTATCTCATAAGCTTGTTTTGATATTTCATAACACATCCTTAAAACCTCGGGATTCTTTTCAATATATTTCAAAGCTGGAACCTGTGGATCACTGTCTATTCTGCCTAAAATTTCTGCCCTTAAATAGTTACCTATTCCATTAAAGAATTTCTGGTTCATAAGAATTTCATACATCGGTTTTTGAAAATCCTTTTGGTCCAACAAATTTAAAATATTTGAACTAAACTGATGGTATTCAGTTAAAGGACAAGGTCCTCTTTTATCACTCCAATTGGTGTCGATTCTCCATCTTGCAAATCTTCTCAAATCATACATACAAAGGGCAAAGTTTTCACCCTTGAAGATTAGATGTGTATGTTTCGGGGGAGCTTCTTGATCTGTTATAAATTTAAAATTTCCAGACATTCCCATCATGAAGAAAAGAGAAATCTTATTATGTTCTGATTCAAATCTAACTTCAAGCTCCTTTCCTCTTGAAAAACTAGAAATCTGTGCTCCTTCTAACAGGACCTTAGAAATCTCTGTTAAATCCGTTTTAGATTTATGTTGTGGGTTTTTCCAAACCACATTAAAAATCTTTCCCGAGCAACGATTATTTATATGGTCGCTCATAATTTTTATCTCTGCAATTTCTGGCATAATTGCAAATATAAGAAAAATTACACTGGTTCTGGTAGATTGTTATCGAAAGCGACATCAACCATTAAGTTGTAGGGGTTTAAGTCTTTAATGCTTACTGTTTCTTCCTTTGTAGAAGGGCAATAGAAAAGTATAGGATTAGATCTTTCAGCCCAAGTTGAAGCTGCTAAAAAAAAGCTTTCCTTATATGTTAATCCTCCTTGGTTTGTCCTATGTGAAGAGGTTCTAAATACTATAGGGATTTTCTTTTCAATATAAGTAACAGACAAAAGATCCTTAACTGAATATAGACTAGGTTTATCGTCATTTATAAGGCAAATTGCTTTCTGTGTTTTCCAAGGAAGTGTATCAAAAAATTTACAGAAATCCTGCATACTTTTTCTTCTGTTACCCTTTGCCCCTCCTATATGACAAATCAAAGGAATATCGAATCTTCCTCCGTCAATCTCTTCGATCAAACTACCAATCTTAAGTATTTCTTGTTTAGCATTCTTTTTAGAATTTGGGTCAGTAGAGATTATATGATTTTTGGTTTTAAGATAGATTGCTATTCTAATATCTAAGTCGTCCAGATAGTAAAACAGTCTCTCTTTTTCTGATTGACCTACCTCCAAGTCTGACTCAAGATCCTTTTCTGAAATTTCCACTATAAACAGTTTGTATCCCAATGGCAGAGAATTTTTGATTTGATCACATATTCTTCTAATCAATGAGTTTTCTTTAACCAAACCTCCGTCGGGTAGTTTGATTACAATCCCGTTTCTAATTTTTTCCATATAAGTTTTATTACTTTAACTTTAGAAGTTTCTTACAAAGCATCAAAAGCTTCCAGGTCCATTTTTGGCCATGACTCCAATTGGCTTATTGGTGATAGATTAGCCACCTTCACTCCTTTCTTTTCTAAGTTATCTCTTAACACACCAAATTCACCATCGATGTTTCTGATATGCTTAGAAAGCTTATGAGTTCCGCTTTTTGTAAAAAAATGATCATTGGTAAAATCAACACCAATCATACCTATTTTAGATGCTCCCAACTGGTAAGCTACAATAGCAGCCATATATGGAGAGTTCATTGTGTGATCAACAAATTCGAACTGGTCTAATCTTGCTTGGTTCCTTTCTCCGACTTTTAATTTTGCTAAGTTTCCAGATCTTGTTATAGGCCCAGGATTATCTAGATGTGAAAATATTACAGGGCTTAAAGAATCTCGAACAAAATCCCATCTTCCTCTCATAAATGTTCTGAAATCATTTACAACAACTAAAAAATCTGGTGTAAGTATTCTTTCGATATCATTCACCCCTACTATGTAGTATTTACTTAGATCTGTGAAGTAGTTAACTGAAGATCCACATCCAACTATAATAAAAGTTTTATCTTTGTATTTTCCAATGTAATCTGGATAAAGATTCTTTCCGTGATATTCGCTTTTTATCGTAGTTGTAATTCTTGATACTGGTAATTCCATACCTGGTTCGCTATTATTAACCCTGAAATTTCGGGTTAAATTTGGTTTGGTTTCTGATTTTATATCTTGTCCAAAATTTGGATTCTTAATTCTTTCTCTACTAACTCTAAGAAGACTTCTTTTTCTTTCTATCGACATTAGGATATAAAAGTATTAATTATAGATTGTGCTTGTTGTAAATCTCTGTCTCGGCACTGGCCATATGATTCACCTGCCAAAGAATGAAAATGTTGAACAAGAATTTTCTTAGCTTCTAGTTCATTCTTCATTTCTAAAAATATAACGCCCAAAAGACATTTAATTTGATCGTTTATATCACTTAAATCTTTGTGATGTTTCATAAAGCAATAAGCTTCAGCTGCCTTCAAAGTATCTTTTAGTGTTACAGGATTTAGTTTAGAGTCGCAATAAATTTCGTGCGTGTTTGGATTGCAAGTTACCCCAGCAAATATCCTTTCGCCAGGTACAGGATTTTGTGACAAAATAATCCTCCATCCCGTTCCAAAAGGACCTTCTATATGATCTGGATTATCAATAGGTATCAAAAGATCTTTATCTGATTCACCTTCCAATGAACCCCACACAACGTTACCTCCGTCATATTTGAGATTTTGTTGCATCTTTTCTCTGGAGCTAATAGCTACACCCATTAAGTTTTTAGTGTTCCCTCTGTCCTCTGTAAACTCTATTGATCCTGGAATTAGTGAGTAAATTTTTTTGTCTCTCAATCCTTGGATTTTGATCCTGTACGATTTACCATCCTGTTGTTTGAAAGTCTCTATAACCTCACCAGTAATTTTCTTACTTTTTCCTTCCACTTTTCCTTTTACCAAATCACCAACTTGAAACACAGAATCTTTAACTAATATACTTGGATCTGGGTCTCTCCCAACCGATATTGAAAGATCCTGAAATGGTTTGTAGTCAACTTTAAAAACTCCATTTGAGCTGTTAAAGCCATCTCCACTTATAGTCTGTGAAAAATATTCATTTAGAGATTTGATTTTGGTAGTCTTCATTTCTGTTTTTTGTAAATTTCAATTAGATCTCTAATCTTTGATGCTAACTCGTAATTTTCGTCTTTTAGAGCTTTTTCTAATTGCTTGTTGAGATCTACTGTTTCAGGATTGTCTTCCAATTCATCTTCGTCCACGACAACTTCTTTTGATATTACAACCATTGGTGAAAAATGAATTTCTAAAACGGATTCTAAAATAGGGAAAAAACTTGTTCCACCTCCTGGTATTTCGTTACCGTCGTCGTCCATTTCTGGAATTTCCATTTCCCACTCTCCATTAACCCAAACCACATTCCAAGGACCGTACATGAATTGGCTCATATCGTTTTCCACTATGTGGTTAATTAAATTATTGATTTCATCTTTAATGTGATCTGTTGTCAATTTAGTTCCTTTCGGCAGCTTTTTGACCCCAGGTATTTGAGTTGTTTCAGCACCAACTGTTCTCCCCACCATTTTATAAAATTTGTGGATCAATGACCAGTCGATCGTGTCTAAAACCCTGTTAATCAACAGTTTATTTTTTTCCGATATCACCATTCTCCTTTTTAATTTATAGCAGGAACTGTCTGAAGTGTTCCGGCGTTGTCTACATAAATCAGGGTTGGACTTGCCCCAGTAGTTCCCATAATTTGTTTCGCGTAAGTCGAAGTATCGTATATAAAAGTTGCAGAAGCAAAATTGCTATTGCTTACAAAGTGAGATTTTAAATACAAAGCAGTTTTAGATACTAGTGGAACTCCTATTTTTGAATTTGATACCCAATTCAACTCGGAGTCTTGAATTTTACAAAGGAAAGAAGATCCTGCCGCAGTTTTAATTGTAGAGTTTCTAATAATATCATCTCCTCCACTTCCGTAGTTTTTAAACACGCATTGATTAATTTCGCTTAAATAACCTGTGTCAATATTACCTTCAACTGCAATCGAGGTACAATCTTCTAGAACAACTGAGTTAAATGAATCATAAGGATTTATTACACTTCCACTTACTCGCTTTAAAGTTATGTTATTTATGTAAAGTTGCGAACCAATATCTTCAACTTCACTGAAAACTATCGTATTACAATCTTCTAATTTAATATTATATGTGAAATTTGTAGGGCTATTATAAGTATTTCTTAAGTTTAAAGTATTTCCTTGCGATCCGCCATCGAACGAAATGTCAGAAATATTCATTCGTGCTAGCTCACCTATGATTATATTATTTGGTATGTATGATTCCTCATATGTCGTGGAAGTGAAAGGATTATTAAAATCTGTCGTGGTTCTCTTTTTTCCGAAAGAAATATTTCTAATAGAAGCAAAATCTGCAGGATCTATAGCAAGGAAATCTCTGAATCCTGATCCTCTATTCAGAGCAAAACTAGGAGTTCCGAACCCTAATATTACTGTGTAATTAATATCTTGAGTGAAAAAATAAAGGCTAAATCCATCGACAAGTTTAACCCATTTGTTATTCTCTTCTGGATTAATCCCGGATCCATCGGATTCTAAGCATCCAAACCACCCACCATTTCCTGCTCCTGCAGAAACCCTAACTACGTCACCTGCTGCGTAGGTAGTTGGAGGGGAAACTGAATCCCAAACAGGATAAGAAGTACTAGCTGGCCACCTTCTGAACTTAAAAGCCCTCCAATCGAAATAGCCTTCGATATTTCTGTTTGTATCTTTTCTATAAGTTATAGCTCCTCTAAATCCAGATACAATTGTAGAAGGTGAAGTAGAAGTAGTAAAAGCTTCATCTCCATAAAAGTTGCTTGGATCAGGATCCCAATAAATGATATCCTCAGGGTAATCCTCTGAAATCACTCTTTGGTCTATAGTTGTAGCTGATGTCGCAAGTACATAAATTTCTTCTGTCGAGCCAGTATTTGTGGCTGTACCTGCGGTTTCAAGGATATAATGGACTGTTCTAAAATCGTTTATTCTATACAGAGTTCCTGGAGTCATTGTGCCTCCTGAAAAGAGAGCATAAAATGCTGAATAAGTAAGAGATGTTACAGAAACAGTACCAGTGGCTCCAGTAGATCCAGTTGCTCCAGCTGTTCCCGTTGGTCCAGTAACACCTGTTCCAGTTGGTCCAGTAGCACCAGCTGTTCCAGTAGGTCCAGTAGCTCCTGCTGATCCTGTGGGACCAGTTACACCTGTTCCTGTTGGTCCAGTAGGTCCAACTGGACCTCCAGAAGGACCGGTAGCACCAGCTGTTCCAGTAGGTCCAGTAGGTCCCATTTGTCCTTGAAGGGCAAGTACTGATATACCTGTGTCGCCCAGTGTTATATTAACAGTTCCAACCCCACCTGCATCATATTCAACTTTAACCCAATACTGATCCCCGGCTACTGCATCTATAATCCCTGTTACCACCACGGTTTCAAAAGGGGATTCAGAACCAGATGATACATCTTCAATAGTTTTGAAAGCCTTCAGGTTAGCAACTTCAACAGGAGAAGAAGTTGACGACATGAGTTTTGTGGTTATCAAAGAAGATGCTGAGGCAGTAACATTGTCTAATCCTATTTTATAGCTAACAAAGTATTTTCCAGATACCAAAGTTTCGAAATAAGTTCCAGTTATTCCGGAAGGAACATAATTACCTACTGCAAAATATGATGAATCAATAAGATTAGTTGTATCAAATCTAGCTGGAATGTTACCTCCTGTACTTAATGATTGTGCATTAGCCACATTAGAAAGATCTAAATATGGCATAGTTCCAGGTGAACCTGCAGGGCCGGTTGCTCCTGTTACACCATCAGCCCCAGTTGGACCAGTAACTCCTGTGACACCAGCGGCTCCTGTTGGTCCAGTTGCACCAGTGGATCCATTTGTTCCAGTAGCACCGGTAGTGCCGGTAGCTCCTGTAGTTCCAGTAGCTCCTTTAATGTTGGTAACTAAACTCCAAACTGAAGAAGCTTTCGTGTAAACGTTATCAGTATCTAGATCTAAATACGTATCACCATTACTTCCCAGTGAAGGCAAAGGAACTCCAGACCCAGTTCTAAAACTTTGACCAGATGCTCCAGTTGATCCTGCACTACCTGTAGATCCAGTTGGTCCAGTTACACCAGTTGCACCGGTAACTCCAGCACCAGTAGCACCAACTGATCCAGTTGGTCCAGTGGCACCTGTAGCACCATTATTTCCTGCACTTCCTTTTGCTCCCTGAGGTCCTGTTGCTCCAGTTGGGCCAGTTAATCCAGTTGGACCAGTAGCTCCATCAGTTCCTGTAGGACCAGTAGCTCCAGATCCTGTTGGACCTGTGGTTCCAGTTGGACCCGTTAAACCTATTGATCCTGTAGGTCCAGTTGGACCTTGAACACCTGTTGCTCCAGTTGGTCCTCCAGCAGCTCCAGTTGGACCAGTTGGACCATTTCCCCCTGTTGCAGTTATCAAACTAACCCATTGGTCAATACCATCTGCACCGCCTGACATAGATCCACCAGTGACATTGGTTGGAATTGCTCCTGCAAAAGTTATAGCATCACCGTTTGAGCTTGATCCTAATCCTGGGAGTGCTACAATTGTTACTGTGTTTGTGTTAGATTCTGCTAAGCAAGGACCAGTTGTGTTGCTGGCTATCGCCAGAACAAGCTGCTGTGCTGTTATAGTGTTAGTAGTATTCCAACTGGTTGTACCTGCAGTTACTCCGTTATATAAAACAGAAATGCTTTGTCCTGTGGTACCTGTAGATCCAATTGTAAATGAAAAAGTAGATCTTACTTCACCTACCTCAAAATAAGCTTCGTAATCATTACCAGTAAATCTGATTTGTCCAGCTACTCCTGGTAATATTGTATCGTCCGTATACGTTCTGTCAAGAACAAGTCTTAATCTTCCACCTTTGTTGGCATTACCTACTATAACATTACCACCTGCATAAATGTCATTAACAGTGTTTAATCCACTAGAAAGAATATCACCATTTGCTCCGTTTAATTGAATCGAACTTGTTCCTTCTATAGGAAGCCTAATCAAGTTGGATTTCAAACTCCCAACGTTTAATTTACCTGTAGGAAAGTTAAGAGATTTATCCTGGATTGATATTCCAAATGCTCTGTTAAGAAGAGTAAAACCTTCTTGCAGTTGTGCAAAATTAGCATTGGTGATCTGATTGTTTGCTCCAATTGTGTTGGAGGCAAGTAATTGCTTTATTGATATCTGACTAAGCTCCTGCATTCCGGAAGTATTTTGCTTTATATATCCGGATAAGAAAAGTCAATCTTAACTCAAAAGTGATTCAATTTCTTTGTAGTAAGATTTGAATTTAGTAGGAAAGAAATCGATCATTTCTTGAATTTCTCTGTCAGAGATTTGGTGCTTGTTTTTTATGAACTCTAAAATCTCTTCTTTGTATTTCAGGTTTTCTTTTTCCTTCTCCCCCTTAAGAGTTTTTGTCCAAATCCACTGCGGGGTCTTTTTGTTCTGATGAGAAACAAAAACCTTCCAAAAATCCACAGCTTTTTCTGGTTGGATTTTTATATGGTTGAAAGAATTAGCCTGTAAAGGGAAAGCGATAGAGCAAAGTCTATTAATCATGAAGAAATTTCTGGATTTGTCTCTATCCTTTATTTTTTCCCAATCCTTTGTGTGGAAAGCCTTTATTAAATCGAAAGGATTATTCATTAGTCAAAAAGTGAAAATGGATCAAATTGTTTTGGAGGGCTTGTGTCTTTAGCCCATGGAGATTTCTCTATCATGATTTTTTTATCAACCAGTGGAGCCACTCTTTCAGATTTGGAAAGAGAAATAACATGGTTCTTGAGATTTTCAACCATATCTTCAGGAATAGCTTTGTGATTTAACCAAACTAACCTTCCGTTTTCTTCGTAATACTGCTTGAATTTCTCTCTATTCTCACTGTTGTCTGTTTGTCCTATCAATCTTAAAGAAAGTCCAGCTAACCATGATAAAAACTCATCGTTTTCCCATAAATCCTCCATTGAAAATTTCTCCCAAGGTGATTGTACATACAAATCCCATATCTTTTGAGCTTTTCCTTCGGCAATATTAGAGGTTTTACCATTCTTAGTTAGATAAGGAAAAACTCCAGGAACATCGTCCTTTTTATCCCCCATCAAGATTTTTTTGAACACAAATTCTTTGATCTCGATTTTTTCAATAGTGCAGGAGGATATAAGATTCTGTAGTTTATGGTTGTTCGATCCTGAAATCGGAGTAACATCAAAAATTGTAGTTTCCTGTTCGTCTTCAATCTTCCAATTATCTGACACAATGAACCTATTGTTCTTTGAATTGCTATTCCAAATGCAAGTCCAAGTTTTACCGTTGGAACGTACTAGCTGGTGCATATCTTTGTCTCCACTTAAAATGATAACTTGGTCATCTGAATCCTTTAGATGTTCACACCAAGCCCATATTAAGTCGTCTCCTTCTGCTCCACCACAAGTGCTATAAATAAATCCATTCTCCGAAAGGTATTCTCCAAACTCTTCCAAGAGCTTAAAGAAAGATCCCCAATCAACACCTTCTCCTTTTACCCTGCTTTCCTTATAAACGCTTCGGGTAATCTTATAGTCTTTTCTCCAAGATCTTGAATCCTTACAAAATATAACTCTATTGAGATCTGGAATCTGATTCAGGGAATAGCACATATCAGTTATGACCTTCCTAAGAAACATGTTTCTTTCTGTTTCTGAAGATAAAACATCACCTGGGCTTTTACTACCAAAACCAGAAAATATACCAAAGGTTTTATGTAGCAAATAGTTGCCGTCCAAAATAACTGTAACCATTAAAAAATATTTTTTATCACCATATCATAGTCAGAAAATTCGAAAAAATCCTCATTATCAGCTATGATCCTTCTTTCTGTGGAATCCGCGTCATTTCTTTGATTGATCCTTTCCTTCCTAAGGGCAAGATCTGGATTTAGAAAAATAACCATGCTTCTATTTCTATCTTCTTGACTAAGACATTTTAGTCCGGATGGACTTAAAATAAAAAGATCTTTGACTTCAAATTCACCTTTGGAAATGCCATAGTACCATCCATTAAAAACTTGTAGCTCTAAAAAGATGTCATGGTTAGCTTTGAAAAAGTCTTCATCTCTAAAAAAATAATCCACACCTTCTACTTCTCCTTGTCTTGGCGGTCTTGAAGTGAATGAAACACCATAGGTGAATCCCTTATCTGTAAATTTTTTTCTGAGAAAATCTTTTCCAGATCCTCCAGGTCCAACTATTATAATTTTTGCTGACATGATTTGGTTTTGTGTAGTATACTATGCGTTGATCAAGGGTTTTGACTACAATGAGTAGTTTTCTATGCTTTATTTGCCATTTGTTGTAAAGTAAATATTAAGGCAAGCAAACTAACTACGGGATCAATAACAAGGTTCCTTTCAGCTTGGTATTTAGCAACTGTTATTATTATACCAGGAATCAAACCTGAGTTTTGTGGTTTTTTCTCTTGAATCCATCTTATAAAATCAGAGCTTAAAGATGTCATAACATCATCTGTTTTTGAAGAGTACTGCCCAACGATGTACTGGTAATTTTTTACAGGATCTGGTTTAGAAAAAATGAGCTCAAATACTTCTTCGTGGTCCCACAAAACCTCATTTATCTTTGATTCAGTTAGATCTTTAATCCCATCAATACTCCATCTTTGAATTGTGTTAAGTGCAGACCTCATGTCTGGAAAATACTTCTTCGTAAAAAGATCTAAATTCTTATCATCGTGCTCAATTTGAATTGCTGAAAGTATTTTGCTAACCCTTGACTTCCATTGATCTTGGATTTCAACCTCTTCTTCTTTATTAATCGGATCAAAATCATAGAGTTCAAATCTTGATCTGATTGCTTCCGGAATTTTGTTTAGGTAGTTACAGGTGGCAACGAATCTTGTACCTTTTGCATATTTTTCAATGGTTCCCCTTAAAGCCTTATAAAATTGTTCAGATGCACCATCAAACTCATCCAGGATTACAATCTTAGTCATGTTCTCCCCGTCCATGATTGAGACAGTAGAACAGAAATCGTGAATTTTAGTTCTAATAGTCTCAACTGAACTTTCGTCAGAAACATTAATAAAAATGTGAGGATGGTTTTTCATCAGGATTTTTGCCATGCTGGTTTTTCCTGACCCTGGAGATCCCGATAAAAGCACATTTTGTTGTAAACCTCCTTCGAATGAATTCTTGATTCTATCCGGAAGGATCATGTGCTTTAATTCCTTCGGTCTGAGTTTCTCAGTTAATAATTCTTGTATCATTTGCAATTTTCTGTAAAATCGTCTGCTAAAGTTTTATCGTTTCGTATTTCTATAAATCTTGGTAAGAATAATGACCAATTGTTGTTTTTGTCATTGATTATTACATTGTACTGAACTGAACATATCTTACCGATGTGTTGATCTGGTTCAACACTCAATTCATGAAGATCGTTGTCAGTAAAACCAGATCCTATTTTTACCTTTAATATTCCGGTTTGATCCTCACAAATAAACCCTCCTATAAATCCTTCTCTTTTTCCTTCTCCTGGGTACCAACCTTTAATTACTAAATCGCACTCGTTTACTTCTTTGAGTTTAATCCAATTTTTTGATCTTTTACATTCGTAAACGTGATCTGGATTTTTAAGAATAACTCCTTCACCACCTTTACTAACTATATTTTTATAGTAACTATAGATGTCTTCTTTTTCTTTTGTAACAAATGATTCAGCCAATGTTACGGAATATGTTGGGGATTTTTCAAATACCCCTTCTAATGTTTGTCTCCTTATTTCAAAAGGAATTACCCCCTTGCCTCTTTTCAGAGTTTCTGCATCTTCAAGATCAAAAACATTGAACATTAAATCATCACCTATAGAACTTGCAGGTTTTCCTTTGAGCATTTGGTTAACTTTTCCAGAAACACTTTTTCTATTTGAGTCTGTAAGTTCACCGTCTAAAAACCAATCGCCTTCTAATCCTGAATTTTTAATAAGAAGTTTACATTCGTTTGCTATGACTGAAAGATATCCAGAAGAAATTTCATTGAAAGCCCTCGTGAAGAATTTAACTTCTTGTCCTGACACGAAAGCGATTATTCTAACTCCGTCATATTTTTCCTCACATATGATTTTCCCCCATTTGTTTATCTCTTTCTCATCGTCCTCTGCTAACATCAGACTAGGATCAGGTATAACTTCTCTTCCGAATGCCTTGTTGATTAATTTAGCTCCGATTCCTATATTCAATCTTTTGGTTAGGACCTTACCGAGCATTTTTCTTTCTTCAAAAGAAGCTTGAGTACAATTAACTAGCTCAAAAGCCTCTTCTCGAAATTTGTCATTTGGTGCTGGTGCTTCAAAAAGTCTGCTTGTTAGATCTACAAACTTTTCGAATGCGTCATATTGGACTAAATATGGACTTTCTTCTATGACTTCTAATTTGTGTAGTTTAGTGGTCAAAAAAGGATCTAAAGCAACTTTTAGCAAATACTCTAACTCTTTCGAGTAGTTGTTTTTAATGAGATCCTGTTTGATTTTTTGTGATCCCTCTCCAGTAGTAGATTCTATTTGTAGAAGGACAGAAAGTTCTTTTTGCATGTTATTTGTTTTAAGCAAATTTAAGAAAATTAGAAGAAGAAAAAAAAATTCCTACTATTTTACACCAAAAAACACAGGAGTTTCCAGTGAAAGGAATAATATGAAGAAAATGGAAACGTGGATTATGCTTCTGCAGGTGGTGTTTCGGCAGCTGGAGTTTCTGTCGCAGGTGTTTCAGCAGCTGGAGTAGTTTCAGCTGGTGCTGCTCCCCCTTCTGTTGCTACACCAGAAGCTCCTTGACTTTTTTCAATGTAAGTTTTGTTCATCCTAATGTCATCATAGTTTAAATCCAAGAACCTTTCAATGAGGAAGTCTTGGTTGAAATATTGTACTTCTTCATCGTTTACATTTTCTTTGATTTCTCCCAATGATGTAACAAAATCGATTTTCTTAATAAGTTGCTCAATTTCTCTGGATTCACCAAAAACATTGTCACTTTCGAACTTAACCCCTATTTGACTTCTAAATTCTGGGTCATTCTTAAGGCTTGGAAAATCTAAACACATTTGAATCCAAAGGGGTTTAACAACAATCTCTTGGAATATAGACCTTAATCTTGTAACAAACTTTGAAAATCTTACTTCATCTCTTTCAGATCCATCTGCTGGGATTTTAAAAGGATTTCCAGCCCCAACCCCCCATCTTGCACTAAATCTATTGTAAGGTATTTTTGAATCCTGTCTGAGTTTGTTATAGAAATAAACAACAGAATCCATAATGTTCAAGTTTGGCCCTTGAGCATTAATGGTTTCTACTTTAACACTATTCCCTGCTTGTTGAGGAAAAAGATAGTTTTTATAAAACTGTAAATCTGGTCTTCCATTAATAGCAAGTTCTCCTGATGTTGTATCGAGTTTAATATCCTCCTTGTAAACTGACATAAGCTCGCCAAGTGTCTCTTTTGCCTTTTGTGGTGACTTACTTCCGATAGGAACTGTCATTTTAATTCTAAACTGCGAGTTCATAACATTCCAGATAATCCTAGAATGCTCCATGATCTTTAACAAGTTATAAGATCTAATCAATCTTTCCGTATAAGATGTTCTTGATGCAGTGTTGGCCTTAGCATAAGATATGTAAATAACTTGGGCATCCAAAAGTCTTCTTTGTCTTGTAGTTTCACCATAGTATTGCCACCAGATAGATTCTCTTGTGCCATCGGGTCTTTTTTCAACTGCAGGGGTTAAACTTGTTGCATCGAGTTCTTTGAATCCCACAATTTCTTTACCATCGCTAGAGTATATGATCTCAAAAGCAAGAAACCCTTCAACTAAAAGTTGTCTGAAATATTGCCAACCAGTTAACCCATTGGCAAAATTATGAAGTACATAAAGTTTTCTGAAGTTCTTCCTAAGCGCTTGTACCACATCCTCCTTTAAATCCATATTAATCATGCTAGGATGACAAAAGAAGTTTTTCTCATCGTACACTATGGCTTCATCACAAATAGTGTCTAGAATGTATTCTATTTCAGCATTGAGGGCAAACGTTCTTAAGAAATCTCTTTTGTAAGGATAGTCTTTATCAAAATAAGCGATATATTTCCTATTAGATGTGTCTTGAGCAGCTATACTATAAATGAAATCTTCGTCATCCTCAGAAAAACCGAATCTTTCCCTCATATTGGCTTCAGATATACCAATAGCCATAGAGTCTTGAATCACAAGATCTTTGTAATCCATTCCAAAGCTTCCTAACCCGCTGAGATTTTTAATAATCCTCGATATGTTGGGATTGAATTTTCCTAAGTTATCTATAAATCCAGCCATAGTTATAATTTAAATTCTCCTGCAGCTTCTTCAGGTTTAGTTTCTTCCGTGCCCTCACCCTCTTTTCCTTCTGCTTCTTTTTTCTTCTCAGCAGCTTCTTTCTTAGCTTTTTCGTTATCAATTCTATCTTGAGCTGTCATTCCAAGATATCTGTCGAGCAAGAATTGTAAACTAAAATATGGTTTACCCTCTGAATTTTTCAAGCCCAATATTTTAATCACTTGATCTTTTCTTGCTGTCATAATTTCCATCTCCTTGGCTTCTTTAAACATGTTCTCTTTCACGTAATCAAGACCAAATTCGGATTTAATTATATAGTCATTTTTGAGATGCGGAAAGTCCAAACAAAATTGGACCCAGAGGGGTTTCATTAAGATTTCTTGGTAGATTGACCTTAGCCTGTTTATGAATTTACTAAATCTAATTTCTTCCATATCCAATCCATCTGCTCCAAAGGAAATAGTTCCTTCAGATCCGCTGTCTTCTCTTCCAAATCTTGAAACTGGAACTTTTGAATCTATCCTTAATTTGTTTGCAAAATATTGAAGAGCCTTTGTATCAGAAAATGCAGTGGCATCACCAGCTCCTGGTAAAGGCTGAATATCTGGAGTTCCATTAGGAGAAGATGGCATTAAATAATTCTTGAAGAATTGTATTTTTGGCCTTCCGTCAACTGTTAACTCACCAGAGTCTGTATTTAATCTTATGTCCTCTTTGTAAATTGACATAAGTTCACCTAGAGTTTGTTTGGCTTTTTGTGGTGATTTTGTACCTATTGGTACAGTCATAGCCATACGATAAGAGGAATTCATCACGTTCCAAATTATCCTAGTGTGCTCCATGATTCTAAGCAAATTGAATGACCTTATTAATCTTTCAATGTAGCTTATTCTCGAAGCTGTACCACCACCCTTGGCGTAACTTATATAGATGATTTGCGAATCGTACAATTTTCTGGTTAAGGAAGGATTATCAGGATATTGAATCCAGATATCAACGAAAGATCCATCAGGCTGAGCTTCTACAGTTGGAACTAACGATGCTGCATCTATTTCTTTGAATCCAACTATACTTTTTCCTTTCTTATCGAAAACTATTTCAAAAGCAAGATTTCCCTCTACTAAAAATTTGCGGAATAAATGCCAAGCTGAGATATCCTGATTGAATCCAAATAGGTTATAAATTTCTTTATATCTTTTTTGGGTCTGAGCATAGATTTCTTTATCGACATCTTCATGTTGCATGAAAGAGAAATAAGCCCAGAAATTCTTATCATCATAAACTATCGATTCATCACATACAGTATCTAATATGAATTCTATTTCCGGATTTTGTGCAAACCCTTGAACATAATGTCTTTTGTTCTTGAAATCCTTATCAAAATAAGCTATGTATTGTTTTGTTGTGGTATCTGCTTTTCTTATCCCGAAAAGGAATGACTCATCCTTTATACCACCTTTCTTAAGAAATTGTGCCTCAGTAACACCAACTGCATAGGAATTTTTTACGACTAGATCTCCATAAGCCATTCCGAAATTTCCCACTTTTTTAATATTCTCTACAATAGAGCTAAAAAAAGTTTTTTTGCCATCTGTAAATCCAGCCATTATGCTAGTGAGTTTTTCTTATATATCTCTTCAATCGGGGTCCCTTCAATTGCCCTGGTATGCAGATATACTATTCTAGTCCAATCTTCGTAGGTAATTTCTTTTGCATCTCTTATTTTCTGTAAATCCCAAGCTCTATAAGAATTCTTCCAAGGAATTCCTTTCATGATTAAATCCATAGTTGGATAGTCACATTTTAATTGCACCTGTTCTAAAACATCACCTTTTTCTATCCTTTGAACATTGGTCGATATTTGGGATTCATAGACACTACTTATTCTACTGAAAAAAGCAAGTCTATATTGAGGAGGAATAAGAACTAAATCTAGCCCACTAAATACAAGTTTATCTTGGGAGTTAAAGAATCCCATAAAAAACAAAAGAGGTCTTCTGTTTACGAATTTCTTTGATTTATCGAGTTTATCGTTGTAATCAAAGGAATATATTTTACCAACTAGAAAATCAGAAATCTGTAAGGTTGATTTTTTGTCAAGATAATTTTCTCTCCAAAACAGAAATGAAGCATCGGATAAGGAAGACAGACCAGAGACACTCAATTGATATTCTTCGAACCTTTCCTGGAAGGATTTCATCGCATTATAAATTTCTCATTAATAGCTCCGAACTTGTAGCCTCTATCTTCTGCAAATCTTTTAGCAGCTTCAAACTTTGCCCTGTTAGTGATCCAGATCTTAAGCTTTTCATTATATGATCGAATCTTCTTCTCAGTTAAGTTTCCAGTTGGTTCTTTTGGTCTTTTATCTAAAGCATACTGATCTTCTGGTTTGATTTCTATTAACCAGTTTTCTAGAACATCACCTTTTTTTACCTGGATATAGTAATCTATGTTGTAATTGTGCTCTTTCTTATCGATTGGACTCCAGTACTTAACACAAATTGCTTCTGAACTCCATTTAGTAATATTTGGGTTCATATCGCAATACTGGCAGAATCTTCTTTCCCAAGAACTTCTGTAAATAATGTTGTTGATATCCCCTATATACTTTTTCGGATTTGTCGGAACATAAAGTCCTTGTTGATAGACTGAGTTTTTATTAGGTCTTAAGTTCTTTATGTTTTTCATTTCCTACAAAATGTTTAAATTCTGTATACAGAATTCCGCTACACAGTGACTTTATATATTCAAAATGAATAATAGGGATTAGATGTTGTAATTAGAGTTTTCCTCTTTTACTATTCTAGAAAATGGAATGGTCTTGATAGATTTTGGTGGATGTATCTTTTTCCAACCTTTCTTCATACCGTTGTGTGCAATCTGAGAAATGAAAGCAAAGGGATTATCTGATTTTGCTGGATCGTATCTATTCCAGTATTTTACTAAATCTTCTAATCCAGCAGATATGCAGTCTTCTCTATCTTCTGTGTCCCTATAAGAGTGAGTCTTAGACATTCCATTAACTATCAAAGTAAACATTTTTACAGTTTCTGATGTTAATTCCCCTTTCTCTTTGCTTTCTAATAAAGCTCTTTTAAGGTCTTTGTTTTTTACATATATCATGATTCGGGCAGGTTATTTTGGAGCTTAGCGATTTGATCTTCTAAATTTTTTCTTAATTGTTCCAAATTTTCCCTTGAATCTTTAATAATGTCTATTCCAATTTTACCATTTTCTATACTAGAAGTTTCTAGTTCTTGTATTTTATTCAGACAATCTTTCAAATCGTCCAAAATAAAACTGAGTCTGTTGCCTAATCCATGTTCTGGAGAGGCCTCAGACTCAGTTATTTTATTAGTGTTTATTTTTTTTTTGCTTTTGGAGCTGAAGAAAGATTTGCTCTCTTTGTATCCTCTACAAATTTCTTACCGTTCTTCTTGTGATCTCCAGGAGCTGCTGCCAAATTAGCATCTTCTTCATCTTCCATAAACTTCTTAGGCTTTTCTGATTTAGCCTTTGGAGCTTTTTCAATATGAGAATTCTTTTGGCTCTCTTTTAAAGCTAGGTTTTGCTTCTTCAAATCGTCAATGAATTGAGCTGCACTCTTAATTTTTGCTGAAGGAGCTGCTGCTAAATTTGAATTAGTCAAATCCTGTATGAATTTTTTTCCAGCTGATTGTTTTGCATCAGGAGCAGCTGCCAAAGTTTTGTTCGAAATTGCTGCTTTACCAGTTTCTATTTTTTTATCTTTCGGAGCTGGAGCTGCGGCCAAATTTGAATTAGACTCATTATCAATAAATGTTGCTGCTGACTTTGGATCATTATCAGGAGCTTTAGCTAAATGCTTCTTATACATTGAATCGAACTCCTTGTCACCTTGTGACATTTTATTATCTCCAGGTGCTACAGATAAGCTTTGATCTGACTCACTTGTAAATTCAAGATCCATATCTGGAGTGTTGATGTCATACTGATCAACTTCATCTGCTAAATCTTCGACATCAGAGAAAAAGTATTCACCAGTTTTTCCTTCCTTAAAAAGAATTGTATAAGTCTTCGAACTTCCATCAACACCAATCACTTTACCTTTTACTCCATTTCTTTTAATTCTAACTTCAGTGTCTAATGGATATCCCATTTCTTCATTAACTGAAGAAATATCATTTGCCTTCTTCTCAAATCTTTCGATTTCAAGATTAACTTGGTTCCACTTATTTTTCAAAGAGGTAATTTCGTTTTCTATGCCTTCTTCCAAATTGATTAATTCTGGAGACTGGGCAATAAGAGGATTCTGTTGTTTTACATTTTCGATCTTTCTAAGTTCACCTTCTAAGATTTCAATGTTTTTGACAATTTCTTTTTTGTCATTTTTCATAACACTTAAGAAAGCTTCCTCTCCGTTCAAAAACTCAGTCAAAGACTCTGATATATCAAACTTGATGAAGTCTTTAATTATGTTAACTGCTTGAGTAGCATTTGACTCATAAATTTTATTGAGTTTCATTGCTGGATTAACAGTTTGAACATAAATTTTATCCTTCAATTTGAAAACGTTTGCCTCAACACCTTCGTAAACTTTTGACTTAATTTTCTTTCCGAAATCGATATCTACAATTTCTTCTGAAGCTGAAGCTACAAAGATTGCTCTGTTTATCCTGCTATTAGCACCTTCTAAAAGATTTCCAGTAGAAACGCTAACTGCTAAAGGTAAATCGCTCTCACTGATTTTCTTTCCGTCGTAATAAATTGTTTTCTCTTTGTTTTCAAAAACAATTTCAACTTTGTTTTTACCTATATTCAAGGTAATTTTGTTATTGTCTATGTTAATATCTCTATCACCAACCATTACAGCTTTTTGTTGAAAATCAACAGGAACTTCCTCCATTTGACATTCAAATATTGTTTGTGTAGTCTCTTCTATTTTGAAGTATTTTCCACTAGAGAAGAATACCACTCCACTTTCAGTAACAAGCAAAGGTGAATATATGTTAGAAACCTCACAAATTGAATTGTCTGCTCCTACATAGAATTTATTACTAACCTTATTTTCGTGAATTGATAAAAAGCTAACGAGATTTCTTACCATTGGATTAAATCCAAATCTTTTAAGTCCATGCAAAAGCGAATCTGTAGTTCTTTTCTCTGAAACCAACCAATTTTTCATAGTGGATGTTGCATCAGAAAATATGTCTCTGCCTGGAGCATTTTTAATTGACTCGTATGTCTTTATTACCTCTATTTCTCTTCTTCTATTTTCAAAAATGTGAGTTACGTTTTCTAAAACAGATGCAGCTGATCCTTCCCACGAAAAAGAGCTAAGTTCTTGAATAAATCCTTCTATCAAAAAAGCTTCTGGAATATTTTTAGAAATTAATAGACCTTCAAATTTCTCCAACATAATTTTACCTGCTGGAAGATCATAAAGACTAGAATTTTTAAGTGCAGATACTGTATTCAATAAACCAAAACTAAAGATTGTGTCCTCAGTTGCTTTGGGTGAAAAATTAGTATCTTTTGATTCTTTAATCATTTGCGAAGTTGATCCATTTAAAAATGAAGATGCAACAGGAGCTTTTTGAGCATCTAATCCAGCCCATTCTCTAAGAGAATCTGCAGCATTTTTGGAAGTCTCCATATTTAATTTGTTAATTTCTGGATTAATATTTTTTTCCATTTGTTATTCGCTTTTTTAGTATATATCCATTCTATTTTTAGAATCCCGTGTCCAATTTTATTTAGTTACTTCCTCCCAATTGATAGACGTCCAAATTTTATTTCCGCTCCCTCCAACTGTTTCTGCTGCAACACAAATTGTAAATTCTAAAGGAGTGCTTGTTAAGCCATCCCTCAATAACTGATTCTTAAACAAGTCATCCCCTATATTTATATTAAGTTTTCCTTGATTCGAAGCTGAAAAAAATCCTGTTCTAACACATGTTCCACTGCTAAATGAACTTCCTGTAATGTTGTAATTGACTGACGAGTTAGCGTCTAGGGTTGTCCAAGATCCACCTGAGGTAGTTCCCCCTACAAAAATTTTCCATGAATAGTTAGCATTATCTTTTGGAAGCAAATCAATATAAGAAGGGATCACTATTGAATCCAAGTTCCCTGATTTTAATCTGATTGAAGCCAAAGGATAAAATGTACCCGCTACCAAAAGGGTATAAGGAGTTAATATTCCTGTATCAATAGATCTTTCTTCTCCTCTCAATTCGTATCCTCCCTCAGACATCACAGATGAACAAATTTGTGTCAATGTATTAGATGATGAAGTTCCTGATGTGTTTTCAATCTCGTATCTTAGAGGTAAACAAGCGGTTGTTATGTAGGTGGAAGTTATCAAGTTAGCATGATTAAAAACATGACACGTGTAAAATTCTCCATTAATAACAAATCCACATCTTACAGAACCTACGCCTAACCATTCCAGATCTATCCAAAATATCTGTGATTTCGTTATATCTAAAGTGATTCCAGAAGGACCTGTTCCATCCATCGGATCAACATTCCAAGAACTTTTTGCTATTGAATTGTTGTCAATAGAACCAGAAACCGAACTTCTTTTAACTATTGATAGAGTTGTACCAGCTAACTCTAAATAAAATCCATTGTTCTCACCAAAATATCCTACTCTTTGTCGTAAGCCAGATTGGCCAGTTGCAAAGGTAAAAGTGTTTAATGCTAAAAGACTTTTTCCTGGCTGATAAGCAAATACCCTATAAGTTTCTCTGACTACTTTGTCACCACTAGCATTAGTGACATTCATATCGATTACTCCCTGGTTTGTGTTAAATGTTTTGGCTCCAGAACCTGCTGTAAGAGTTGCCCATAATCCATTATCTCTATATCTATGACTTGAATCGAAAAGGGTTAGAGGGGCAGATGTTCTTAACCTGCCAAAAGCATCAAAATTAGTTGTGTAAGCAAACTTTATTTTGTCTGTATAAGTATATGACATATTTTAATGTTATATGGTTTTCCAAGAATTATTTCTGAATAGTAATGTAAGAGACATTCTTTCAATTTTTAGCAATACTGAAGTCTCTCCGTTTATTAACTGGGAACTTTGACCTTGAATCAGTATTCCTCTGTTTCCCCAACTTATTCCACCTACCTCATCAGCAATAGAAATAAATTTTCCATCATCTCCTGGACTTGATCCTAAGGGAAGAGTGATTGTACAAATTCCTCCTGTGTAGCCAATTCCATAATATTGATACGTAAAAGAAGCAGTAGTTCCTGACGCATTAAGTGATGTCGTGTTATAAACAAGAGTTCCAGTAGGTCCAGTAGGTCCAGTATTACCAGTTGGTCCTGTTGGTCCAACAACTCCAGTATTACCAGTTGGTCCTGTCATACCAGTTGGCCCGGTCAAACCTATATCTCCAGTAGCTCCTGTTGGTCCAGGACTCCCTGTTACATTAACAAGAGATTGAGGAAATTTAGCAGTTTCCCCTTCGTGAATTCCTAAAACATAATCTCCTTGTAAAAAAGTGTCAGCTGTAGGAAATTGTGATATTTTCTTTTTTCTTAGTGACATTTTAGTTTCCCTCCGAAATTATAAAATCTCCATCCTCAGATACTATGAATTCATCGCTTGGGTTATCATCTATATAAAATCCACCAGCTAAAATTACCTCAACATTAACCCTAACTGAATGTGGATTATAAAGAAGCATACCTCCGTCTGAAAAATATGGAGATTCAATATCGCTACCATTAGGATCTAAATCCCATGCTCTGTCCACAAAAGCAGGTGAATAATTACTCGGATTTCCTGTTAAGATAGTAAGATTCGCCATCGGAAGATAGTTTCCTTGGTAAATTATATTGATAAATCTACTAGCCACTGGAAGTGTACTTGGATAAGAGGCCTTTATCATGATAAATCCGAGTTGTCCTAAACCCTCTGCATTTAGAATAAGTGAGGAGTTCGGATAGACGCATCCACTAAAAGATGAAAAGTTGTTAATTGTGATATCTGTATCACAAAAACTTATTTCTCTTGCCACAGTTGTTCCTCTTACTACTTGAAGATTGCATCTTTGAAAGATAGCACCTTCAAATTCTATAGTGTTACATACTTGTGGAGGTGTAGCCATTAGTTAAAAATAAATATTTCAAGCTGGACATCACTTGTTCCAGGATTACTAAAAAGAATACCTCCGAAAGTGGGGTCTGGAGAAGAAATAGGAGGATAAATTGCAGGAGAAAAAACAGGACTTGGAGGGTTATTGGAATAGTAACTTAAATCCCATCCTTGCCAAGGAATCTCGGGCTCAGTTCTTCCTGTAAGAACCATTAATGAATTCATAGGGTAGATATTCCCCTTGTATTCCCAATAGAGATATCGGTCTTCTGAATGCACATCCTGGTGGTACTTGGCTTTGATCACAATCATTTGTACTTCACCTTGTGCTTGGCCAACTTCAGGAGCTGTGAGAGTGTATGAGTATCCAGCAGGTAGATTTATATTTCTTTTCGCAGATCCACCACATCCTCCCAGTTCTGAACTTCCTAGTCCTTCCAATTTAAAATCACATAAGGAAGTTCTAGATAAAACATTAACTCCCTCTTTTATCTCTAAGTTACATGACTGAAAAACTACTTTTCTATAAACACCAGGATTGCAATCAAGATACTTGATGTATTGCGAGTCTGTTGTGTATATTGGTTTTATCATTTCAAGCTTAATGGGTTAGAAGAAGGTAAAACTGTTGAAGTTTTATTTTTATATCCTAAAAATTCTTTATCCTCTATGTATTTATCTTCAGAGTCTGCACTATTTTTTTGGTTATCTCCTACAATTTCTGGATATGAAATCAGATCGCTTATTTCAATGGTTTTAGTGACATCTTCTCCAAATGCTGGATAAAATTTTTCACCTTCATTCACTTGCAGTTCACTTGTTTCTTGAAATTCCTCCTCTTTAGAATCGATTGGATTATTTGGAGAATTTTTTTCTGATAATTCATCATCGCCCTCTTTAGATTTTTTGAATGCAAAGTTGGCTGCAAGAACTAAAGCTACTGCTAAAGGATCAAAAACAAGCATGAGAATTAAAATGTACCAATTGACAACTTGATCTAATGTATATCCTGTTAGTCCAGCAATGTATTTTAATGGACCAACTTCTTTTGCTAACTCTTGGTCAGATCCTGCTTCTAATTTTTTAGACTCAATTTCAAAAATGCGGGAATTCTTTGAAGATATAGAATCATTGTAAACGGACACTTCAGAATCTATGCGCTTAATCTCAGAATCGATATCCTTTATTTGTTGTCTTACTGAAGTGGTAGATTTACTTTGTGCTATTAATTGATCTTGAGTGCCTTGTAAATTAGCACGGATTCCTGTTATCTGACCTAACCTTGTGTTTTTTTGCTCAACCTGCTTTTCGTAGCTCGAAATTTCAGTTTTTAAAATTGTAATATTCTTATCAAGGATCTCTATGTTTTTATCCTGATTTTGGACTTTAAAAGCAGTTTCTTGGTAAGCAGATGATAAGAATCCGTAAATCCCTGCAGAGGTGATTATAATCAGAATTAAGGTGGCTATAAGAAGGTAATACTTTAAAGCCTTATTAATAGATTTCCAGTATTCGTATAACAAAGAAGCGCTGACTAATTTAGCAAATTCTAAGCTTCCTGCTAAAATCATTACTTGTAGTGAAGCACCAGCAAACATTTTTCCTAGACCTGATACTGAATAAAAAGCTGCAGACCCAGAAACTGAAAGAGCCGAAAGAGCGATGATCCACGGTAATAATTTCTTTTTCATGCTTCTATATATCCCAACAAAAAAGGTCCATTGAAGCAATGGACCCTTTAGAAATGTTAAGAACTTTATTCTGCAGTGATTCCTTGTTCTGCTGCAGCTAGATCTTTTTCAAGATCCTTTAAATTTTGATTATCTTGGTGGATAAGAGCAAGTGTTTCTTCAAAAGTTTTCCAGAGAGAAATAAAATCGCTAATTTCTGAGTCACCTTTTCCAGACCATTTCAAAATGAAATAATGTGAAGCTTCAACTTCTAAATTTGTGAAGTAACCAACACCATCTTTGATACCTTCCTTTTTAATACTTTCAATTCTTCTGATGATTTCTACAACTCCAAGAGCCTCTTTTGATCTCCATTCCACTTCTGTTTTCATGAATTTTTCGAATCTACCCAAAAGATTGTTATTCATAGAAACTGCATATTCTTTACCCTGTAGAGATTTTTTATACTCTTCGATCTTATTTTTAAGATCCTCTACTTTCTTAGTATCTACTTTATCGATGTACTTTTCTAATTTTTGCTCGTTTTCGACTACTGATAGCTCTTTCTTTTTTGACATAACGTTTTATTTTTAAATTATAGTGTATTGATGGATTTAGTTTCTATGACATGTACAAATTTCTAAATTGCTCAGTTAAATCTATAAACTGCTTTAAGTAGACTTTCATTTCATGATCTTCAACTGTAAAGGTTTGGATTTCACTAAACTGCTCGTTTGCTATTCTGATCCTTCCCATTTTAGGAACAATTCCATATTTTTCTGCACACATAAACATATAAGCTGAAATTTGAAGCTTATAAGCTAATATATCATCCTCATCTTTAATGAAAGTCGAAGATTTAAAATCCTCAACTATCAAATTTCCTTGTAAATCTTTGTAAATAAAGTCCGATGCACCTGCCCAGCCTCCCTTGAAAGTTGTATACAAGAAAACCTCATTGTCTACTATCTCTGAAATATTTTCCCAAAATTTATCATAGTAGAAGTTCCAGAAAAGATTTTTTCCTCTTTCTACCAGTTTGGAGTTTTTACCATCATCTTTTCTTGCTTCTTCAATTGCATAGACTTGAGCCTTTTGGAGAGATCTTTCTACATTTCTTTCTCTATCCCATTCTAGCAAGAAAAGCTCGAGCATTTTGTGCAAATGGTTTCCTCTTTCTGCTGCATCTGACATAATCTTATCCCATCTAGCATCACCGAATTGCTCTCTAAGCTTATCATACTTTTCATTCTTTAAAAGCTTAAGAACAGTAGTGACCGATGGCAAAATTAAAGGAGCTTCAGAAGCTCCTTCGACTATATAAGCTCTGCCCCAGTCGTAATTTTTCCTATCTATAGTAATATTAGAAGATAAACTCAAGTACTTTTGAAATTATGTTTTTAAGCCAAGACAACGTACCAAACTTATATTGAGACCAAATTATAACAAGTATAAAGAAAATTCTCCATAGAAGCCACTTAATAGAAAGCTTTTGGAAAGCTGGTGAATAAATTATAAGATAAGAAATTGAATTAGGTATTGGTTTAATTTCTGGTATCAAAATTTCCTGAAGGTTTAAGCTTGTTAGATACTCATTTATAGGCCTTGATTCTTCTAAAACATAAGCGGGTCTTATTTCTTCAGGAGAATCTGGAGAGTAAATAACTTCAGGAGGAAGGTTCACTACTGTATAAATCCTATTCAACCAATCCACTCGAAGTTTATACTTGTTCCATTCAATTCCTTCCATGTTTTGTTTGATTGTCTTTCTAAGGAAGAAATAGTTTGAAATATCAACTATTACTTTTTTAAATGGATAATTCATCTCTTTATTATATAATATCTGAAATGTACAAAAAAGTTACGCTTAATCGTTGAATGTCAAGTTCACTCCTGGGAACATATCTCTTACCTTCAATCGCGCTCTTCTAATCCTAGTTGCAATAGCTCTCTTCTTCATTCCATGCTTGTCAGCTATTTCTTGGTATTTCATTCTTAGAATCTCTCTGTCGAAGAGAATCTCTTTATAAATGTCTGGAAGGTTTTTCATTCTCTCCACTACATTTTCATAAAGATTTTCCATTTCAGTCTCAGAATCAACCACAAAGGATTGCTCATAAGAATTCAAGTCCTCAAATTTGTTATAAGATATTTGACAATCGTCACTATCATCAGAGTTCTTTACAACCTCTTGGATAATGGGTAAATAACGATCCTCGTTCTTTTTAATTACTAAGGATTCATTTCTTGCAATGTTGTAAACCCAGGTTGAAAAATTTCCTCTGTCGGGATCATATTGGGAAATTTTTGTCCAAATTTTCGCCATAGTATTTGAAACTGCATCTTCTGCTGCTTCTTGTTCTATGAGAATGGATTTGCAATGGTTAAGTAATCCTGGTTTAATTCTTTTGTAAAGCTCTACGAAATCTTTTTCCGAAGATGTTCTCATAAAGCTTTCTGCCAATTGTTGAATGTTTTTCGCTGCCATTTCCTGTTTTTTAATTTAAATTTTTAATTGTTTTATTTCTATTCCTGCTTCTTCAAAAAGTTTAAAAGAATCTGTAATTCTGTACGTTTCAGAATAAACTATTCTTTTTATGCCTGCCTGTATAATAAGTTTTGCACAATCAAAACAAGGCGATAGTGTAACATAAAGTGTTGAGCCTTCTGCACTATTCGTGCTTTTAGCAAGTTTAGTTATTGCATTTGCTTCAGCATGTAAAACCGTAGGTAAGGTTTTGTTGTCACAATCTTCACACTTATTTGGAAATCCTGAAGGTGTTCCATTATATCCATCTGAGATTATAGTTCGATTGTTGACTATGAGGCACCCGACTTGGTTTCTGGTGCAATGGGAATTCTCAGCCCAAACACCTGCCATACGTAAATACAATGAATCTATTTTATCCTGCTTGCTCTGTGGAAGGTGCTGATTGCTCAACTTGATCAGATTTTAATTGGGTTACCTCAACTTTAAATCTTTCCACGATGTGAAATACGTCACGTAGACGAAAACTACCTAGAAGATTAAGGATCTCATTGACCTCATCTTCAGTGTAAGATGTTTTTTCCTCGTTTTTTAAAAAATCCAAACATTTCCCATAATTTGCATAGGAGTTTAAAAATTCTACCGATGCTTCTCTAAGTTCCTTAGTGATTTCGTAATTTGCTTTCATTTTATTTATTAAGATTTGGTTATTACAAATATAAAAGATGTTTTTTGAAAAGTAAACATCATTCAAACTTTTTTTGTGAGGATGTTACTAACAATGGTCCTGAAAGCGTATCATTTAATTGTGATAACAAATTAATCATAGCATCCATTTTCATTGCCATAGCTTCATTATTCTCAGTTCCTGAAGATTTAGTATTAGTGCTTTCTACTTGACTAGTGTTTCCTTGATCAGTCATTCCAAGTGAAGTAGTTTCGCTACTAGCAGTTGAGGCTTCAGTTATAGGTTTTTGTTCGGTTTCTGTTGAGGTTGTCTCTTTTGTCTCAGTTTCTTTCGATGGCTGAGAGATTGGAGTGCTCAATTTTTGTGTGTCCGTTTGTATTATACTTTTATTTTCACTAAAAGTTTCAGCCTTTTTTGAAAGTTCCCCAGTAATTTTTTCTGCAGTCCCAGTATTGGAAGTAATTCCAGGTTTAACCTCTTCTAATTTTTCTTCCAATTTACCAACTTGACTCTCAGCTGTGGAAGAAGCTGTAGAAGTTTCCTCTTTGGAGCTTTTTCCTCCAAAAATGCCCTCCATAAACTTTTTACCCCTATTTCCTGTTTCTGCTGTTTCCCCAGCAGATACCCCGAAAATAGATTTTAAAAATTCAGATCCTCTAGAACTCCCTTTAGCAGGTTGTTCTTGTGAGGCATTATGTTGTCCCTTCAGTTGCACTTTGGATCTGTGTTGTTGATTGTTCTGCAACTGAACCTACCTCTTTATTTTCAGCAGTTTCATTACCTGGGGTTGCAGATTCTATAGCACCAGTTTCTGTTGGAGTAGCTATGGTTTGCTCAGTCTGTACTGTTTCTGCTATTGCAGGTGTAGTTGCCTCTCCAGCGGGGGATTTTTCTGGTTGAATTGCCGCCTCGATTTTTTGCTCTTGAGATTTAACTTCTGCTGTAGGCTCAGTCTTTTCTGGTTTCTTTTCTTCCTGTTTAATTCCCTCTATCCCAGTCTGCTTACTGTTGATTAGATTTTTTAAATTTTCATCATACCTTTCTGCCATTTTGGAAATGGACTCGTTCTTAATTCCTTCAGCTGATAAGATTTTAGCTAAAGCTGATATGATCGCGTTGTTTTTGAGTTCTGTTTCCTTTGGTAGTTTAGCACCTATTCCCAATCCCTCATTTAGCTGTCCAATTATTCTGGAAAAAGCACTTAGAAGTGTTTCAAATTTTAGACTTTCGTCCTTAGTTTTAGAATTAAAATCTGAAGAAACTGTATCAAATTCCTCCATACTTTTAATTTCCTTAATCCCAATTTGTTCAGCTATTTGTGTAACTGTACCAGATTTTAGTGCCTTTGCATTACCTACTTTAGTTCCTGCTGCCTGTTTAGCCATTGGAACAATTTCTTTTCCATCAACTGCTTGACCTTCTTCTATCTTTTCTTGAATGTCTTTTTTATCCGAACTTGTACTTGCATAAGCATATTGATAGAAAGGATCATTCTTATCATAAGCAGGATCTAAAGCTTTCAATTCGTCATTGTAAACCTGATCATAAAAAGATTTAGCCTGAGTAGTAGCCTTTTCTGCTGCCCTCATACTATCTCCTATTTCTGGAGTGACTGCACCGGTATTTCCTGATCGAATTTCTGCATTTATTTTAGCACGATCAAAGGCTTCTCCCTCGGATTTAAAAATAGGTAAGTTTTCTTCAGCCAAGATGTTTCTTTTACATTATATACCCGATCTCACAGGTTTTCAGCTTTTTGGCTTACTAAAAGAGAATGCCTCAACCAAATCTCCTTGTGCATTCTTTTGATTTTGGTCTTCTATCTTTTTATTCAGCATGTCTATATACATCTGATATTCATAAAAAGGTAGATTTTCTAGAGTATCAATAGAAACCTTAAACTCTTCCCAAAGTCTGAATTTTATCTCAAAGTAATTGGTCAAAGATATTTGAAATAACGAAAAGGGATCTGTATCCTCCGGGAAAGGATATTTCTGCTGTGACCTCCCCGCCACAGCTTTCACAGTTGGTATAAATTCTAGACTTGGTGGCAAAATTGATTTTTTGACTTATTTGGTCAGCAATCGAAAATTGTAAAGGTGTCCATTCTAAAGAAGCTCTTTCGTATTGATCGTAAAGACGTTCGTCTAATGCTCTCCAATCTGGAATAATGAATGTTGCAATGTTTGCAAAACTTGGATCGAATTTCTTTCCTTTAGCTTTCTTTTCTGCTATAATTTTTCTACAAATAGTGGTAACACCAACTGTAGGGATATACAAATTCATTTCTGGGCTTCCATCTTTTGGAATGAATTTAAAAGAGAAAGAATCTCCATCATATCTTTTTACAATCTCTTGATCAATTATAAAACTATCTAAAAGATTGGATTTAAGCTCTATTTGGTCTGGAACTTGACACTCTTGTTTTGTGCAATTTTTAGAAACAGGTAAAAGAATTCTATTCTCTCCTTTTAGAAATGTTAAATCTCTTATTGACATTATTAGAAAGAATCTATCCTCGTACCAAAGATCATAATGGTCTAGAACACCGCCATTCCAGCGGATTCTCATACACTTCTTAATTATAGTATTTAATTTGTCATCTAAATCAATTCTATCGGAATCATCTACTGTTGAAAAATGTCTGATTTCAGAAACAGATGCTGATTTGATTGCGATTTCAAATCCTTCAGGATAGCCAAAACCTTTTGATGGTAATGTTTGTGGTGGAAGATTTTTCCACTCCGATTCCATTCCCAAAGGAACCCTGTTTACTTTTCCTAGATTATTACTAGGTGGATTTGTAACTGTTTCCCGAGCATTAGATTGTGGTTTTTCTGGAATCCAATTTGGGATTTCAAAATTCTCAACATCTTGATCCTCATCATATTCAAACTTGGAATTCGATTCTTTTTTACTTAGCTCGTCAAGTAAATTTCTTTCTAAATTTTTGTCCATATGTTCCATGAAGATTTTACTCCTTGGTTTCTTTTAGTTTCTTATTAAATGAGAAAAAAAAGTATAATCCAAAGAATAGCGCCGAAAGGAAGTAAAAAATTGCTACAGTATGCCAGTAGGAATTTGTCCATTTCATTATTGCAGCGAAAAGGATATCGAATCCAAATGGATTGAAGAAAGTTGCCAATATCAAGCAAACTGAAGCTGTTCTTGTTTTTTGTTTCAGGGTCACAACTGTCGTCCATGTAATTTGGTATCTGACATTTTATTCCTGGTTCGACCACAAAATAAAATGGAGACTTTGTAGAGTCTCCATCTATATATTTAACCTTTAAAATTTTAGTTAAAAAGATCCTCGAAGTAATCAGCTCTAAAGGAAAGTGCCACTTTGTAAGGGGTAGTTCCGTTAGTGTAATCAAGGTCGAGCGATTTGATCTGGTCAACAGGGAAACAGTTTACGAGCTTAACTCTTCTGAAAACATCACCTTGCTTATTAAATATAGAAATAAGAATATAAGTGTCTCCAGCATAAACAGACTTAATACCAGTTGCACCTGTTAATGGGTTGTAAACTAGGTCAGACCATTGTCTTAAAGTCTTGAAAACATAATTGCTATTATTGTCATCAAGGTTTGTTTCAAAATCAATTCTGACTTTTACACCAGTATCATCTACTGCTCCAGCAGCATATCTTCTTCTTGAAAACTTATATCTTTGTTCAGCAACTCCTGGGTTCTTATCAACTGCAAGACCAGAAATTGAAAGCACGTTCTCAACAAGTAATGTTCTTCCTCCGTTTCCTAAAGGATTAGAAACACCTACTGGTGGCTGTATTATAACCTCAAACTGGTTTAAGTAAACTGGTTCATAAAGTTGTACAGCTGCTTTAGATGAACTGAAATGTGGTAATCCTGCCATTTTCTTCTAATTATATAAATGTATCTTCGAAATAATCTACTGCCCATGTCACGTTGATCTTATAAATACCTGTTTGGGTATAGTTAAGAGCCATTTCGTTAATTGGTGTAATAGGGAAGCAATCTTTCAAATTAATTCTTCTGAACACGTCACCAGCTTTATTGAAAACACTGATTAAAATGTTACCTGAATAATTTGTCTTAAGTCCCATAGCACCAGTTATAGGATTGTAAACTAAATCTGACCACTGGCGAAGTATCTTGAACACATACATAGAATTATTGTCATCAAGGTTAATCTCGAATTCAATATCTACGTCTAAACCAGTTCTTTGAGGAGCTGCTCCAGAATAATATCTCTTTGCAAATTTGAATTGCTGAGTTATTTCTCCTGGGTTCTGATCTACCTGTAAACCAGATACTCTTGTAACTTGCTCTAATAAAATATTTCCACTTCCTGGATTTCCTTGTGGAGCAGCTACACCAGTTGGAGGAGATATTAATACCTCAAACTGGTTCAGGAAAACTGGTTCGTATTTGTTAATAGAAGCCTTCGAACTGGTATAATGTGGTAAACCTGCCATTGTCTTTTGAATTATATATTTGTCTAACTATTTCAGCATAAAATTTAAATGTAAAATAGCGGAGTTGATCAAATTAATTAACTATCTTAGTATATATCAGTATTCAGTTTTTTTTTTAATAGAAACAACTATATATTGGGCTTGATATATAAGGTTAAACCTACAAGGGATATACATGGAACCAGATTTATTTTCAGAATACACAGCTATAAAAAAAGGGACAAAAAAAGCAAACGCTTTTTCTAAATTGATTAAAAACAATGAGGAACTAAAAAAAGAACTGTATTCCAAATCCCTTGACATATCAGAGCTTTATTCTAATCCGAGTGAAGTACAAAGATTGAAATTTGTATTTGAGGACAAAAAAATCAAATTTTGTGAATGTGGTAAACCAAGATCTTGGAGAAACTTCAAAAAGGGCTATAATAAGACATGCGGGGATAAAGAATGCGTTTCAAGGGAAAACAATAGGTCAGTTAAAGAATTTTACCAAAATAAATACGGAGTAGACCATTTGTTTCAAACTGAAACATTTAAGACAAAATTAAAGGATACTTTCATATCAAAGTTTGGAGTTGATAACCCTGGAAAGAACGAGGAGGTAAAAAATAAGATCAAAAAAACAAATTTGGAAAAATTTGGAGAAACAAGCTGGTTAAAAGTAGAAGAAAATAAAAAAAGAATCTCTGAAAGTATTATAGAAAATAATTCTAAAGATAGAATCTCTAAAATTGAAAAATTTAATATACCAATAGAAATAAAAGATTTTAACACTAAAGAAGTTAAAATACAATGTAATATTTGCAGCAATTCTTCAGTCTCATCAACTTCATACTTTAATAAGAAAATATCAGCTGGACAAAATCCGTGCTTAAAATGCAGTCCCCCTCTTTATTCTGAATCTAGAGCAGAAAATGAACTTAGTGAGTACCTCAAAGAAATATACGCTTTGGAAATAATAACTCACGATAGAAAAATATGCGAAGGTAAGGAAATTGATTTCTTTTTACCTGAATTAAATGTAGGTTTTGAATTCCATGGGATCTGGTGGCATAGTGAGATCTTTAAGGGGAAAAATGGAAATCTTAATAAGAAAAATATTATTGAGAATAAGGGGATAAAAATTTACCACATTTGGGAGGACAGTTGGCTCCTAAAAAAAGAAATCATAAAAAGCAGAATCTTGAATGCTTTAGGTCTTTGTAAAAAAATATATGCAAGAAAATGTAATATCCTAAAAATTACTGCCAGAGAAGAAAAGGATTTTCTTGATACTAATCACATACAAGGATATGTTCCATCACGAATCAAGCTGGGACTTTATTATGATTCAGAATTAGTCTCAATTATGACTTTTGGGGCAAAAAGGAAATCTTTGGGTCAAAGATCAAAAGAGGGAGAATATGAGTTATTAAGATTCTGTAATAAATTAGGAACGACCGTAGTAGGAGGTGCATCTAAACTTTTCAATAAATTTATCAAAGAATTTGATCCGGATCTAGTTATTTCTTATCAAGACAATTCTTGGTATACTGGAAATCTCTACCAAAATATAGGATTTGATTTTATATCTAAAAGCAAGCCTAATTACTATTGGTGTAAGAGTAATATTAGATACCATAGATTCAATTTCAGAAAAGATAAATTAATTAAAGACGGTTTCGATAGAACTAAAACTGAGGATATTATTATGACTGAGAGAGGTTATTATAAATTATGGGATTTTGGTAATTTGAAATGGGAATACAAAAAAAAAGGCTTAGATTAATCTAAGCCTTTTTCTTCTAATTTATATTTTTAAGAAAATTGGATAAATCCTCCAGAAGCAATGCCTCCAGTTCTTGTTACCGTTAATCTGTTAATAAATTTGTGGATTCCCCTTGCAGGTTCGATTATAACATCTATAATACCTAGATTCTGATCTATGATTGCTGGTGTGTTATTAGAAGAATCCATAATGCTCAAGTAGTTATAAATACCACCTACAGATCTTACACCTGTTAAGTAATTATCTACCAATGTTTTAATTTCAAGTCTTACTGAGTCTTCGTTGAAATCAAATACATAATTTGAAAGAATCTCTTCAATAGCGCTTTCAATAGTGATCAGAAGATCTCTAACATGGAGGTTATTGAATGCTGAGTTAGTTCTTTGATAGCTTGTTTGGTTACCGTAGATAACTACTCCAATTCCTCTCTTACGGATGATTGGGTTGATACCAAATGGTTCCAAATATTCTCTATCTTCTAAATCGAAATCATATTCAAGACCAACTAAATTACCTGCTGAGATAATACCTCTTTTAACACCTGCTACTATTGAATAAGGTTCACCTGTGATAAACTTACGTATGAAGTTGTTTGACACGTAAGCAGCTGGTGGAACATTCAAATTCTTGCCGTTTTCTCTAATTGTCAAGAAAGGAGCAAAGAAACCAGAGAATTTAGCTCCTAAGTCTTCATCAGGTAAAGAGAATGTGAATGAAGGATTCAAACTCAAATTACCACCATCTGCAATGTATCTTGCTTGAAGAATTGGTGCTGGATCAGTTGACGTTGGTGCAGAAGTAAATCTAGGATCTATAGAATCAGAGAATTTCTGCATAGAAGGTGCGTTGCATATTGCCATACACTTCTGTCTGTTCTTAGCCAATCTAGTAAGTTGGTATTTACAGTTTGGTTGAATACCTCCATCAAAAGTATCCACAATGTATCTGAATGTAATAACATCAGTATCAGCTAGTGTTCTAGCCAAATTTGTGTCTGTCATCACATCAAGAATTGCGTTCATTCTTGTATCTGTTCCGTTAGGTACAGAAGCAGCTTTTATTGCAGCACCTGGGAGATAAGTGAAGTTAAACGTCTTAACAAATTCCTGTATGTTCTTGAATTTCCAAACTCTTGTTGTTGCACCTGGGTACAATTGGATAGGTCTTTCTGTTTTTACTTGTATCGTATAAACTCCAGGCGACGCTGCTGAAGATACGGATTTAACTTCAAGAACTCTTGTTAATCTTGACTGAAGGTTTTCAGTTAATGGATTATCGTAAGTTTGAGTGTCAGTAGATACCAATAGATCTCCAACTTTAATTCCTGACGCTTCAGCTTCAGCTTCAGTAAGTTCAACAACATTCGGAGCTAACTGAGTGATAATGTCAACATAATCGCTGACGTTACCAGCAGTAGAAACGATGTTGAAAGCTTCACCTGTAGTAAGATTAGTTCCTACTGGCAATGAGCTGATATATGAAGTATCCCAAGTAGCAATAGCTTCAGGAGTGTCGAAAGTATCGTCTGTAAACGCTCTCACAACCAATACGTTGAATCCATCTCTATCAACATTTGTTTCGAATTTCAAATATTGTAAAAGAGTTCCAGTATCGTCTTGCCAAACAACGTCTCCATCTCCAATATTTCCTTTTACCCAATCCTGATAAGCTACAGAATTTTCGTAAGCCAAATAGCTATCATCTCCGATTGGAATATCAGGCGAGAAGTAAACATCATCATTATCAAAGTAATCTGGACTTCCTATTTGATAAGCATCTGCTGAGTTTTTATTCGTTTCGTACCAAGGTTGAACATAAGTTGTACCTACTGTTGCACCAATTAATGGGTGAGTAAGTTTCATTCTAACCTGGGTTTGAACACCAGCTGCTAAAGTTGAATTTGTAATTGTCTCGGATGAGATAACCTTCAATTTAACAAGATCTCCTACATAAAATCCTAAATAACCAGGGGTAGGAAGTGAACTAGTAACTTTACCAAGGACCCATTTAGCTGCAGGAGATGTAGTTGTAATATCTAAGAATTCCTGTACAGCTGTAATTTGGTCGTCGTGATATGTTGGATTAGTAAACTTGGTATCGAATAAAATTTTACTTCCAGAAATTGTCCAAGCATTATTCATATCTGTGTACAAGATACCAGGTCCAGTGTTGCTGAACAAAGTTGAATCCTCAACCAATGTTCCTGTTTCAGGAAGTTCATCAAATCCAGTTCCTGGTGAAACTCCTGTGTCAGTTATAGCTGTACCTCCAGTAGCTCCATCTACATTTCTATAATAAGTAAAATCTGCAAAGAGATTTTGGCTATAAGAAAGGAAGTTCAAATTCTTTGGAACTGAAGTGATATCAGCATCAGCACCAATTTCATCAACCAAGTGGTGACCAACTAAGTCAATTACTGAAGAATTATTCTCTAAATCGTCTAAAGCCTCTTCATTAACTGCACAGAAAATTCCAGTTTGTTGAGTTTGATTATTAATCAATGTCTGAACATATCTTAGAGTTCCGTTTTGGTCAGTGAAGTTAGGAATGAGTGTTCCAGTAACAGTTAAAACAATGTTTACTCCATCTATAGAAAGGAAATCATCGATTTTAGATTTAATGAATCCTTTAGATGTAAAGTAAGCACTATATACTGGATCGTTTGCCAAAGCCTGGTAATCTGTCCAGTTTCCACTAACTGCAATAACATCTACAAACCAATCTGACAAATAATCATATTGGTTCATATAAGAAGGCACGTTGTCTGGACCAAAATATTCTCTTGCAGTTATATCAAACCCTTTTAATGGGAATCTAGAATCAAGGGATTTTCTAACGATGATTGATACTGGGCTCTGACCAAGGTTTACTAAGCTGAATAGCTTTCTAGAATCAGGCTGTGAGCTAGAAGTGTCTTCAGTGGCCAATAAATACTCAGTGTCTGGGAACCAGAACTTTTCTTTGTTATAGTAAGAAGAAACTAATTTATCTTGCTTAGTCAAAGGATCTGAATAACCACCTGTTGCATTGTTACCATTTTGTTCCTCTGTGTCAACAGAGAAAGCTCTATATCTTGCAACATCTGCTCCTTCAGCGAAATCTGGATCGCCATTAACATCTACACTGTTGTTAAGTATTCTTAGATTAAGAGCGAAAACAGGACCAGACTGAAGGCAGGTTAAAACTGATCTATGGAAGAAAGATCCCTTTTTCTCTAATGCTTTATCAATTCCTCCAAAAACTGCCTGGAAAGTAGTGATGTCTGGACAATACACAGGAGTGTTAAAAGGTCCGACATTAGAATAACCAACTACCAATCGGATTGTTGATGGGTTGATTATAATGTTTTCCGAAGCATCGAATTCTAATGTGTAAACACCAGAAGCTTTGAATAATGATAAATCAAGTTTAACTTGTTTGGCCATCTTTAAATATTATTTTTGTATATATCGAAGAAGTTCATCCGTTAGGACTTCTTTTTCTATCTATATATCATTCTCCAGTTAAGAATCAAGGAGACCATTCAAGAAAGTATAATTGGACATTTCCCCTCCTTTTGCAGAGGAAGCTTCAGTATTCTCTTTTAATTTTTCTTCTATAGACTTTTTAAATTTCTCGTTTAAACCATCATAAAGGTCAGTTACTGTGTCCTGAAAATCACCAGTTTCAAAGATACAGTTTATATCAACCAAAGTCATTGCAATATCATCCTTACCAATTTGGCTAGTAAAACTTCCTCCCTGGTTCATTCCAAAATTAGCTAATTCGTGTACTGTGTTTTTTTCTGACGGAATTATTTTACTGTTTTTTACATGTATTTTGAGATCGTAACAGTATTTTTCTTTGTTCTTAGATGTGAGCTTAACTCCTGGCTTTAATCTAGTAGATGCTTCTGAGTGCCTTGTATAAACGAACATTTCTTCATAAAACTCTTCCGAATCTAAAAGCTTGTCCATTAGAATCTCTCCCTTATAATCAATCTCAATTACGATTCTAGTGTTGTCCACTCCTAGAATTTGTGTTACCAGTATCTCTAAAAACACCTTCAATTCATCTATCTGGATAAGATTTGATCTAAAAATTCCAACCTGTAATAGACAGAAAAAGTCACTTTCGTCCTCATAAAATTTCTTAGATTTTATGATGTTAGATGGCATTGGGGCAACTTTGAAAATGTTTACTACCGAATAGTCACCTCCACCTCCACCTGCAGTATCAATCGAAAGATAAAATTTCTGTCCTTCCTTTTCAAATATGGACGTTGGATCAAATTTGGGATGCCAAATAAGGTTAGAATAATCTACGTGACTATTTTCAAATGGGAATAGATCATGGTGTATAAAATCCTGCTCGTTGATTTTGAGTCTTTTGAGGCTTTGGGAATCAAGGAGAAGTCTAGATGACGATAAGAATTGACATCCATACTCTTGATTGAAATCTTCTTCTGATCCTAGTGCAGCTATTTCTCTTTTCTTCCATTCGTCATCTCTTCCAGGTATTTGCCACCATTCTACTCTTATCGGATTAAAATCGTTTTCCTTTTCAATTGCACCTTTATAAATTTCCCAAAATTTATTCATCCCATTCGGTGTGGATGTTATGATTACTCTTGAAATTTGTGAAGATGAAATAGTTGGGTATACGGATTTGAAGAATTGGTTTATGAAGTTTGGGTTGATGTGTGCAAACTCATCCATGTAGAGCATGTGAATGGTATAACCGATGGAAGATGTTTTAGTGGTTGTTTTTGCCATTATTCTGCAACCATTATCAAACTTCATAGTCATTACGTTGTAAACCAATATACCAGGTTTCAAAAAGAAAGGTAATCCTTTAAGGATAACTTTAATCTTATCCATCAATTCTGCAGCTGTATCACCGATGTTTGCCATTATCATGGCATTTTTCTCAAAATTGAATAGCAAGTACCATAAGAGGAATATAGAGGATGTTATAGTCTTTCCTGATTGCCTAGGGGAAACGAATACATTTTTTCTGTGATGTTGATATTGATTCAGAATTTGGATCTGATAATCTCTTAATTCAATTTGCCTGATACCATCATCAGTCATCACTTTACAATAGTTGTTTGCAAAGTACACAACATTAGATGCACATTTCTTTATTTCTTCTAATTCCCAGTCTGTGTATTCAAAAAGTACATTGCCCCTTCTTAGCTCTGGTTCGTTTTCATGAAAAGGGTTATCAACCTCTTTATAGTCAATTCCATTTTCTTCAGCCTCAAAAAGTAGTTTTTCTATTTTAGCTGTTGACCAAAAATTACCGGATTTATCTTCCTTGTTTTCTGACATAAAAAAAATTAATCAAAGATTTCGTCCTCGATTTCAAAGTCCTCATCGTTATCAGAACCTCCTATGAAATCTGCAGTGCCACCATCTTTTGTTCTTGGATTTATTAATTCGTCTTCTGGCTCTATTATTTCCGCATCCTTTATTTTGCTTCCACCTTTCATCAAGGTTTGTAAGTTTTCCATCAAGGATTTAGTTCCTCTCACTTTCAAAGCATCCATATTTTCTGGAGAGTCTATTAAATTACCGTCCTTATCAAATTGGATTTCTGATTGTTTTTTGATGTCCTCAGATTCCTTTCTTAATTCTTTGTAGTTCTTCTCCATCTGGGACATGTAAGTAGCAAAATTTTTAGGCATCTGCATTATTTGATTTTGCAATTGGGCTAAAACTTCAAAAAGTCTTGGCTCTATTCTTCCTGAATCAATCTCTTCTATGAGTTTAGAAATAGCGTGTTGAGCAGTTCTGATCTGAAATGCCATAGTGGAAATACTTAAAGCGTCAATCTTCTGTTTGTGCTTTAAATAGTTGTCTTCTGGAAGACTTTCCATATCATGATAGAACTTAGAAAGGGAATCCAGAATAGCCCTAGCCTCCGATTCAACATCATTTTTGATGTTATCAACATCGATAGTTCGTTGAGGTCTCATTGGAGGAATATCTGGAGCGGTTAATCCAGACAACATTTCATCAGCCAAAATGATTCCATCAAGCTGTTCTTTAAGGTTAAGCTCTTGCTCTTTAGATAAATTAGGCTTTTTTGGTTTTCTTCTTGGCATTTACTTTTGAGTATTATATCTAATTATCTATTTCTAGCGACACGTGGAAGTTTCAGAATTGGTTTAGCATTATCAATTATGATGGCTAATTGTGCATCATCTATGATATTTTGGTTCAGGATAGCAGATTGTTTTTCTTCCTCTACCATATATTTAAAGAACCTAAAATTGGTTACCCATAAAGGACAAGATCTAGTCTTATATGCGTAGTTATTTGTTCCGTAAAAAGGGCTATCAAAATCTGTCTCTATAACTGGTGGTATGTTAAACGTATATGCTTGAGTTGTAACGCCATCCAAAGAATGAATTAGGCTCAAATCAGATGTTTGTGCTAAAGGATTATCTGGGTTGTAAGTGAGTCTCCAAACCTTTAATGAATATTGTCTGAATACATTAGAAAAATTAAAAACGAATCCATACCAATCATCTTCAGTTGGAATGAATTGACCTATTGTGCTTTGAATTCCTGCTCCAAAAGGTGAAAGAATTTCTAAATTATTTATTTTCACTCTAAAACTACCAGTTTGCAAATAGTTGCCGGATTGTGGACTCGATTCAGCATTTGATCCACTCCAAATGAAATCTATGTATAACCCTTGACCATTATAGTAACCATCGAACAATATTCTAGATTGAGCTCTTTGTGCTTTCCATCCCGAGGTTGACACAGGTGCTGAAGCTCCTGAATCCTTCACTTTGAATCTGAATTGATCTATAATTTCCAAAATCTCAAAACCTCCTGATCTTATACCATCAGCCAGGATAGAAACGAATCCATTAGGATTGGGTCTAACATGAAATCCGTGAGGTATAGGATAAGTTGTATATGTTATCTCGCCAGATCCAATATTATCAATATTAATAGGGTATTTAGGAGATGGTCTGAAAACTAATTTACTCTTATCAATGTAGTTTCTTGATCTAAACCAGCAAAGAAAACTCCTCTCCTCATTAGCAGTTAAAATTGGATCTGCCTTCCATCTAACAGCATCTCTTTCTTCGTCAGTCCAACCAGATGCAGGAGAAACTGGATCTATTGTGTTAGGATCATCGATAAAAATAGAATTTAGATCATAATAAGTATTGAAAACTATTGTCCAGTTGTTATTTAAATCGTATTCTATAATTGGGAGGTTCTTATTAATATAAGATCTTATTGGATCGTCTAATCTCCTTTGTGAAGTTACTGCATATTGTTGTGGTTTAGTAATTTCAGTTTCTTGATCTTGGATATCAGTTCCAAAAAGTTCTTGTGTGTTTACAGTGTAATCATGTAAGCCAGATTCTGCTGTGGGATCCAAGAATGTTGTGTTTTTTTGGATTTCGTACTTAACCAGTTGAACTTTGAAATATACCGGATAGTTATTTATATCTCTAAAAACGTACATAGAATCTATCCTATAAATTCTATTTGTTCGTGGGAAATAAATTATATCTCTTTTCCTTGGCTGAGATCCTTTTCCGAATATTCCTTCGAAATATTTTCTATCTATATGGATTTCAAAAGGTTGTTGGAAGTTTAATCCCCACGTTTCAAAATTGATAGCAGCATCAGGAAATTGGTTATTAGGAACCATAACCTTAACACACTTCTCATCAACAACATCATATAGCGTATACTCTTTGAGAACAACATCTTTGCCTCTTCCCTGTGGTTGAACAGAATAATAAACCACTTCGTGACCGAAAACATTATTTACAACCTTACTTAAATCTTGATATAGATTGATCGCTCGATTTATATCATATGGTCTAAAAGTGAAATCACAATCTGAAAAAACAATTGGATAATTAGTTAGCTCTTTTCCACAAAGCGGAGTAGGCGTTACCATTAAATCTCTAGGATCTACAGTAGCATAAGTTAAGTCCAATTCAAAATCATTTAATATTATTGCAGGACTTAAAGTTGTTCCTGGAGGATAATAAGGACTCGCATTTTCATCTGAAGAAGCTGTCATTCTAACTTCTAGATAAAAGGGAACAGCAGGAGATATTGGCAATGCTTGAACAGCAGCCTCGGTTAGTTCACTCCAAAGAGACCAATTTGATCCATTTATACTCCATCTAAATTCTAAAAACAGAAAAATGCTTGGGGGATTTTCTCCGCTTGTATCAATGATCCACCCATTAAAAGATTGTACATTTTTAAAGGGATCTGACCAAGAAATTATTCTATAATTTCCAATAGCGGTAAATTCTATTACTACCTCTGGCATTTTTGTCTTTTCATTTGTAATATATATCGGTAAAAGAGTTATGAGAAAATTAAGAGCTGCAATGGAGAAATTTAGTTTCTCACAATTAACTTCAAATTCGGACGGAAAAACCTCAGGAAGTGGCACCGCTGGTCTTTACATTGTATTTATAGGAGGATTTTGTTTTTTCTTAGGATGTATCGATAAAATGTTCATTAATCAAAATGTCGACATTTTAGTACAATCAATAATTTTTGTGAGTATAGGAACTGCTTTACTTGGGTACAGGAAATCAAAAGACACACAAGTTATAGAATCTGATAATAAAACGGTCAGCACTGCGGAAGAAGCTGAAGTGAAAGAGGATCAGCAGTTAAATTCTTAAGGATTAGCACCGGTAGATCCTGTAATATCCCTTCTAATGTCGTAAACTCCAAGCCCTTCTATAATTGTGCTATTATCTTCAGGTGCCTTTCCTAATTCAACATTTAGTTTGATTCCACCTTGCATCAAATTACCTCTGAATCTCTCAGTAGTAAGGTCTAACTGTGGAAGATATGTTTCTAGATCCATCGAGAAAGAAAGTGTTATAGCTTCACCTCTTTGTGATCCGTATCCCATTTGGAAATTATTAGGTTGCTTATCTGGAGGAGAATCCTGTAATGAAACTTGAACTGGTATTCTAAACCCCTTGTAATTGAAGTAGTAAACGAATCTCTTGTACAATATTTCAAGAACACTTTGCTGTATTTTAAAAGCATCTAAAGTTGTATCTGCTTTGATTTTAGCATTAACTTGTATTGCTAAAGGAATAGGATTCATGTAGGATGAATAAGTCACCATTTCACTTCCTGATTCTTTTGGTACTTCTTTTACGTACGAGCCACGGACAAATTTTGTAGTCGATGCAGATGTATCTAATCTGATTGTACCAAGCTCTAATATTCCTCTTGGAACGACATCATAATTTCCCTCAGCAAAAGCAGGATTTCCATCGCAGTCTTCATAAGAAAGATAAAAATCTTGTAGAAATGGTTCGTCGCCTACCATAGAATAGAAAAATGGAATGAAGATAGTTCTTTTAACTTGATCTGATCCAGTTTGAGTATAGGTTATAACCTCATTCATCTTACTTAGAAGCCCTAAAATAACACCTCTAAAGAAAACATCGTCTGTGTTGTATTTTTCTAAAAAATCCATATTAGTTAATTACTGAGGTATTATTAGTTATTATTGGAACACTGCCATATTGGTAAGGATCCTTTTCTAAATCAATAACCCCGATTTTTGATTGGAAGTAAATCGGAATTTCTCTTAAATTAATTTGTAATGGCTGCTTATTTTGATTGATATAATCGGGATGATCAAATACACCTGTTGCATATTCTACATCAGTCATTTGATTACATTGGATAAGTTGAACTGGGGAAAAATACTTTCTCAATGAATTTATTCCTTTTTTTGCAGCAATTGAAACCTTAAACCTATAAACGAAATATTCTTTTTGTGGAATATCATCAACTAAAGAATCGGGTTTTACCACAAGAAAGTAATAAAACCTTGGTTCTAAATTTCTAATTGTGTTAGTACCCGCAGGATAAATGATATTGGCCATCGATCTATATATCGATGTAGACTTTAGCCTATCTTTTCAAAAACAAGATCTGAGAAATTGTTCTTTTTTGAAATCTCTATCTTGTAATCGAAAATTTCTGTAGGCATTGGTGCGTGATTAATTACGAAGATGTTCATGTGTAAATCGTCGCAAAGTTTTCTCAAAGTAGTTAGAATCGTATGTACCCCATCAGGATCGACAGAACTGAAAATCTCATCAAGAAATAGAATGTTAACAGAAGAAAATCTTATTTTCATTAACTTGATTATAGCAACTAAGACCGCAAAATCAACTTTTTTCATTTCTCCTGTAGAAAGAGTTTGACAAGATATCTCCTCACCTAAGTGGAATATTTGAGCATTGAACTCCTCATTGAAAACCACCTTGTATGGTAAATGTAAAGAGAGAAGAGTGGAAAGAATTTCATTGTTAAGTGATGGTAAAATAGACTTAATTGCCAGTTGCTTTACACCTTTTTCACTTAAGATTTCATCAAGGGTTTTAATCCAATTTTGTCTCTCTTCCCAAGTAGACTTTTCCTTATTGAAAGTGCCAAGCTCTTCTTGTGCAGTGTTCAACAACTTCTTAATAGAATTTACCTGATCATTATTTTTTGCAGTTTTAAGATCCCTTAATTTTTCTTTCAAAGATTTGATAGCTAATTCTATTTTCCCTCCCTTCTTAAAAAGATCATTTTTGGTATCTTGTAAATCTGATTGCAATTTCTTAGCATCATTGTAATTTTGCTTCAAAGCTTGCAAACCATCAGACAAATCCTGTCTTTGTGATGAAAGAAGGTCAAAATGAGATTTATGAAAATCACTTGAAAGATCTGATAAGCAGGTTGGACACTTGTCGTTGTTGTACAAGTTCATTTTTGAATCTAATTCTTTGATTTTACTCATAGAATCAGTCAAAGTCTCGTATGCTTTGGAAACAGTTCTACTTATGTCATTTTCTTGTGTTTTGAAAGACTTAAGCTTTTCTGTGTGAATTTTAAGCAGATCTGTGTAATCATCAAGCTGTTCCTGAGTTTTGTCAATTTCACCTCCTGCATTTTCTACTAATCTTTTCTGAAGATCTTCAAGTTCTTTTTGAGAGTTGAAGATGGATTTTCCTGTTGCTTGGATTTCACCAGAAAGTCTATCAATAGATGACTTTATATTCTTTGTTTCTTCTTTCAAAATGTCACGCATTTCATTTAAAATATAGAAACCAAAAATCTTATCTATTATGAGCTTTTTATCTGCGCTGCTCATCTTTAAAAAGCTTTTGAAGTCGTTAATAGACAGGGATATTGTATTATTGAAAACGTAATATGGTATTTTCAATATGTCATCAGAAAGAAAGTCCTGTACATTTTTCTGACCTGCCCTGTCATAAACTTCACCTTGAATCGATAATTGAAATAGTGATGGATCAAGACCTCTTTCAACCTCGTAGAATTTACCATCCTCCTCGAATGATATTTTCATCCAGGCATTGCCGTTGGATCTATTAGGAATGTCTTTTAGTTTTTTTCCTTCGAGTTTTCCATACAGACCAAAAGTTATGACATCAGAAATTGTCGATTTTCCCACACCATTTTCTCCAAAAACTTGTATCAGACCAGTTTTTTCTGGAAATTCAAGTTTTTGAATTTTATTCCCGTAAGAAGCAACGTTTTTCCACTCAATCTTCTTGATCTTCATCTATTTCATTTTTTACTGCAACTTTCTGTAGCAATTTTTCTATAGCGTTGTATATTTTACTACTTTTTTCGTCCTCGTAATTACATTTTTCCAGATATAGCTTTGTTAATTCCAAAATGGAAAAATTCTTTCCTTCCAAATCATGAAATCCTTCATCGACAATATTTTGGTCTGGAGATGTTATGGGAGTGAATGATATTTTCAAAGGCGAATCGATATAATCAGTTAATAGTCCAAGAGGGGCTTTAACTGCAATCTCTGGATCTACTAAAATATCGATGAAATTGTTTCTGAAAATAGGACTTAACTCTGCAGGTGTAGAGTTTAAGACTTTCTCAAAAGTGAGCCTTACGAATCTTGGTGAATAATCGTTATCGTAGTATTCTTCCGAACCAGTTTCTAAATCTAAAACTGTAATTCCTTTAGGGTTGTCCGTATCGGATCTGGTCAATTGATACGGAGATCCAAGCATTCGCATTTTTCCAAAATTCTGAGAATAGTGGATGTGACCTGAATAAACTCTTTCAAATTTATTCATGTCATCATAATTCAATCCCTCCTCAATTCTAACAAATTTGTTAAACATCAGGCCTTTTAGATCTGTGTGGCAAAACATGTAATCATGCTCATCAACAGATGACAGAACTTCTCTTTCTGCTTCATGGTCCTTTCTCCAAGGCATTAGAAAAATCTTCTTTGGTCCGAACTGAATTGTTTCTGGCTCCTCGAAAATTTTTACTCTTGGTATCCATTTGAGAGATTTCAACGAATTAACTTCATTAGTACTGCGTCCAAATATATCATGATTACCACAAATGATGAATATTCCATCCTTGAAAATGTCAGATAGCTGTTCGAATATTTCTATTCCAAGATTTAGAACTTTCAAATTAAGAGATTGTCTGGAATCATATACATCACCAAGATGTACTAAACAATCGCCGGGTCTATAAATCTTCTTACATAAAGGAATAAACCAATTCTTGAAATAGTCTTCATGAATCTGAATCCAGTCATTAGAATTATTCCTAACTCCTAAATGAGTGTCAGTAATGAATATAACTCTTTTAATATTTGGAAAATTCAGCATTAAAATATCTTTTTGATTCCCTTTTTACCTAATATACCATACTTCGCATCCATTTCTTGTACAATTTGCTCCTTGTACTTCATATGGATAGATTCATATGCTTTCTGATAATTGATAGCAGTGTAATCACAAATGGCTACAAATTTTTCTACCATTGAAAATTCAGTCCCTTCTAAATCTTGTAGTATATCTTGAAATATAAGCGGAATGAGATCCTTTGGTATCTTTTTACTTGGGTTGATTACTGTCCATCTTGATTTTTGAAATATCTCGTCGATTTTACCGTTTAATTTGTTGTTGTGCAAATATTCTTCATCATCATATGTAACAACAGACTGTAAGCTTCGGTAATCTGTACTCGGATCTGGATCAAATTCTCCTAAAGATGAATCTGATGTTTCTTCAGTCTCTTTACCTGTTCCATTTATGTCCTCGAACTCATTTTCTTCATCTTGAATTAGTTTTTTTTGTTTTGTCATCAATCATTCATTATTTGGGAATTTGGGTCTTCGGAAATTCTCATAAAAGAATAGTCTACCAAAAATTTCTTATAAGAGTTTTTATATCCCTCGTCCCTATTGGCTAATAGCTTCAATTTATATTCTCCGTTACTGTACATTAAAGGATCTTGAATTATACCAAACATACCATCCACAGTAGCAACAAGACCAGAAGATTCAGAAGCTGAGTTCATGCTTAAATCTGTAGCATCGAATTCGCTTTGCTTGGTTTGTGTTGCCGTAACAATAGCCCAATGGTTTCTTTGTGCAGCTGCCCTTAAATCTTCAGCAATCTGCTTGATCTTCATGTAAGTATTTTCGGAGTTTGGATTTCTCCAGTTTTTCATAATATTGATGTAGTCAATAATTACGATCTTGAACTTAATACCTTGTATTTGTTCAACTTTGTTCAACCAATTTTCAACATCAATTGCTGAAGCTTGTGATGTTGGAAACTCCTTAACTACAAGTTCACCTGGGCTTTTCAGATTTTCAAAACCAAGATTTGTTATCTTCTTTTTGATCAAGGAATCGTTCTCTGCACTTTCCTTGTATTCTGACATTTTAATACCTAGGAGGTTAGCTCCTAATCTTTTCATGTACTTCCTGTCATTAAGCTCTAGAGTGATAATTGCAACATTATTAGATGCTCTAATTGCTTGTGTTGCTATGTTTCCAAGCCATAAAGTTTTACCAACTTTTGGTTGTCCTAACAAGACATAAAGGCCTTTTGCAGAAAATCCACCGCCTAAACAAAAATCTATATAGTCATAACCACTTGAGAAAGTTAAGTTACTTGGCTGTTTATGTGATTCTGGATCTTTAAAGTTAAGACCCATATCAAATGAAAAGTCGACTTTGTTTCTGTCGACTACTATTGATTTGTAAGTGTTAATTACATCTTTAATATTATCAGGGCTTACTTCAGTGCTCCTAATATAATTAATTGAGTCAACTGCACTCTTTTCCAGAGTTTTCCATTCTATCCAAGATTCAACATTTTGCTGGAGCCACTCTTTGTCGTAATCTTCAAGGTTTATGCTCCACATAGAATCAAGCAAAGAATCCTGGAGTTTGTCATCAATTTTTAAAAGTTTTGCAGCTTCTCTGACTTGAATTTTACTTGGGATCTGTTGGTATTTTTTCCAGAAAGATTTTACTACTTTAAATGCTTCCTGATAATCAGTATTTTTAAAAAAACTAATATCAGTAGCATCAATATAAGCTGGGTTTTGTATTACCGATCTAAACCAAATATTTTCTAAGTGTTGATTCTGCATTTTTAATAGTGTGGATTGTCCTTTATTTTATACCAATTTTTGTTTCCTGTATTTTTCTCTGTTTTTTCAAAAACTCCAGTTTCTATAAGTTCCTTTACTAATTCTCCATGTTTGAGTACTTCCCAATCTTGTGGTAAAAACGAGTTGAATGTCTGATCTGAAAAATCTCCATCAGGTCTACCATCTTTAATCAGATAGAAGTTTAGCTCATAAATAATATCTTCTTTGGTCGGATATTCAGGAAGGTCTTTCCATATTCCGAGAAGATACTTAAGCTTAATTTTCTCCTTCTGCATTTTCCTCAGAATTTGTTTCAGTTTCTTGTCCCTCTAAAAGCTCTTCAAATTCTTTCTCGTCGAAAAGATCAGGCAATTTAAAATGCGGACCTATAACCTTTTCATCAATCATTTTAAGAACCTCGTCGGTGAAAACTTCTGATGTAAAAATCTGTGTTGAAGCAACAGTCTTTCCTAAGTGTCTTACTGCCCATCTTGGAGAGGATTCATTTCCTTCGAATTTCATTTCTCCCGTTTTTTTATCAACCTCCAATTTACCTCTTTGTATGCCGCACGTTTCCCAAGAAACAAAGTCCTGGAGACCAACATATGGATTCATACCATTCATAAATGAAATGTGGAATTTCACAGCATATGGTCTAGTGAATCTTGCTTTTTTAGGTGTCGAAGTTACTATTATACCAGTTCTGGTATCTCCTTCTTTTAGCTGAGCTTTAGAAAGCATTATAACGTTGCTCATAGAGAAGATAGGACCATCACCACCTGCAGCTTCTTTAGTAGGCATAAAACCTCCAATGTTTCCAGTGGTCGTGTGGTTTGTACAAATCAATGGGATTTTCACTCCGGTTAGATCTAAAGTAATAACTCTGAATAAGGATCTTAATTCCTTAGATCTTATACCCATATCCATCGCACTTTTACCCTTAAGTGCATCGCCAGTTTCTTTGTCTGTTGATAGCATACCTAAGGAATCCAGCACGATCATAATTTTTGGATCTGCTCCTTCTTTTCTATAACCCTTAACCTTATCAATAAGATTTGCAACGAATACTTTGAATTCTGCAATTGTTTTAATTGGTTGATAACGAACAGTATTAGCATCAATACCAAACTTTTTAGCACTGCTTTTGTCGATTGCTCCTTCTGTATCACAGTAAATAACGTTGTAGCCCTTTTTCTGTGCCTCTCTTACAATGTTCATACAAAGGAAGGATTTACCTGTCTGTGGATCGCCTGCTATTCCCATTGATCGATTGTTGGCTATTCCTCCGAATAAACTCCCTGAAAGCTGTGCATTAAGAAGATAGTTACCAGTTGGTATCCATTCCCCAACCTCTGAGAAATCGTTGGTCTCTAGAATTGAACCAGTTTCAAATCCTTCTATTTTAGAAAGCTGCTTATCAAGTTCAGCGAACGAAAATTCTTTTTTTGCCATATTAACTTTAATTATTTAGATATTTTATACTTGGAATTTTTTATTATTTCGGGATCAGAAAGTTTTTCGTTTTCAAATCTACCTGCATATTCACTTAGAATGAAAAGATCCTTACCTAACTCTGATGCAACTCTTTTTAAAGCGTTATCATCAAGAGTTAAATCTAAATCTCCGTACCAAACTTTACCATCTCCAAGTACAAAAATGTTAGCATTAAACATGACATCATTATCTGGGTGATCCTCCCGGTATTGGGATTTAGAGTGACCAATTAATCTTGCTTTGGGTAATCCCTCTTTGTAAAAAATTTCTTCCATATATTTTATAGTGACGAGTATCTGTTTTGGTTCACAAAAAAAGACCCAAGTGGCCTTTTATTTTCTATACCAATTACTTAGAAGACTGGAGACGATTAAACATGTTTTGGAGTTCCATTATTTTCTTACAAAACTCGTAGTTTTGGTTAATTTCATTCCATTCCATCATCTTCTGTAATTCCTCTTTTGTGCTTGCTGGGTCTTGGTTAAATGATTCCTCGAATAAGTAAGAGGAAGAAACCCAAAGTCTAGTTTTCTTGTCTAAATCTATTTTTGGAAAAACTGGTCTGTCGATACACAAAAAAAATCTGCCATCAGCAGATTTTTTAATGTATTTTCTTGGTTTTCCCATATCTTATTATATCGGAAAACCTCAATAAGTTTCTTCTAATTTAATCTTGAGCTTTCAAGCACCACTGTACCTTTTGGAGCTTTGCACACTTTTCATATTCCTCTTTTGATTCAAAGTGCTCAATAAGTTTATCTAGCAAATCTGTGTCTTTATACTTATACAGTGGGCTAGTTTTTTGGAAGGCCTTAACTCCCATTAGCACGATGTGTTCGAAAATTTTCTCAGATTCTTGGTCGTATTGTTGATCTAAAATTTCTGAAAGCTTTTGTTCGTTGTTAGCCATAGATTTTTTGTTTTTAATGATGGAACAAATTTAGAACAATCTACTGGATAAAAAAAATGTTTTCTAAATTTTCCCAGATTTTTGGTAGTTAGTACAAATTTCTTCCCCTTCAAATATATCCCTAGTTGCAAAGAAAATAAACTTCAGTTTCTTTGTGTCTGTTTCCCAATCTGCATTAGGACTATCATCTGAGTGGTTGAAGATACTACCGAACCCTAAACAAACTGCAAAATTTTCGCTTGTTCTTTTTGGCCAGCTGAAGAAATGATCATGTAATATTTGTGGATACTGGACATCAGATGGAACAAGAAAAAAATGGCATTCCTCAAGTATCTCTCCTGCTTTTATTAACTCAGAAGCAAAAACCCCTCTGCCATGAACTGGGGAATCATCCACGTATATTTTTTTAGAACGATATAACATTTGTTTTGTCTTTGTATTTTATATAGAGCTAAGAATTAAAAAAATTTCTTATGCTGAATATATAAAAGAAAAAAAGATGGAGAATCTTGCGTCTATAGAAGAGTTCTTAAATGAGAACAAAATCTTCTTCACCCCTCAACAAATACAGGAATCTTTGGATTATCTAAACTCAGAAGATCCTGTATTATTAGAGGCTTGGTATAATACTATTTTAGATTTTGCTGCTTTAATTCCAGGTGTGGGATCAATAGCAGAAGGTATCAACTTAGTCTCTTATGCTAAGCAAGGTGAGTATCTTCTTGCAGGTCTCTGTGCAATCGGCCTGATTCCGATTTTTGGTCAATATATTGGAGCTGGTGGAACTTTATTAATAAAAGCTCTGGGTAAAGGTTCAACAATAGGTAAGGGAATTTTGAAACCACTAGTTAATCTAGTAGCTAAATTCTTCCCAAAAATTGTTGCTTTCTTCAAAAGCTCTAAATTTCTTTCTAAATTTTCAGGGATTTCCCCATTCATTGGAAAAATGCTTGGATCTTTGAAAAATTTCGTCACAAGTGGAGGTGCTAAGTTAGCAAATTTAGCAAAAGACGCATCAAAAATCAAAAGCCTTAAAAGAGAAGCTAGAAATCTTAAGCAAGGAGTGAAAATAACAGATTGGGTGTTTGGATCCAATGACAAACCACAAACCGGAGGATTTGCTCAACAACCGCAATATCAAATTCCAGTTCCTAAAGATGCTTATATGTCTTATCAAGGAGTTCCTCTTCAGAACATTAGACCATATACAGACATGGAAATTTCACAAGCTGAAATGGCTCAGAACTGGGAGCAATACCTATAAAAAATAAAACCCCGGATATCCGGGGTTTTTTGTGAGATCTTGTTTGCTTAACGTGTAATATAATGCACGAAAACACGAGATTTGCGCATTTTAAAACACGTTATAAAGCTTAAAACTTTTCTCCGCAGTCTGGACAGAATTTCCAAGAATCCTTTTTGATCCTGTTACCACAACCAGTGCAGTAGTTTCTGAGTTTTTCAATTTCTACTGGTTTACAAGACTCTGGCGTCAATCGATAAGATATGCTATTCGAAGCAAATCCACTATAGTTGCCAAATGTTTGAGTCATTGATTGTTCACTAGATTCACCCTTTTCAACTTTGCCTGTTTCAATGGAGCTATTAGAAGCATTCGAACCCTTAATATTAGATTCTCCAACTGAAGGTGAAGTGAAACAGCTTACATTGTTAACAGTCGTTCCACCAAAGGAAATAGGGTTTCCTGAAATACCAGAATATCCAATATTTTCTGATGTTAGGGTATTAGTTGTTAATCCCCCAGTGTATGTAAAATATGATCCTGGTAGGTTTGTTGTATAACTAGGATAAACAGTGAAATATCCAGTGGTTGAATTCTCTGGATAAAAGCTAATCTCGACTAAACCATTATTAACTATCGCATTAAGAGCTTCATTACTGTTTTCAATTTCATATGTTTCAAAAACAAATTTGTTATTTGAGTCAATGAATCTTTCGAGGTAAACTCTTTGTCCTGGTTTAAGAACAATACCAGAATTAGAAATTTGTTTTCCATCGATACTGATCTTAGCAAGATAGTTGATCGTGTTTGGATTGAAGAGCTCGATCTCAAACCTTTGTCCATCTTTTAGATAAACTGCATTTCCGTAAATTTTAGATCTGTTACGGTTTGTTGTGATGTGGGCGGTACAAGATCCATACCCGCCAGTACTTGACGTTGTTAAATTCATAAATTTTTTGTTATTTAATTTTTGCCCCTTCCTTTGTGTCCATTTCTGAAAACTCTACGGTTTGTTGACCGGGAAGTGACTAGAAAAAATCTAGTTCTAATTTATATATGGATGGCTTCTAAAGTTTCAAAAATGAAGTGACCTATTTTTGCTTCTTAGGTCTTCCTCTTTTTGGCTCTGTACTTTGCTTAGAAGATGCTGAGTCTTTTTTCTTAGCAGGTTTCTTCTTCTTTCTTTTTATTACAACTATTTCATCAACATCACCTTCATCTTTAGTGACCTTAGACCCTGAAGACTTCTTATTAGTATACTTTGCAACAAACTGCTTGGTTTTACTTTCCTCTATGTTGACTGGCTCATCCTCAATGTGTATAACTTTAGGCTGACATCTTTCACATCTACCGCAACAACATCCAGTGGGACAGTTGCAATAAAATTTAGGCTCTTCTTTTTTACCAAAAAGATTTTTGAAAAAATTTACAATAGCGTTCATAAAATATTTTTTCTATCTATCCTTTTTGCTTAGACTTCTGTGTTTCTTCCTCGTCTTGTGGCTGAATCTCACTGGGAGCAGCTGGATTTTCAGAATTAATAATTAAGTCTTGGATGTATTCAAGTGGTTTCTTAATACCATAAATTCCTGGCTCAGCTAATGCACCAGTAAAGTTCCCAAGTGAACCTTTTTGACTATCAGTCATTTCATTTTCTGACTTGAAAATTTGATCTATATAATCGTAATAGTCCTTTTTGTTTTTGCTCAAGTTCGATGCAAATCCTTTGAAAAGATCTGGGTTTTTTTCAATCATAAACCTAGGAAAATTCCATTCCCAATCTTTTTTAATTATTTCCGGATATAAAGTCAAAGCAGCAAAATCACCAGCTGTGATAGGTCTTTGTAATTTCATTCTTTCAATCCAAGTTTTATAATAGGAACAAACAAGGTCAAGCTGATCAATATTGGAAAGTTGTAAAACGTCTTGTGGAGTATAGTTCTTTCCGGTTTCCGGATTTACCATGTTTTTTAAAACCTCAGGATAAAAAGAAAGTAAACCTACTGCTCCAGTAGACTTGTCAGTCTTTTTAGGATCAAAATCACTTTCGTGAAATATAGTGTGGAGTAACCAAACTGGGTCTATTCCCAAGTCCTTAGAAATAGTAACTAGTTTTTTTAAGAATTCTTGTCGATTTTCTTTGATGTGTTCAGAATATGGAAGAGCAACAACGGTCTGTTCCATGTAAGAGTCAGGTTCCATTTTTTGAACCCTAATACTTTCCGATAATCTTTTAAAATCCTGAAATTTTTGGATGTGATTCATTACATCCTATATATCCCTATATGTTTTTAGCAAGCATTGGTTTTTCACTTGCCCATGCGTGTAAGGATGTTATGTGCATTGTTAGAGTTCCTGGTTTTACATTTTTCCAGGTTTCTGGATCTTCTTGTTGCAGTTGTTCAATGAGCCAAAATAATTTTCTAGCACAAAGGTAAATGTCATCTCTGAAATGTCTGAAGAAATCACAAGATCTTATGTAATATACAACATGCACCCAATCAAATCTTCTTATGAAATGATAGCCAATAGTGCAAGGAACTCTTTCACCGTGGACTGATCCTGTATCTTCAGGAAACCAGATAGGAAGAAAAGCTTGTCTTGTAAAAGGCTCTTTTTTCATTAGATCGACAACATCTTTGAAATCACCATATTCATATCTAATGCCCATCATCTTATCCGAATCTAGACCTTTTTCTATCTCCCCATATTTTGGCCAAATTCTTTCTGGATAAGTGTGTGAGAATTTTTCAAGGCCTCCAAACTCCGCATTATTTTTCTGAGCATAAGGCCATCTCTCGTGTGATGGAGGGGGATTCAAAGGAATACCACTAACCCTCTCTTCAAAATGTTCATCAGCCCAAGCAACATTAGGCTTAATTTGGTCTTTTAACCCCTCCAAATCCGTCGTTATTTGACAACTAAAAGAATGATTAAGAATTTCAATCATTGCATACTTAGGATCACTTTTAATGTCCTTAGCTTGCCATTTTTCTGTGTGGACAACATAAGAAAGATCATTCATCTGTTGAGCTGTCCAACTAATAGCATTTTTAAAGTTACCAAATTTTTTCATACTGTTTATCTCATCCTATTATACCAGATCTAAAGGTTCTGTTTCTTTATTTGTGAAATCTATCGAAAGAATTTTTTGTGATCTGGTTGAATCTCACCTTTCCACAAAATTCACCTAAAGTCAAACAATCTGTATAACTCATGGCAGATTTAAGATAATCAGAGAAATTTTCTACCCAGCCTGATAAAGTATATTCTACTGGTTGGATTTTGCTAATACCCTCTGAAGTTTTTAACTCACTTCGGCCTAAACTTTTTTGGACCTCTTTAGTTGACATACCTCTGAACTTCTTAAAATATTTTCTGCCCATTAAAAACTGCTCTTTGACTTCAGCAGAAAATTGATCTACTTTTTCCCCAGGATCTGTCCAAAAGTCATATTTTCTATTTTCTTCAAATGTCTCACCAGCACTTTCAAGTGTTTTGTTCAGCATACTTCCAAGCATTACATAGTCTGCTCCCAAAGCCAATGCTTTGATTATATCTGAGTATTTTTTAAATCCACCATCAGCAACTATTTTGGTAGAGAGATTTCTTTCTTGTTGTAGTTTGTATGTGTCATGAATCAATGAGGCCATTGGATAACCCACACCCGTTTGCACTGTGGTTAAACAACCTGCTCCATTACCTATGCCCATTCTAACATAATCAGCACCAGACTGAGCAAGTGATAAGTAGGTCAAGGGGTTAGCACAGTTACCAACCATCAGAACCAATTGTCTATCATATATTTCTTTGGCCTGCTCTAAAAGATCTTTAACTATCCTCATGTGTCCGTTAGCTATATCAATCAAAGCATACATTTTATCCTTTGGATGGAGCTCAATTGGATTGTCTATAAAAATTCTTTTGAAATCGTCAAGTCCATAGGAAAACCAAATTTTATGATCTGTGGAAAAATCAGTTTGTAATGGATTGGCTTTTCTTGGAAGAATTGAGTAGATCTTATGATCATTAAAAATATTACAGTTGTTTTCACTAATTACCGTATCCATTGGTGCAGTAAACAAAGGAAGCATTTGTTTTTCTTCTAAAATATCTACCTTCTTTCTCGAATTAATACTAGTATGTAATTCTGGTTCTATCAGAATGTCGTCAAAATCAAAAAGCATCTTGGGTTTTATCTTTTTAGATCTTTTACTAAAAAGATTTCTAATATGGATAACTCTATTTAGAAATAGAAATACGATATATACAATAAAAAATTAGGATGAAAAATATACTCCATTTTGATAAGTTTGTAAACGAGGGCTTTAAAGAAGGCGCAAGAAAATTTTTATATGGCCACGAAACCCAAGAAAAAGAGCAAATGGCTGAGCAAGATTTTATGAAGGCTTTAGACCAATTAGAGGTTTTGGTAAATGCTCAACCCGATAGATATTTCAATGGCTACAATTGGCCAGCAATGAAAACATCATTAATGAATCAAGCTGCTGAAAACAGATTCAGAGGTGGTATAGATGTTAGACCTAGCATGAACAGTGATAAACTATTTATTGTTTACAAAGAAGGTTTAAGTGGATTACAAATGTTGGCAGTAGCAGCAGCTGGTGCTATGCAATCTTATCAGTCAAAAGCTCAGTACGAGAATAAGAATGGAGGTGTAAAAGAAGGTTTTATGTCAGGTGCAAGAAAATTTGTCACTGGATATGAAACTAAGGAAGAGGAAATGAAAGCTCAAACTGAATTCATGGAAAACTTAGAAGCAGTTGAAGCTTTAGTAATGGCTAATCCTTCTGAGTATTTTGCAGGAGAAAATTGGCCAAAATACAAAATGGATTTAATGGATCAAGCTAAGGAAAATAAATTCAGAGGAGGATTACAAGTAGGTTACTCAGCAAGTGGTAATTCTGACAAACAGTTCGTCATTTACAAGCCTGGTTTAACTGGTTTAGAAATCATTGCTCAAGGTGCAGCAGAAAGAACTGCAAATCCGTTGGGAAAATAAAATATTTACAAAATTTCGAAAGGCATCTTAGGATGCCTTTTTTTATGCACCTTCTAAAATTTTTCTATCAATTTCAGTCAAAGATTGTTCACCCTGCTCATTTATCTTGTCTAAGATATTGTCAACTGAAAGATTTTGAAGAAGAAAATCATTTAATAATCTTCTGTTGTTTGGATCCGAAAACACAACATCGAATGCTTTTGATTTTTCTTTTGAAAGAAGAACGTTTTCGGTTATGTCTCTCACTTCACAAAGCACTTTTAAATCCTTCAACTTTTGAATCAGTGGATTACATTTATCAGCGGGAAGAAATGAAAAGATTGCTTCCTGATTTAATCCCTCTATTTCATCAATCGCCAGCAAATTCATGTCATCTAAAGTGTATTCAGCTTCCATGAAATAATCGTGGATAGATTGAGTTATTTTTTTATTCTCTTCTTCCGAAAGAGGTTTATCGATGAGGATGAATTTTATATTTTCCATACTGTAAATATATGGATTTATCTATAATAAAAAAATTATTTCCAATTTTTGTACAAAAATTCAGACAAGATAGCAAAGCCAATTTTCATTGACTTTTGCAAAATTCCTCATGAAGTAGTTGTAAGCTGGTTTGAATGGAATCTGTCTCAGTTTCATTCCTGCTTCATCCGGTGTTCGATCACCTTTAAAACAATTACACTTTGTACAACATGTGCCCATGTTTTCCCAAGTGTTAGATCCTCCTCTTGATTTAGGAAGAATATGATCAATGGTTAGATCTCTTTTTGCACCACAATATAAACACATAAAGCCGTCCCTTTTAAATATGTTGTCTCTTGAAGGATTGAATTTTTTAAAGGGCAATACAACATATTTCAGAAGTCTAATTACTGAAGGTCTCTTATAAACTTTTTTATCAGTGATTATTGGATTTTCTTCAATGTGCTCAATAATTTCAGCTTTGCCTTTGAATACAAGTTTGAATCCCCTAATCATATCTGTTATACTTACTGGAGTATAATCATTATTCAAGACAAGAACTTGCATGATAATTTTAGTTTTTGTTCTTGGACTAGTTTCAAGTATTTATCCTTTGTGAGGGTCAACGAAATAATAAACTTTGAGGAATATATAAAAGAAAAAAGACGAGATGGTATCTAAAAAGGTGTTTAGTTTTATAGAATTCGTAAACGAAAACTACAACAATCAAGACTTACTAAATGAAGAAAAAGAAGCATATGTCCCTTCAAAAGAGGATATAATGAAGATTTTGGAAATTCAGCAAAAAATTGGACAAAACTATAAGAAGGTTAAGGGAGAAAAACAGTTTGAAAAAGGAGGTAAAACAAACAAACAAGTTTGGGCATCATTAGATGTTTTCAATTCATTAGATGCCACTTTACAAGAATCTGCAATTAAAGATATTCAAAAAGCTTTTGGTAAAAAAAGCATAAGTCAAAAGACTTTTGAATCAGTTCTCAAAATGTTCGAAGAATCTGCAAATGGAGGGTCAATTTCCTACACAGTAAAATACTCAGGTAACAACCAAAGTATCTATGCAATTGTTACAAAGCAAACTATCGAAAAGGAAGAGCCTTCCAAAAAAACAGAAACTAAACCCCCGGTTGAATCAGAAAAAATAGTCCTGATAGATCCTTTGAAAACTTCTTATTTTTTCAAAAACAACATGTACGAAATTAAGGAAGATAATCTAGGGGAAACATTTGTTGATGTTGAATACACAAAACAGGTTTTAGATTTGATAGACGAAAAAATAGCCGAAGGCTACCAATCTTACCAAATAGATAAAGCTGGAGGGATCACAAAAATTTCTATAAGTGCTTCATGCTCAAGATACAGAAACAGAGGTATTTCAGAATCTCTATCGTGGGCAGAATTAGCTTACAAAAGAGTTGGTATCTTTTCTAAGTATATCAAAGCCTCGGCTGAGAAGATATCGGAAAATGACAAAGAATTTGTTGATAAGATTTTATCAGTAATTGAACTGGAATATTTTGGGTCTAACGGAGATGGAACATCAGGACCAGATCCAAATAAAGATGACAAAGGTGCATCAGTAAGAAAAGGATATTACATCCAAAAAGGTAACAAAGCTGAATTTGTTGACTCTAAAGGTACAGACCTAACTATGATTAATGTTGTAGATGTAACTACTGGAGAAAATGCAATTCCTGTGCTAGGAGAAAAACCTAAACAAGTTAAAGCAAAAAATGTTGATGGAACTGATATAGATAAAGCTCCGGCAAATCCTAAAGATTACGATCCATTCAGATATTTCCAAATAGAAATGGAGGGTCAATTTGTTAAGACAAAAGAAACAGAAACCCTTCCTGAAGAAGAACCACCTGTAATTACTGTTACTGAGAAATATAAAATTGCTATTTCTTTTCCAGTAAAAATTAAGAATAGCTCATTCATTAAATTACCAAGAAGATCTAAAAATAAAACTAAAACTTACAGTCCTCCCAAAGGAGGTGGAAAAAGAAGAGCAGTTCCTTGCCCTATATGGGATTAAATAAATTAAGATTTATAAAAAAGCCCTTAGGGGCTTTTTTTATTGATTAGGATCCTGAATAAAGACAGTAACATTAAATGTGTTGCAAACGATGCGAAGAAAACCCTGATCTATTTGCTTTTGGGTCAAATCCTTTGTAGTTTTATAAAACACCATGGTTGTATAGGATCCAATGTATCCATATTTTTTATCGGTTGCTATAGACCAATGTGAAGGAGAATTACGATAGGAAGCTAATACATTTTTGTAAGAAAATTCAGGATCAACTATTTCTTCCCAATTGGTACCTTTTTGATACTTTGGATTAATGATAGTATATGTGGTTTCAACGTTACAAATTTCTGAAGTTTGTCCATTGAATCCAGAACGATCACTAGGTTTTACTTTTTCGACAAAATTTGGATAATCTACATATTCTCTATGTGTGAGAGAGTCTGTGTGGATGTAATGAAATATAAGATATTGAGCATGGTGCTTGGCTGCAGAATCCAGCACTGAAAGCCTTTTCAACGAATTTGGATTACTCTTGTCAAACCCGGTAACTAAAGAATCTGTCGATTTAAATAAACATTTTATTTCTAAAATTTCAACACCTCTTGGCATCTGGGCATTACAAACTACAGATAAAATAAGGAAGGAAAGGGCTAGTATGTTTTTCATAATCTCCTTGTTTGATAAAGTAAATGTAGAAGATTCTAGCTAAGATAAAAAATATTTCCTCGTTTTATTTTAAAAACCGAAGAATTTTTTCTTTAATACCCACCTGCTTGATTCCTTCATTTCCCCTTGGAGTATGGACAAAATTTTCTAATCCCCATTCGTGGATAAATTCCATCGAATAAGATTTGACAATCTTACCCATATTGAGATCGTCCACTGCAACCCAATTGGTTACTTCAGGATGGCTTTCAAGCCAGGTCATAATTTCCAAGCTTCTTGTGCCCTCAGAATCCCAGTCTCTGTGCCAAGTAGCTTTAGCTGGATCAATTATGTTTCCGGTGAAAGCAATGGGTTTTTTTATAATTCCCTGCATTTCATAATACAATCCCATTTCTTCAAGATTACAGAAGTGCTGCCAATCTGAACTCACGACTATTTCAGCATCTGTTTCTAAAAGGATTTTATTTAGAACACCAATTGCTTTTTTGTTGAAATTATCAAATCTGAATTCAACTGGTACACTCCTTTCTCCACCTGGATTTGGATTAGAGTAAGCTTTAGTTTTTTTCAATCTACTTCCCCATTCTGATGACAAACAGATAACACCATCATGGTCTAAAAACAGAATTTTCATAATACAAATATAAAAAAATAGCACCGAAAGGATATATATTTTACTAAAAAAATCATCAATGGAAAAAAACATTCTCAGATTTAGTAGCTACTTGGAAACACTTAGCGGAACAATCAATGAAAGCGAAACTTCAATCAAAACAATTTCACAAATAATCTCTGCTTACACTAAACTTTATATGTTTCTCGTTTCAAAGTCTCCTAATTACAAAGATGTAGTTACTGATTTGATTGAGGTTAACGAAGAAAAAGACCCAGCTAAAAGAGGTGAGAAAATGGCCGCTATGCTTAACAAGGTAGCTGAAACTGTTGATGCTAAGTATGCAGATGTTAAAACTGGTATTAAAGATCTTGCTAAGAAAATTGGGGATTTATTTACTTCAGTTGCATCAAGTGAAGATGCTAAGAGTAAGAAAGAGGTAATAGACACAGCAATAGCTACACAAATATTCGGATATAGAGATATTGCTAAAAAAGAAGGAACTAACGAAAATATTCAAGGATTAGGTAAAAACCACGTTCAAATGTTTGAGCAGTTCACTTACCCTCTTCTATTCGAAAAGAAAACATTTGAAGATGAAAGAGAGGATTTGGTTCAACAAATGAAGCCAACCTACACTGAAATGCAGCTTCAGAAAACTAATCCTAGTACAGAAACACTTAAAGCTAAAGCTGAAGAAGTGGTAAAAAGATTTGATGAAATTACCAAGCTTCTGAAAACTGAAGAAGAGTGGGAAAAAATGAAAAACAAAAAAGCTAGAAAAGAAAAGATTAAGGAACTGGGTGAAGAAATAGCTAAAACATCTGAAGAGGTTAGTAAAATACAAAAAGATGAGCTTTTCAAAATTGGTATTGAAAAGAAAACCGCTGAAGACTTATCTAGCGTGATAACTGGAATAGCAGAACTTGAGAAAAAAGCTAAAGTCGTTGATGATGCAGTTTTAGCTAAAGCAGGAAGAGACACATTTCATTCTTCTCTAAAAGTTGGTGATACAGTTAAATACAAAAAAGATGATGGAACTGAAGCTGAGGGGGAAATCAGTAAAATAGTAGGTATAGGAGACGAGGCTAAATACACCTTTAAAGATAAGGAAGGAAATCTTTTTGCTAAAACAGGGGATCAGATTATCTCAAAGGTCGAAAAAACAGAAGACAAAAAAGAAGAAGAGAAAAAAGAGTCTACTTTAAAATTAGAAAAAACGATCAAAGCAACTGGATCTTCACCAACAGGTGAAAATCTAGAACTAACCAAAAAGGTTTTCTCTTTGATATATGATAAATTTACTGATAATAAAGAAATATCAGCTATGGAAGAATGGAAAAAATCCAACTTCGGCAAAACTAGTAAATTCTTCATAGGACCAAGCAGAACAGCAGTCATTAAAGCTATCAAGAAAGAGTATGGTTTAGAAGCAAAAAATGGAGATATCACCCCAGAATTGGTTCAAAAACTATCAGCATAACAAAAAATACAATATTTAAAAGGGATAAATTCTATCCCTTTTTTTGTGACCTGTGATTACATATTCGTCACAATCAGATATATAAAACATCTAATTAATCAATGAAACACATAAGAAAATTTGGAAATTTTGGAACCAAGATTAACGAGGGGTTCTGGAATAGTATTTTCGGAAATCCTACTATTGATGATGCTGCACAAGACTCAATGAAGGGCCAAGGATGGAGTCACAGAGGAAAAGAAGAGGATGAACAAAATTATATTATGTTCCAAGGACAGAAATTCTATCCTGACCAAATAGAATATGATGATGCTTACTCAACTAAGCCTATTCCTAGAATTGAGAACGGAAAGCTAATTGTAGCTAATCCTTCTTGGAATATGTAAAGGAAGTACCCGGGACGGGAATCGAACCCGTACAACCAAATGGTTACAGCATTTTAAGTGCTGCGTGACTACCAATTCCACCACCCGGGCAAATGGTCGAGACAATGAGACTTGAACTCATAGCCTTGATCGTATAAGGATCCTGCTCTTACCATTGAGCTATGTCTCGATTTTAAAAATGTGTTCCCTGTAGGGATCGAACCTACGACCTACGGTTTATGAGACCGTTGCTACTAACCAACTGAGCTAAGGGAACTTTATGATAAATATTTTGTGGGAATTTCATATATTCCTCTTCTTATCTGTTCAATCTCCTCTTTTTTGATTATTATAAGATTATTTACGCATTTCCACTTTTCTCTATCACGATCTCTTTCATAGCCTTTTACCTCGATATAAGCATCAATTTTTGGCAAATAAAAATCAGGAAAATAGTAATGAATATTCCCTATCCAAAAATAGTCGAATGGTTTTGTAATTTTATTTGTCCATTGTATTTCATGAATGTCGAGCCATTTTGCTACATCTAGCTCCCATTTTCCTTTAAGCTTAAATCCCTTATATTCAAAAATTTTAGTTCTACCTGAAACGTTATTAGCTGAATAAGAGTGTGGGTTTTCAAGAACTGTTTTTTTCATTTTTTCTGAATGCTTTTTTTTCCTTTCAAGTGTCCATTTTTCACCCTTTTTAGAGTCTGATATTTTTTTTCTGGTTTCTTGGGCTAATAAAGGAAATGAGAGCCCCATTTCTTTAGATTTTATATATTGATTGGAAGCATTAGATTTTTTTCCAAACATTGGGTTATTTTCTCCAGCTTTACTCTTTCTTTCTGGATTCATTTTGCAATAAGACTCGTGATTTTTTAATCCAAATATATTTTTATCTTCTTTACAATATTTACAATTCATACTAAACTATATATAAAAAGTACCCCTGGCGGGAATCGAACCCACATTTTGAGATTAGAAGTCACATGTTCTATCCGTTGAACTACGGGGGCTTAAATTATTTTACCACTACTTCAAAGAACAAAAAAACCGGAACTTTTAAAGGTCCCGGTTTTTGATATATTTAAGATGGAATATCAAAATTAGGACCTTTTAAAATCGTCTTATGAACGACCTTAATATTAGCCTTAATGAAATTGATTTTCCTATCATTTGTGTTTTATACCTTTGTGAATGCTTTTGTTTCACAAAGATAACAAATTAAAGTACTGAAAAAAATATTTTATGAAGTTCTTCGATGAAAATTTTAGTTGGTTTGCCTAAATAAGATGCAACATCTTCGGCTATTTCTTCATCTTCTGTATCACAGACAATATAAAAATTAGCATCTTCCCTGATTGAGCTTCTGTTTAGGGCTAAATTGTCTAAATCTGATGCTGGATCATCCCAGAGATCTTCGTAGTCTGGTCTCTCAATTTCATCTTCTTCAAAGTATGAGAAGATATCTTTCTCCTCATAGCTGAATTCATCGAATTCACAATAAATCTTGATTGCCATAAAAATGCTTGATTAAACTTCCTCGATTAGAACTTTCTTAAGATCGTATCCTGTTGGGATATCTGAAGATTTTTCGTAGTAACCAATAATTGAATACTGTTTTCCGTCTGAACTAGAATCTGGAACCATCTCCATTTTGCTAACCATTGATCCTCCAGTGTATTCTGGTTCTAATGCACCACCTATTTCGATTGTTGTAGGCATGCCTTCAGAATTTTCAAAATTTACAAAGTAGTTTCCCTCGGTATAAGCATCACCTTGGGTGATGTCGGTAGATTCAGCTTCAAAGTGAACTGGAGTAGTTTCAACTGGCATGGTTTCAAAACCATAATCTTCGTATATTTTTAAATGCCTCATCTTTTTTAATTATATATCTATTTATCTTCCCTGGCCAACGTAAACTTTTTTGTAATTCTTAGATTTTTTGTTTTTACTAGATTTACACTTAGAATGTATCCCTTTATTACATTTCTTTGCTTTCTTTCTGAATGTACTAGTGGATTCACTTTTCTTAGGTTTAGCCATGTTTTGATAAGATTATTTAGTTTTGTCTACATATGTATCTTAGAGAAACAAAAAATCCCGCCTGAGCGGGATTTGGTTGATATGGCACAAAAACTCAGGATTCTATAGAATCCCAAATGTCAATAATTGCTTTTGCAAAGACAGGTTCTTTTCCTGTCCAACCTGATAAAATTGCACCTCTATAAAGATTTTCTGGAAGAACTGAATTATCGTATCCAGCAACCTGAACAGAGAAGACATTTACTTTAGGATTCACCTTCTTTCTGTAAACTTCAACCATCTTTAAAACATCTACGTGTGTGGATGAACTAGTTGTTCCATAAGGAGATCTGCCAACAGTGTTTGAAAATCCGAAAAGACCACCGTGTCCCGCTTGCATATCAGAGTAAATGAAGACCGTATCGTAGTGAATCTTTTCTGTGATGGCTTGATCCCAAAATACCCAAATACCATTCTCAGTAGATCCCCCTTGCATTTTTCCTCTTTGTGATGTCTCTTCCAGTTGTGTGAGTAGACCATTTCTTTTAGAGATCTCTTCTAATGAAAGTTTATCACCAAAAACACCAACAAGACCTTGGTCTGCTTGCATTGCAGTAATTAAAGAAGAAAGGTTTGCAATTTCTGCTACGGTAACTGATCCATATTCACTCTGACAAGATCCCCAAGCAGAACCTGAATTGTCAGACAGACAAGCAACTTTACCCTTAAGCTTAGGCATATTTGCTACTGCTATATCTAAGCATTCTTCTAAAGCATCAAGTATTAGTCTTTTGTTGTTTACTTCTTCTGAAGACTTAACTGCTTTATAAGCTGACCAATATCTAAATGGGAATTGCTTTCCTTTCAAAACTCCAGATTTTAATCCATCTAGAATTTTAACGGTGGTATCAAGATCTGATATCTCTTTGAAAATTCCTCTTAGGTTTTTCAGAAGAGCCATATGAGGAACTGTAATTTGCTTCAAAATCTCTTGCCAGTTTTTACCTGCAGACTTAAGACTTTCCCAGGTCATTTCAGTTTCTAAAATATTGAGCTTACCAGTTGTCATAAGCTCACTGATGTCATCATTAGAAGCATGAGATATTCTTACTAGGTCAATGAGTTTTTTGCCCTTGTACTTGTTGAGCTGATATCTGCTATACTCTTCTAATCTTTCCGCCCATGTACGTTTAATTAAGGATGGAAGCTTTGATTTTGTTCCATTCTTAAACATGTAATAGTCAAACTGGTTAGTTAAGTCATCAGGTCTTTCTGCAATTTTCTTCCCGATGTTTTTCATATAACCAGGATTCATCTCATTAAAAGATTTCCTGCTCTCGTGAGAAAGTGCCCTAACAAATATAACCGAAGGGTTTAATCTCATAAGATATTCAGTCCTGAGTTCTAGGGCTAAGTCCAATGTAGCTTGGAAATCAAAAGAAAGCGAATTGTCGATTGCCTGCTCAAAAACATCCACTGCAGATCTTTTATCTTTGAATAGATCCGGGAAAATTGAATGGTCTATAATCGTAGAGATATTTTTGATTGTAGCATTAGAATTGATCCCATCCCGATAATATTGAGGTTCTCCAAAAATCGAAGAAGCTGCTACAATTTTCAATGTTTGTAAAGGAGAAATCTTGTAAGATGTTCCTGACATGAAATTCTGAACTTTGTCTCCAGAGTTTTTTCTAGACAAAGCTGTTTCTTTAATACCAAATTCGCTTAATTTAGACATGAGAGTTGTGGTTTAAATTACACAATAAAAAAGGATCTAGAATGTGAAAAATCTCACACTTAGATCCCAGAATTTTTATGACTATTGCTAGTCTTTAAAAAAAATCCGAGAATATTAGTTTTGGGTTTTTTTCGATAATAAGTGAAGTATCCCAAAACACCGCTTCAGATTTAGTTATTTCTTTGTTTCTTGAGAAATCTTTAAAAGGGATTGCTAATTACGTTAGCTAGTCGTACCCTAATTTCTAGGCCGGTATAATGACCCGATCTACTGTGGTTTTCCTTTGCAGGCGTTTTTTCTGTAGCACTACTAAAACCTTTGTGCCTTGTACTAATCTTGGGGATTAATACTCAGCTTTTTTTGCGTAATTGTGGAGTATCCTTCTAAACCGCTTCAAGAAAAAAAGAATAAGAAATGAAAGAACGTTTTATTTTGATACCGCTAATGTAATACAAAGTTTCAATTTAGATTCTCCTGGAGGAAAATTTTTATTTGATCTTCTGATTTTACTCCTGAAAATCTAGCAACTTCTTTACCCTCACTGGTGATCACACATGTTGGAATATTTTTAATTCCAAACTTTTTAGTTGTTAGTTGAGCCTCTCCAACATCTGCCTTTACGAAATTGAAATCGTTTTGAAATTCTTCTGACACTTTCTCCAATGTTGGTTTTATAATTTTGCAAGGTCCACACCAATCTGCAGAAAATAGGATAAAAGATTTCTGTGAAGAATCAATTACTTTTTCTAGTTCTTGGTCTTTAAGACTATTCATTTTGTTTGAGTTATTTAGTAGTCTATATAACCTCAAAGACTTTGAACTTCAATCTTTATTCACTTATTTTTTCGTCAATTTCACTTAAAGACGGACCTGATAAATCGATTTCACTACTTGGATTTACGTTTAATTTTTTTGTGAAATCGCTAGATATTTCTAATGATTCATTTTCCGATCTAATCTCAGAAACTGCACCTCCTTCTGAAGATTTATTTTGGCTTTGAATCATCTCCATGAGTTTTTTCATCTTAGTTTTTGACAAGCCTTTTGGTTTAGGTGTATGTTTTACCTTTTTACCATTTTTCTTTCTTACTCTACTTTTAGGCATAAATTTTTATTTTATTTTGTAGTAAATTTCTAAAAATTGTTTCTTGGCTGTTTCTGAATCCATTGATTGAAAGTTGTCGCTCAGTACTTTATTTTCCCATTCAAAAAATAAGGCCTCCCTATCATAAAGCTTTACTTCATCACAAAGAGGATAATCAAATCCAAATTTTTTACCGATAACCTTCATGAGCTTATCCTCAACCTCCAAGTATTGTGGAATCTCGTCTTTTATGGGTTTTGGTAAATCAATTAAGTATGCTTCACTGGCATCATGTAATAAAGCTTGTAAAGCGTGCTGTTTTGAGACTTTTTCTGAAACCCAAATGGAATGTTCAGCAACTGAATAAAAGCTCTTTATATGTCCTGCAAATCTGCATAACAGGGATAATGAATGAGCAATATCTATTATCTCAAGATGATCAGGATTAGGGTCAAAGACATCAAAATAATGACCACTATAAGTTCTGATTAATCTACCTGCAAAAAGTGGGTCCATGTTCATCATAGTAAATTGCTTGATATATAGTTTCATGATAAAGAGGTTTGCAGATTATCTTAATGAATCACAAGGAATGAAGCCTGAAGACTTTGATCTAGATACAAGATTTGACTGGGTTCCTGAGATTATGGACAAAATAGAAAAAGTAGTTTTAAAAGCTGAAAAAATCCAAAAAGACTACTCATATAATGGCAGGAAAAATTCAGATTCTTTTGAATTTAACATCAAGACTAGAACTTGGCCAGAATTTGAGAAGCTCCGGAAAACATATAATGTTGACCTTGATTACATCTATCAAATGTGGGATACTTTTCTTTCTGACAATCTTCAAATACAAGCGGACGATATAATTGACTCATCTAGATTTTTTGAGGCCTGGAGTCAAGCGGGGAGAAGTGGAGGTTGGCTTTTTCTCAAATATAGGGATTACTTATTTGATGAACCCGAAGATTGGATCCAAGAAAGAGTAAATCATCTAAACGACCTGACCGAAGAAATCAGCGAAGAGGATTTTGAGCTTTATCAAGAGCTTAAACAAGCATCCAATCCAGCATATAGATTTCTAAGAAGAATAGGAACTGAACCGGTATCACAAGACATAATATCTGCTGAAGAGGAAAGCAACAATGTTAAAGTTATTCTTGATGGATATTACAAGAGATTAGTTTTTTTAGAAAAAGAGCTTGAGAAGGTTAAAAATAGAATTGATACTTTTTGGGAAGATGTAGAAGTGGATTTCGAGCAATTCTTGGAGTCAAATATCCAACAAGATTAAAGAATTCCTAAATCTATCCAATCTTGATACCAATTTCCAGATTGAGATTCATCTAAACTTGACTTTACAACCACATCATTATTTTTAAAGTACACGGTGTTGTCCTCAAAGATATCATTAACAAGAATCTTATGTACTTTCAATCTGAATGACAAATAAGCTCCAAAAGGATCTAACTCACAAACCTTTTCACCCTCAGTACGAACGAAAACACCAGTGAAAGAATTTTCTCCGATAGTCCTATTCAGAATATCCTCAACATAAACACGATTTTCGGTGTTTATAATATCCAGGTTTGGATTATTTGTTTTTTCTAATTTTCCGTTATTGACTTTCCACCAAAGATTGGATGATTCTTCACAAATCCAAACGGGTAAAATGTGGGAAAGTTTAATTAAAAAAGATGCTTGTAAATTCCTAGGATTGTAAAATGAATCTATAAAATCTCCTCTATCTTTGGAAAGCATTTTGTATTTTCCTTCATAGATTGCACAAGGATCTCTGTTTTCATCTAATAAAAAACCATCTATGTCCCAAAGACAGAAATTGCCAGGCAAACAAGTTCTGTGTCCTTCCGAAAAAGCATTTGATTTTCCCCAGTTTCTTTGTCTAACCATTAAACTATAATTGCTCTTTCTCCCTCTACTATCACATCTGAACAAAAGCCTTGCAAGACAAGATAGGGCTGAGTTTTATTCCTTTTAGTTTCACATTTCACTTTACATTCAACATCACGAATTGGTATACACTGACCTCTGAAGTGAACAGTCATACCTCCCGTTTGTTTCCTATAGTGAAAGAAAAATCTATATTTGCTAGGCATAAATTTTTTACACTAGAAGCTAATAAAGTTTCGTTTCTAATTAATAATTCGAAGGAAGCATACCCGCTTCATAACGGCTTTTGCCGTTCTTAAGAAGGAATTCAAGCTCTATCCACTGGTTTTTAGTCAACCTTTTTTTACTTGTGACTTTATCCCAAAGACTAGAAAAGAATTTATTTGTGCGGTATTTGAAATGCAAAAAATCCCAAAGTCTTTGATAATAAGCAACTTCAGAATCAGAGAAATCCTTGTATTTTGATTGTCCCGAATTTTCAAAGAGTTTGATGTGTTTCATGTTAAACCTAATATTTTCGGAGAAAGCTCATAAAAGTTAGAAAGAAAGTCATGAGCCAAAGCTTGATTGATTTCTACTAATTCTATACCATCTTCCCAGTCTCTCAGACCTTTTCCTATCTGTAAATTTTTGATGTTGTTATTTACAAACTGTACCATGTCCTCATCATCGGGATCATAATTTTCCCAATCATATTCCCAATCAGGATCTCCGTCTTCATCAGTACCATAATAGATTTTTTCAACATCTGCATATTCACCAAAATCTTTCTTATCAAAATCTGAATAATAAAAAGCCCAAAGCTTGTTGGTCTTCTTATCTTTTAAAATCAGAAAGTCTCCTTTAGAAACACGCTTGACAAATTCGAAGGATTCAGGTCTATCGGAAGATTCATTTTCTAGAATAAAACTGCTGAACTTTTTAATTTCCATGTATTATTTATCCAAAGAAGATCTTGCTTTCTCAATTCGATCTATCTCAAGAATTTGGTCCTCTAAAATGGGTAAGATCTTTTCTAAAAAACTTTTATTAGGAATTCCGTAAATAACTCCTAAACTGGAACCTTGGAAATAAACTTCTGTGGAAGGTGAATCACAACAGGGATCTTCTTTAACTTCGTAAGTGAAAATACCAGAGAAATCTGTGTGATTGAAATTTTTCTCGAGGTATTGTAAACTTATATCACTTACACTTCTGGTATTGACAATGAGGTTGATTTTTTTTGTCTTAGGAGGGAAATTAAAACTAAGCAAACAAACGGAGAGAAGTAAAAAAATATATTTCATCTTTTTTATAAATTTTAGTGCAATTTATAAAAAAAATTCGATTTAGTTAATAAAAGTATAAGAAGCACCACCTGCACCGAAATCTGGCTCAGAATAAACCCCAACAAGATTAGAGAAAAACACTCCTCCTCTACTATCATTAACTGAACTTGTATCCCAATCATCAACATTTACCCATCCATTAGTTCCATCACATTGTACAAAAAATTCTAATACAGTATCTAACGGAACTGCAGAAACAGTATAGCTTAATTGTTGCCAAACACCACCTGTTGAAGATGCTGTTGCAACAACAGTATCTTCTAAATTACTTGACATACTATTGAATCGATAAACCAATTCTGGGTTAATCCCGTTATATTGGACTCCATCTGCCAATGTAGATAATCTTACCCAAACAGATACTGTGCTTGACTCTCCTGCTACTACAGGAATTCTTACAGTGTTACTTGCCAAAATTCCATATCTAAAAGCGGGGGTCAATCTTGTTGATGGAGCTGAAGTTCTAAATATAGTTGTGTCTGTTGAAATATTTCCAAGGTTTGTGTAAATTGTGTTACTTCCTGTTACACCATTCTCTTTAAAAACTTGTATTCCTTGTATGTATGGTGTTCCCTTGAAGAAATTGTTTCTTGAATTTACAGTTCCAAAAAATTGTGGATTTGAGACCATAAGATTTCCACCTCTAGTATAGTCTGAACGGAAAATTGAAGTGCTAAAGGCATTTGTTCCACCTGTTGGAGAAATTGCAAAAGAACAGTCAACGAAGTGCATATAATCTGTGTATGATGGAACCTGACTTGCTTGTGGATAAACAGCACTTGCAACAGTAACGTTCCTGTCTCTCCAAAGGTAACAATCTTTAAAAATAACTCTATTAATGAGATTGGTGTAAGTTATTAAAGAATTACTCGATCCAAAAATGTAAGCAGAATCAAAAGTTATTTGTGAGGAAGAATAAAGCATGTCATAATTGACAAAAGTTATTGCTGTTCCTCCAGCATTATAGAAGACCCTCCATCCTGGAATAGTTAAGACACTTTTATCCGAAAATTCACTCGCAACTGTTGCTGAAACTCCAAATTGTGCACCAAAAGAACCATTCGAATATATTCTCCAGTTATCAAAAATAGTATTAGTACCAATAGGATAGCATCTTGCTGTGCCAGACGAATATGTATTTAAAATCACTCCAGTACTGGAGGAGGAGGTAAATATATTTCCATCACTAGATCCAATCCAGTATTGAACAAAACAGCTTCCGTTTCTTACAAAGAAATTGTTCCTCCAAGTTAAACTATCAACACCGGCTACAGCAAGAAGAGTTATTCCTGCTCCGCTGTAATTGTAGATAACATTATCGGAAAAAATAAGGGAGGATCCAGTACCTGCCACTGATGTACCAAGATAAAATCCAAGACCTGAAGCGAGGGGGGTTGATTGGTAAAACGAGCAATATCTAATTTCAACACTCATATCTTGAGCATTTCCTGTATTGGTCCCAACACTAACTCCTGCTGTTGTCGCTGCTGTTCCTGCACATTGCAAAAACTGCGTGTATTTACAGTTAACAACAGTATTTTGTCCGGTGATTTGTACATTCGTTGAAAGTGTAGTAGTAGCCCCAACAGTAATAATTACATTTCTATTTAGGTTTGCTATATCTGCTTCAGTCCATGAACTTGAACTTCCTGAATGTGCATTGGTCAATGCTGCAATTGAAGCAGTTGTTGAACTAACTCCAGAAGCAAGGTTTTTTATCTCAGCTTGAGCAGCAGTTGTAGATGTTGAAGCTAAAACGATAGTCTCTCCGGATTTCCAGTTAGTTGGAGTTGCACTTAGTGTTATTGATGTTGCACCAGCAGAAGCATCTGCAGCTAATTTAATTCCTGTGCTTTTTTCTTCCCCATAAGTTATAAAAGTTCCTCCACTTATAAAAAGACTGAATTGATTGGCTGAAGTAACATTTAGCTCTAATCTTGCAAATCCACCATTAGGAATCGGATTCGTTGAATCTCCCATTTTTAAAGTGCCCCCACTAGTGACGAACATGTTACCACTCAACCTAAGTATGTAAGTTGCTGCTGTTGTGGGATATTGAAGAGTGCCTTTTGTTGCTATGTAGATCTGGCCATACACAGTTGCACTGGATGTTTGGTTCATCGTCACCGCATATGAGTTACTAGTTCCCGCCCCAGTGTAATTTCCAGCAATAATTAATACGTCAGTAGCTGCTGGAGCTGCATTAGTAGTTGTAACTAATCCCCTGCTCCAGTTTGTTGTCCCTGACGTGTATACTGTAATTTGGTTTGCAACAGAGGTAGAGAGTCTTACTGCATAGTTAGTTGCTGCTAATAATGTTATATCAGAAGCAAATTTGAAATAAGCCCACCCTAAACCTCTCGCTCCCGTTCTAGTACTCAGAACAGCGGGAAGATCCGAAACGTTAACAGTTACAGTTGCACCAGCAACTGCTGCACCAGCAGTCGTGTTAAACAAAGCAACAGTAAAAGTTCCGGAAGGACTTGTAGTTGTGTTTAATATTTGTATAAGAATTCCAGAAGTTGTAATTGCACCAGGAGTAAAAGCTGTTGAGTTAGTTGGGGTAGTTGTGACTGTTCCTGGGGCAACAACTGAATCCAAAAAAGAAGCTGCATTCACAACGTCCCAAGTTGAAGCATCTAGAAAATTACCGCTTTGTACAGAGACCAGAGTTGCCATTATTCAATTACTATTTGTGTTAAAGTTTGATCTGGATATAAATTCAAAGCTATCTCTCTTACTCTTTCTTCCATTTCTATTGTAGTGTATGGTTGGCTAAAAATTACACCAGATAAACTAAATTGGAGTTGATTGTTTTCGTCGTCAGAAAAATTAAGATCAAAGAAATCATCATTACCAACACACCTTTTATTTATTAAATATGCTATCATATAATCTTAGCTGTTAAAGTAAAAGTTGCCCTTTTTATCGAACTAACACTCCTCACGTTAAATCTCAATATATCATTTCTTTGAATCTCTGTAGTAACCCAAGATCCTAATGAACTGCTTGTATTTTTGTTTGAAGCAGAAATAGATGGATATCCTCCACCAATTATCGAATCGCCCACAACTGGAGGAAAGTTAGCGTATGTGTCTTTCCATATATCAAGTTCAATACTTCCAGTTTGATCTGCTAGAATTTGCCAACTTAATATTTTTAGATTGTATGGAATCACTAAATCCCCTTTAATACCTGTTGTAATTACAGAATCTCCAGCATCTATTACAATACCAAAGGTTTTCGTTGCATCAGTAGCATCTCCTGCGATTAATACCCAACTTGAAAATCCCTCATAAGACACTTTTAAGACAGTACCAGAAATATAAGTTGTTACGGAATTGTCGCCATTGATTTTATAGCCAGAATCTGAGGGATTTGGCTGGATTACTAAACCATTTATATTACTCCCAAAATCCGAAATTGTTATAGTGTAACCAACACCTATCTCATTCGTTGATATACTTGGAAGTGTAAGAGTTCCTGAACCACCAGTTGCACCTGTTATTTCGACAGAAGTTATTCCAGGTTCTATCGTATAAGTGGTAGTATTAAATTGATAATTTGGTCTCCAAATACTCATGCCAGGTAATTAGGTTTGTTGAAATTCAATTTTACATCAAGATCTCCATTCAAAATATTATAAACGAGGCCTGTAGGTGCATTAGTATTAGATATACATCTTGATGCAATACTTACATTTGACTTGAAAGTTGCAGATGCTGCAAGAGTAGCTGTTGCAATTTCTGACCAAAACGTGCATCCATCTAAAAATAAATAAATTGAGTGGTCCGATGAATTAAGAAACTGTATCAACGATGTGGGGATATTTGTTTGGTTTATAACTGATGTGTTAATCAAAGAAAAACTCATCTCACCATTAAGATAAATCGTAGAAGGCAAACTTGAGATATTTCGGGTATTACCGGAAATAATTGAATTCTCAATCCTCAGTTCATATGCAGGAGTTACTGAGCTATTTGTATCACAATATAGTACAGCAGTATTTCCTGAATTTATCAAAATACAATTGTTCAAATAAACCTGACATATATCTCCTGCAGTTAAACTGATTGGAGCACCTCCAACACCTGCACTATCTTCAAGATTAAATTCAATTCTAATATTTTGTAAAACCACATACAACTCAGTAACAGCATCAGCATATAAGAAAAGCTGATCTGTGCCTGTGAAAACCATCCGTGTTTTTTCGCTTTCATTTCCATTCATTACTAAAGTTAACTTCGAAGAAGAATCAAGAGTTATCCACGAATTTGCAAATGTGACAAAAGAAACACTTACCCCTGGATCAAAGTCGATAAAAATTTTAGGAAAATAGGTAAAATTCGAAACAGGAACAGATTCAGTATAAGAGCCAGAAAAAACCTTTATAGTAAAATCCTCCAGTGTATTGCTTATTATATAATTTATTGCTCCTGTAATAGTTACAAAAGGTAAAGTGATATCCCCAGGAGATCCTGTTGCATCATCGCCATTTGGATCTACAAAAATTGTTTTCTGTAAGATAAATGCAGGCCCAGTTGCTCCAGTAGCACCGGTATTTCCTGTTGCTCCTGTTGCTCCAGTAGAGCCAATTCCAGTTGCTCCAGCGGCACCAGTGGCACCAGTATTTCCTGTTGATCCAGTTGGTCCAGTAGCACCTGTTGGACCAACTGGTCCAGTGGCTCCTGGTTGAGATGGGAAACTAGTAGTTATTACTGAATAGTGCTGACTACCTTCAGTTCTAAAATTGATAGTTTGCGATCCAGAACCAGTGTTATAAGCAATAATTTTAACAACTATCCTATCACTTGTTAAAATATTAGTTTGGGGAAATACACCATCCAACAAGAACATTGTGGTTGTAGTCGGAATGTTTGTAATTACCTCAGAATCTGAAGTAAATATAAGTACTTCCGGTCCAGATGTTGGACGTTTATAAGCTTCGTAATAAACTTCCCAATCATCAGTTCCTGAGTTACCATCAAAATGTAAATAAGCGGACCAAAGACCTGCTGGGATCACGGTGATATTCGGATCGCCTGATGGAGTTTGGAAAGATTGTATAATTCCAGTTGCTCCAACTGCAAGTGTCAAACTTACTGTTTGTTCAGTAGTTGAAGTTGGAATTTTTGAAAATTCCTTATAAGGTGTTTGAGATACACTTTCATTTAGATAATAAATTATACCCGTAGTGTATCCAGCTGCTCCCGTTGGACCAGTTGCTCCAGTAGCACCTGTTGGACCAGAACTACCAGTAGCTCCTGTACCACCTGTTGTTCCAACAGCTCCAGTATTTCCTGTAGAGCCAGTAGGTCCAGTAGGTCCTTGAATACCTGTTGTCCCAGTGGCTCCAGTTGAACCTGTTTCTCCTGTGTTCCCGGTAGGTCCGGTAGGTCCTTGGATTCCCGTTGGTCCGATGGCTCCGGTTGCACCGGTTTCTCCTGTATTCCCAGTGGAACCAGTGGAACCAGTGGGCCCGGTAGGTCCTTGGATACCTGTTGCTCCAGTTGGACCAAAACCAGTAGCTCCTGTAGAACCCGTTGGACCAATAACTCCTATAGGGAGAAAAGTAACTTTTATTGATTCTCCTATAGAAGGAGTTACAGAACCTGGATTCACTAATGGGGTTATAGTGAAATCAAAATATGACCCTTGATCAACAGGATTTGCAGTTATTTGGTATGTGTAAAAACTTTGTTGATATTGTAAAATTATAATAGATCCAACACTTATTGAAGCAAATAATCCATCATAATCTACATTGCTACTGGAGGTTTCTTCTATCTGTATAGAAACCTCTCCTCCGCCCAAAGCACCATTACTCGTGTAAATTCTGCCATTCGAAACAACTGGTCCCCACGTCCAAGAATCTAATGAAGCAGCAACACCAGTTGGTCCTTGAGGTCCAGTGTCTCCGGTTGGACCGGTTGGACCAGAGGAACCAGTTGGTCCAGTTCCTCCGCTTGGAGGAAAAGTTAAAGGGTTTCCAGTTCCGTCAAAATATCCACCAGTTCCGTCAGTTTGAACCAACCTGGGAAAAGTATCAGAAACTTTGACATTGGTTAAATCTAATGGTCCTGGCATCCTACTTTTTTCAAATCAGTCCAGAATATCAAAATCTAATATCTACTTTCTTCTGAGATTTGATTTGAACTGTTACTTTTTTAGCTCCTTCCACAATAAATGTTTCTTCCCAAGGAATGAAAATAGTGTCATCAACTATAACTTCTAATCTGACACGACCCGTTGATTTTTCTGGATAGAAATTCATTTTTTTAAGTGCAACCGCACATTTTCCGTCCTTACTTATTTTACCGTAGAAAACGAGATTGCAAATTTCATGATCAAAGACCAATCGAACTTGCGAAGATGAAAGTTTTGCTCCCTGTACTGAGATGTTACATTCAAAAACTTCTTCCTTGTCTCGATAAATTTTATATAAGGAAGATTCTGATTCATCTTCAGTATTTTCCGATTCTATTTCTTGGTCATCCTCTTCAAAATCGTCTTGGATGTTATCATGGTTGGAACTGTGGCTGTGATTCTGTGGATTTTCAACCTCGTGTTCCCTTGGAGGAATATTTGTGTTTTGTTGAATGACTTGTTCAGACTGAGAACTAACTGGAATATTTTTGTTGAACGATTGTCCGAGAATTCCAGAAATAAAAGAATCTACTGATCCAAAAGTGGCAACATTATTTCCAGATCCCCTGTTCAAGGCTTCTAAAATTGCAGAACTTGATCCTTTATGTTTCCAATCCTCGTATTTTTGCATTATTTTTCTTTAATTTCTGCCTTCACTTGTATGTGTTTTTTACTATACAGATCCAAAGTTTTTTGAATATCATCAATAGTAATTTTAGCGGTTTTCGTTATCTCTTTTTGTAATTTCTTCTCTTTTCCTTTCACCTGTACAATAACCTCTAAAAGTTTATTTATCTTCTCTTCTTCTACCTTTTTCTTAATCAGCTTCTTTCTCATGGATTCCCAAGGATCCATTTCATCAAGAGCTAAAGTAAGGTCCCCTCCAACTATACCTCCAACAGTGTCTTCTATTAATATCGCAACATCTATCCAAATATAGTCAGTGCCAATCCATTCCTCCTCAACTTCTTTCCAATCTAAAAAATACTTGTATGACATCTTTGTATATATTCAGAGAGATTATCTTTCTCCTTAACGAACCCAAGGTACACCTATGGTTTTTGGTATTGTTGGTAACTGTTGCCAATTAAGAGTTGCAGCTCCAATTGTTCCTTTGTAAACCCAGATTGTTCTACCATTAGAGGAGTCGATATCAGTGGCAGTAACGTGTCCTACATCTAGGCTTCCCCCATATGGAACAGTTAAAATTGTTGTTGTTCCAGGTGTACTAGATCTTATAATCGCATTATTAGAAGCTACACCTAAAAAAGTAAGAGAATTTGTTGTATAAATTAAATTCGATCCAAAAGTATGAGTTACACCTGTGCCTTGACCAGTATAAGTTTCGAATGTACATCCATGGGTTCCACTAAACACAACATTGTTTAATGCAGAAAAATTTGCTAAGTTGAAACCACTATTGTTTATAGTGAATGAACTTACAGCAGGACACGCTACTGTACTACCAGTAGAAACAATTGTTCCCGAGGTGAAAATAAAAGTTCTTAACCAAGAAATCGTACCAGAAAATGTAATAGTTCCAGAGGTGTTGATTATTAAAGTGTTACTTAAATTACCAGTAGAAGTTCCGCTAATAGTTCCCGTGCCTGTCATAACTATTTTTGCAGTTCCAGAAGGAGAACCACCGGCGTTGTTATTAGTGAAGTTACCCCCTATATTTACATTTATTCCTGGACCATTAATATTTGCTATAGAACTTGGAATTGTAAAGTTGCCTGTAAAATTAAGATCTGATATTAAGGTCGTGGTATTGGTAGAATTGTTTGTTTGGCAATTTTGAAATGACATCCCCGAAGCGTCAAAAGTGTTAAACCCTGCAAGTAAAATAGTTCCTGTGTGTGTTACTGCACCATTGATGTGAGTAAAAATCGTAGACAAAGTTAGAAGGGATATATTTATATTGACATCACCTGCTCCATTAATAGTTACTGAAGCCATAGCCCATCTAGCATTTGTACTACTTGTTATGTTCATAGTGGTTCCAAGATCAGGTGCAAAAACTAGCGCAGATGTCCCTACGACGGAAGAAAGATTATTCCATTGTACTGATGATCCTTTAAAGGTAATTGTATTACCATTCCAAGTCCATGCGGTTGTTCCGGAAAGAATAAAAGCACCAGATTGTGTCCAGTTACTACCCCAGGTAAGAGTTGCAGTACCAGTACTTTTTTGTATAATCATTGTCACCGAGCAAATACATCCAAGGGATGATAAAGAAAGTGTTGTCCCTGGAGTAAGTCTAAGCGACGATGAACCTGCCATAGTCATAGATGAAGAGCCAAGTGCAACATTACCAGTCACAATCAATTCGGTATCAAAAGTAAGGGTTCCTGTATAACTTGTACAAGTAAGATTTAAACAGTTACGGGTAGCGCCAGCATTTATGATACAGTTAGCACTAGCAGCCTCGAAAACAGCATTGTCAAGAGTAGTTGGAACAGCTCCTGCTGAATAAGTAGGGGATGGCGTTGCACTCCAATCACCAGTAGCTCCCCAGTTTGTACCTGTACTCCTAAAATAATATGTGGCCATAATTTATATATTGAAGCTAGAGATTGTTGTAGGTTGAACTGGAAGTTGTTGCCAATTAGTAGTTCTAAGAAAAGTCCCCCTATAATCCCAGACTGTTTGTCCCTGTGATGAATCAATATCGGTTGGATTAACGTATCCCACATCTATAGTCGCTCCCTGTACAACAGTGAAAACTGCTTGTGTGCTTGGGACAGACGAAACAAAAGAAATCCTAGAAGCTTCAGTTCCAGCTAAAGTAATTCCTTCATTAACTGTATACGTTTTGCTTGCAGAAAAAGTATGGGTAAGTCCTGCAACCGAGGAGTTGTACGTCCTAAAAGTTGCTCCTTGAGATCCAGCGAAAATAGGTGCACCCCCTGTTGCAGCAAAAAAGTTGGGAAATGGGAAAGTAGCACTGTTTAAATTATAAGTTGTTGATCCAGATACTGTCCACCAATTCGCGTTGGGCTGAGTAAATACAATCGTACCTGATGTGTGTGTAAAACTTCGGCCAGCCCCACCATAGAGATTATTTGTACTAAAAAAAGTTACAGTCCCTGAGCAATTTATAATTAAATCTAAACCAAATCTTGCAGAAGCTGGGAGTGTTGCACCTGTTAAAGTGAAGGTAGGCGAAACAGAAGTAACATTAATTATAGTTGTCCCTGTAACTACTTGACCTCCAGCATTGTGCAAGGTTGTAAGATTTCCGGTTAAGTTAATAGTGGATCCAGAAAGTGTGGGACTGATAGATTGCAAAGAGTTCCCAAAAAAAAGAGTTCCACTAATTTGTATATTATTAGCTAATGTGAAAGTAGCAGTTCCATTAAAACGTATATCCCCTGCTATAACACCAAAAGCATTTATAGATAATGTTGAGGCTACAGTAAATCTCAATTCTGTTGAGGCAGTAACTGTCACGCCTGCACTTGAAGTATGAGTGATACTTCCAAAATCTATGAATTTATTTGGATAATTAAACAAAACACTCCCTGCACCATTTATAGTTAGAGAATTTCTTAAATTGTTGTTTCCTGAGGTGTTTGGGTAAGGTGTGCTTATCGTGCAAGTCGTAGAAACTGGAGGTGCCAAAATTATTCCTGCGGTTCCTTGAACAGCTATCGCTTGTGTTGCTGATCCCACTGTTAAATTTCCTCTTGCAGTTATTGACAATCCTGCTCCGTTCACAACCTGGGTGAGGGAAGTTCCTGGAATAAATTCAAGATTTCCTTCAATAGTCCAATTATCCCCTAAAGTTATAGTCCTACTTGCACCGGAGCCTTGAGGTGCAAATCTTAGATTTCCTGTCCAAACTTTTCCTCCGGAAGTCATTGTGAAAGTGCCATTGAAAGATAAAGTTCCTGTTCCTGCCACAGTCATACCTGAAACAAATGTAAAAGGCTGTGAAGTTGCACTACCCGCACCCTGAGAAAGTGTTACACCGGAGTTAATAGTAAAAGTATTTGTGTAATTTGTAAAATTAACACCATTGATTGTAGCATTTGCAGTCACTGTTAATGGACCAGAAGTAGCAGTAGCAATTACACTGTCTGCAGCTACTGGAACAACTCCACCTACCCATGTCCCAGTTGCGTTCCAGTTACCACCTGTATTACTTATAGTAATTACTGCCATTATTCAATCAATCCCAATTTTTGTTGTTGTGTAATTCCACAATTTTCTATACCCAAAATTATATAATCTTCATCAGGAGGCATAAAGTGAGGAATATCTACTGTTATTTTAGTTCCATCAAAATCATATTCAACTAAAGTGAAAACTATGTTTTGATCCTGCATTATTGATTCAGTTTCTGATATGAAAATCTCAGCAGGATAAGTTTCTTCTCTTCTTTGTAAAATAGTGTAAGTCATAAATTTAATTTTTCTCTACTGCTATTGTTAATGTAACACTGGCAACAGTTGTTGCTGAATCAACATTGAATCCTATTACATCATTTGCACTGATTCCTGTTGTTGACCATGTTGCTAAAGTTGTATCTTGTGCATATTGTTGGCTACTCAAAGTTGGTTTATCTGGTCCGGTTCCTGCAATTGCATTGCTAACAGTAGGAACAGCACCTGCATTTTTCCAGATGTCTATTACTATTGATCCTGTTGCGTTAGAAATGAGTGTCCATCCAGTTACAACACAATTGTAAGGTATGCTTACATATCCTTTGGTACCAGTTGTAATTGTTCCTCCTTGTCCATCTATGGTAATTCCGAAAGCATTAACAGTGGTTGGTGAAGGTCCTGTAGATCCAGTAGGTCCTGTAGGTCCAACAGATCCTGATCCTCCTGGTCCTATTGGGCCGGTTGGTCCAACTTCCCCAGTTGGTCCGGTAGCACCTGTATCTCCAGTTGGTCCGGTAGCACCAGTATCTCCTGTTGGTCCAACAGCACCTGTATCTCCAGTTGGTCCTGTGGCACCAGTATCTCCTGTTGGTCCAATAGCACCTGTGTCTCCTGTTGGTCCGGTAGGTCCAGTAGCACCCGTTGGACCAACTGGTCCAGTGGCTCCTGGTTGAGATGGGAAACTAGTAGTAATTACCGAATAGTGCTGACTTCCTTCAGTTCGAAAATTAATAGTTTGAGATCCAGAACCAGTGTTATAAGCAATAATTTTAACAACTATCCTATCACTTGTTAAAATATTGCTTTGGGGAAATACACCATCCAACAGGAACATTGTGGTTGTAGTTGGAATGTTTGTAATCACCTCAGTATCTGAAGTAAAGAGAAGTGTTTCAGTTCCCCCTGTTGCCCGTTTATAAGCTTCATAATAAACTTCCCAATCGTCGGTTCCTGAGTTACCGTCAAAATGTAAATAAGCGCTCCATAATCCAGCGGGAATTACAGAAAGATTTGGGTCGCCTGATGGAGTTTGGAAGGATTGTATAATTCCAGTTGCTCCAGCTGCAAGTGTCAAATTTACTGTTTGTTCAGTAGTTGAAGTTGGTATTTTTGAAAATTCTTTATAGGGGGTTTGAGTTACACTTTCATTTAAGTAGTAAATTATACCCGTAGTGTATCCAGCTGCTCCTGTTGGACCAGTTGCCCCAGTAGCACCTGTTTCTCCTGCGCCCGTTGGACCGGTTGCTCCTGTTACACCAGTATCTCCTGCTGGTCCTGCGGAACCATCTGATCCAAATAATACCCAGGAAACAGTAATCTCAATATCTGTCGAAGGAAATAGATATGTAGGACTAGAACCTGAAATATATGTAAGAGAAATTTGAAAGTAAGAGGGATCAGGATTGGTAACAGTTCCTATTTGGTAAATACCAAAAATATTATTATCAGAGCTTTTCGTTAATTGCAGATAAGCTTTGTTTGGGTTTGAACCAACATAGGATGACAAAGCTGAAAACCAGTTAGTCATGTTTGCATTAGTGCTATCAGAGGTATTAAGCCTTACAGTTGTAACAAGACTAGGATCTAAAGTAGCAGAATTGGTATTATCCCTTAAAGTAATGTAACCTTGGGTGAATGGTGCTAATTCTAAATTAAGACCATCCCATCTTCTACTGTTTGCTCCATCGATAGCTATCCCCGTCACTCCAGTCGCACCTGAATTTCCCGTTGGTCCTGTGGAACCTGCACCAGTTGGGCCGGTTGCACCTGTTGCTCCATCAGAACCTGTTGGACCAGTCGCACCTGGATTTCCTGTAACACCAGTTGGTCCAGTTGATCCAGATCCTCCAGGACCTATAGGTCCAGTAGGGCCTGTTGGACCGGTTGCTCCATCACTACCAATTAAGGTCCAGGAAATCGAATATGATTCCCAGGAAGATAAAGATCCAGAACTACTTATAGGAGTAACATATATTTGAAATCCACCTTTTTCTGAATCAAATTGAGATAATGATGAATCTATATAATCAATGTAATACGTTCCGAAGTTTTCAGGATCTCGTGTATTTTGGATTTTTAATATGGCTTTGCCAGCATTAGCACTATTTGGACTTGTACCTATCCAACTTCGAATTGCTATCCACCACTCATCAGCACTAGGAATAAGAGTACTATAATTAACTGTAAGCTGTTCGTACCAGTTACCCCAGCCTTCTATTGACCATCTACTAGCTTGAATAAAATAAACTTGACTAAAATCCGAAGTTAAAGTTGAAGGGCTTGAATTATCGAATGTATTGAATGAACAAACAGGTTCGTTGTAGTTTGTTACATTGATATTATTGTTGTTTGAGCTGTAAGTTGTTATCGGAACCCAAACATTGCTTGCATTTCTTCGGGTGTCTTGCCAAGCAAATCTCAGTGCATTAGATCCATCGATTCCTCCTGGACCCATTGGTCCAAACATCACGTCGTTAACACATGCAGTTGGAGTTGGATTGCTGTAAGCTCCGTCTGTAGACATTTTAACAATTGCTGTTAAGGATTTATTAATTCTGACCCCAGCAGTTGTTGTGGTTCCTATTTCAAAATATAAATCATTAACTCCTGATATTCCTCCAATATCTGCACCATCGACTATTAATCCAGGATTAGCTGTTCCTACCCCGTCTTGTTCTATTGTGAAACGATCTTGATATCCACTTCCGCCTTCTACTATTGATACGAGTGTAACTGCTCCCGCAGTTATTGTGATTTCTAAAACACATCCTCCAGGGCTGGATTCTAGAACCCCACCTCCTGCAGAAAAAGTTGGAGCCACAACGTACATTCCAGAAACACTAGGAACTGTACCGGATGGAGTGGGATTCACATCGATTACAGTCCCACTTATAGGTTGTAAACCTCTACTGTGTCGTCCATTGGAGGCAAAAGGAGGAGTCGCTGATCCAGGCTGTATCCAAGATGAAGCTATTCTGACACCGTTTTGGTAGAAATTAGCTATTTGTCCATCGTAAGTAATTGCAAATCTGTCACCTTCTATGTAAGTTCCACTATACCTTTCGGCTAGTGTAGTTGTGTATCCTGCTTCAAGGAGATCTTCGCAAGAAAAAGTTCCGTTCGTTGCGAAACTCATAGCATATTCAAGAAGTACACTATCTGGGCTTGCTCTTTGTGGTGAAATAGATGGGCTTCCATAAGATCCAGGTACCCATGAAATGGATCTTGTACTTGTCAATCCTATTAATCTTGATCCACTATAATCAGGAATTGTCCATTCTAAAAAAGCATAATCATACGATTCTTGAGAATATACAAGGCTTCTGTAACCTGATCCAACATCTAAAGTAACACCAAATGAATTCAGACAATCGCTACAACAAAGTGTGGTTGTTCCCTGTCCAGCCACATTGTATATTGCAGGTGTCCATGTTAGTTCTGCGGAAATTCCAGTAGCTCCAGTTGGTCCAGCTGCTCCAGTTGGTCCTGTGGCACCAGTTACACTTGATCCGGTAGTTCCAGTTGGTCCAGCTGCTCCAGTAACTCCCGTTGCTCCTGTGGCACCAGTTCCAGTTGGTCCCGTAGCTCCAGTTGGTCCAGTGTCTCCTGTTGGGCCTGTAACTCCAGTAGCTCCTGTAACACCAGTTCCCGTTGGACCAGTAGCTCCAGTTACACTTATACCAGTTGGTCCAGTTGCACCTGTATCTCCAGTTGGTCCGGTAGCACCCGTTCCAGTTGCTCCTGTAGCACCAGTTGCTCCAGTTACACTTGTACCAGTTGGTCCAGTTGCACCTGTATCTCCAGTTGTTCCAGTTGGTCCTGTGTCACCTGTAGCTCCTGTAGCACCAGTTACGCTAGATCCAGTTGGTCCAGTCACACCTGTAGCTCCTGTTGGTCCGGTAGCACCCGTTCCTGTAGCTCCTGTAGATCCAGTCACACTACTTCCAGTTGGTCCAGTCGCACCTGTAGCTCCTGTTGGTCCGGTAGCTCCAGTTCCTGTTGCTCCGGTAGCACCAGTTGCTCCAGTTACGCTAGATCCAGTTGGCCCAGTCGCACCTGTAGCTCCTGTTGGTCCGGTAGCACCCGTTCCAGTTGCTCCCGTAGCACCAGTTGCTCCAACAGAACCTGTTGGACCAGTGACTCCAGTAGCTCCGGTCATTGAAGCAGACCCAGGAATTCCCTGAGGACCAGTAGGACCTGTTTCTCCTGTAGCTCCGGTAGATCCAGTAGCTCCTGTCATAGAAGCAGATCCGGGTGTTCCTTGTGGACCAGTAGGACCAGTTTCTCCAGTTGCACCAGTTTCTCCAATCGGTCCTATCTCTCCTGGAGATCCTGAAGATCCTGTAGGACCAGTAGCTCCTGGCGAACCAGGAGGCCCTGGCGGACCTGTTGTGCCTGTTCCACCACCTCCACCTCCACCACCTGTATAAGTTGGATTTATAAATTCAGCTCTAACTTCTTCTATAAAGTAGAGAACTGAAGTGTTGTATGTTGCAGGGGAAAGTGTTACTAACTGGTAGCAAACTAAATGATCTGAAAATCCAACGACTCTTGGATTAAAATTATTTTCCCAAAATATTACGGGACATTTCGCTTTTGTTATTATTCCCCCGGTGACGTTTAGGCCATCAGTGAAATCCGATCTATCGAAAGTGTAAAATTGGACATTAGGTCCAATTACACCAGCAGCAATAGAATTATCAATTGTTGCAGATGTAATAGAAGTTAGAAGATAAAAAGGAATCCTAACTACTTCATTATCATCGAATGCAACGCCATTCCAAAGTGAACAAAATAAAAAATCAATGGGAATAGTTAGAGGCTCACCAGATCCATTAGGCCAAAACCTCATGGCTGCAGTTCCTCTATCTATGACTCTACCTATAACAGGATCCCTAGATATTTCGTATGTCTCGGGATTATAGGTTCTTCCACTGACTGTTAATCCTATCAACCTTTTTTTCTTTTATATATTTGTACTCAGAAAGAGTGTTTTTAATTCGGGGAATATATACGAATATGAGCTACAGATTAGAAAATTTTCTAGAAAAAATATCTTCTAAAAAGAAAGTCCTTTTTTTAACAACATCCAATAGATGGGAAGGAAGTAAAGAGGTTCCAAAATCTACACTTTTGGCAAGATCAATCAAAGAAAGAGTAAGCGCAACAACTGAGGTAAACATAATTGATGTGCCTTCTTTAAATATTTTCCCCTGCGAAGGCAACGTTTCTGGAGTAGATGGAAACAACTGTGGAATTAAAGATTCATTGCTTAAGGATTCAGAAAAAAATCCTTCAGGATTTCATAGATGTTGGGCTTCTCTCAATCACGAAGAAGACGAACTTTGGAAAATTTCTAAGGAGATGTTTGAATCGGAAGCTGTAGTTTTCTTTATCAGCGTGAGATGGGGACAAGCCAATGCTTTCTATCAAAAACTAATTGAGAGATTGAATTGGATAGAGAACATTCACTTTACTTTAGGTGAAGATAATTTTGTTTCTGATATTGAAGCTGGTTGTGTGGTGGTTGGTCAAAACTGGAACGGGGAAAATGTTTTAGAAACCCAAAAGCAGGTCTATGAATTCTATGGATTTCAGGTTCCAGATGAGCTTTCTTTTTACTGGCAATACACCCAAGATATTATGGACGAAACCCAGGAATCTTATGAGGAAGCTCCTAAAGCTTTTGTAAAAGAATTTGATCTTTCTATTTCCTCTTTAAAAGAATCTCTAAACAAAGCTTTTCAAGGCTTAAAAAGACTTTTTGATTTTTAACAGGGGAAGAGTTTTTGTCCGACTAATTGCCATATTTTTTCAATACGATCTTCGAAAAAGTGTAAGTTCTCCTTTCCCTTTAAAGGATTTGTAAAATCCCATTGTATTGATTCTATTCCCAAGATCCCTCTATCAGATTCTAATTGGACTTCAAAGGTAAACTCAAATAGTTCAGGATCTTCAATGACTTGCTTTAGATCATAACAATAACAATAGATCGTGTACTTGAGTTTATCTTGATCCATGAATTCTTTAGTGTACGCATCATAGCAAAAATCTCCCTTGATTTTTTTTGCATCAAATCTTAAGTACCCTGAGGAGATAAGTATGTTTCTGAAAATATAGGAATTAGCACTTCCTGTTTGAAGAGACTCAATCGAGATAGAACTTTCCCTCTCTGTATGTGACCGAAATTGGATCGTTGGTTGGGGCATATCTTCTATTTAAAATACTACAGTTCACAAAAATTGTGTCATCATCCGTATAAGTTCCATATCCCTCGTGGATGTGACCAAAACAATTTAATTTAGGCTTTATCCTTTTTATTGCTTTATAAAGCTCTTCACAGCCAACATCTTCACCCTCTAAAACCTTACTCAAGTCATTTCCTAGATAAGCTGGGGGTCCATGGGTAATTAATACATCTACATTTTCCGGAATTTTATTCCAATGATGTTCTATGCTCGATCCTCTAAATCTGTTAAAAGCCCAATTATGAAACCATGGAGTTATAGGAGATCCCCAGAATTTTATTCCCTCTAGTTCAATACCATTATCAATTAATAGATTTATCCCTCTGGAATCAGTCATATTTTTTGCTTTGTCAAATTCCTTTTCAAACAAAAAATCGTGATTTCCTGGAATCAAAATTTTATGGGTATGTGGTAAACTTCCGAACCAATCACAGAAATCTATGACCTGGTCTTCTTTACCGTTCATAGAAACATCTCCACAGTGGATTATAAAATCACCATTTGGAACATCCATTGTTCCATCGTTATGTCTGCAGTGGGTGTCGGAAATCAAAATTAATTTAAGATCTTTCATCTTATCGATTCATGAATTATTGGTCCTTTAAAGCTTCTTTCTAAAACCCTTTTCCCAAATATAAAGGAAAAATTGTAATCAGATATAATTTGACTTTGGACTGTTTCTAAAACATTCGAGCTAGTTAATGTGAGTTGCGTTGTTGCTTTTGTCCTTATTAAAGTGACTTTATACTTTCTCCTTTTTATGGGCTCTTTGAAATGGCCAAAATCAACTATTAATCCGCACTGTCTTATCTCCCAATTCAAAACCATAGACTCAGAATTTTTAGTGAGGTAGAGAAGTATCTCTGTCCGATCTAGTGGTAAAGAAATTAAAAAAATATCGAATCTGTTCTTTCTAAAAATCCATGGGAAAAATCCATATAGGGGAGTAAAGAAAAGGTAATGGACTTTCTTTTTATAATTAAAAGAAAAATGGCCAAGTGCCCACAACAGATTTGATATTTTCAGAAATAAGCTTTTCACACATTATCTATCAAAGTGTAAATTTATTTCCTCCTAATTTCTCTTCTAATTCAGAGAGGCTAAATTTTTTGTAAGCTTCAAAAAGAAGCTCTAATTTCATTTTTTCTTCAAGAGTTAGTACTTCAAGTTCTTCAATTTCTGCTGATCTAAATAAATTTTTCATATGGGTTGTTTTATGTTGTATGTGTCTTAAAGAGTGTTGTTTCGGAACAAAACAATAATGGGCAATAAAATACACATGACAGTAATTAAAAATAAAGTAAATCCAGAAAATCTTGAAGATTGGTTCACAACGAATAGAGCAAAGGTGTATGAAAGATCAGTTGAAACAGCTTCATTATTAGTAAGTAATTTACATTTAGAGCAAGAAATACTGTTTGAATTCTATTGGAATGATGATGTGTATGCAAAAATATACATGAACAAAAAAGACGTCAAAACTGCCATGGAAAAGGCTTTAAATTTCTTTGTTGAGCAGGAAATGTATGAAAAAGCCCAAGCATGTAAGGATATTAAGGACCTTGCAGTTTAAGAAAAATCTACAAAACATCTGTAGAAAAAATCAGAAAATATTATTTTGTTTAACCTTTAGTTGTTAGATTAGCGCAGCAACAAATAACAAATGACAACAAAACTCAATGTTATGAACACAAAAAGTGAAAGTATTGATCGAGCATTTATCGACATTAAGGATGAGAAAGAATTCAAGCTTTGGTTAAAATTCATAGCTTCAGTTTACAAGAACGGTGGAGATATCAAAAAACCTGTTGATATTCTTTGGAAAAGCTTAGAAGGGGAATTAAGCTCCATTAATTCTAAAAACAAAATCCGCAGAAAAAAAGGAATTGCTGCTTAGAAGATTTCTTCTAAATAAGCATACATAGACATTATTGCGGAGATCCAAATAATTAGAACAATCCACTGCCAGTTGTTTCTGATGTACTTCATAGTGATAGGTTTTATATTTTTACAGTTTTAGTTTTAATCTCTGATAAATCTACATTGATTTTATCTCCTTGCACAATAAAGGAAATATTTTCCAATGTATTTTTTAGTCCCACCAGTGCAACGTTTTCTCTTTTTTCACTATCTCTCTTAAATCTCCTTAGTAATGTTCCAAAGACATTTTCCTCAGTGTAAACTATAGGTGTCTTTATTTTTGAGGTTTTGTTCAAATTATCCATAATGAAATCTCTGTCATCAAAAGTTTTTCCTGGAGCAATATAAAAAACATAAGGTGTTGTAACAGAAGAAAACACCTTATCCCTTTCTCCTTTGAAATCGAAAGGTTCAACAACTAAAGTATTTCGTAATTCACTGCTAACTTGTTGGGCATATTGAATTGACCCATCTTTAGAACCGAAGTCAGCAACTAAAACCCTTGTACCTCTTATTCTTGTTTGAAATACCAGACTCTCAATAGTTGATTTGAGTTTTAACAATGAGTCACTACAAGGAATAATTATAGTGACTAAATTCTTGATCAAAATTTACTTATCTTAAAAAAATTTGGTGAATACTTATTGCAACCACCCAAACAAAGATTATTCTAAATAATCTATTCATACTTGGGTCTATTATTTCGTTATAAAAATCCTTGATGTTTTGATCCCTCTCACCTATCTTTATTCTGTTTCTTGTCATCATTAATACAAAACTCAATCCTAAAATTTGATAGTACTTAAAAGTGTTTAAATAAGGAATTTCATAAAAATAAACAATGGAATAAACACAAAAAGACTCCAAAACAGCAAGGGGAAGTGCCAATAAAGTGGCTAATACGATGGCTGAAGAAAGTCTTTTTAAAAAATCCATAATCTATATATTTATATTGTGTGTGGAATGTCTATTCTTCTGCAGTTCTGGATTTGTGCTTCATTCATCAAAAAATTATTAATGTAACCCATAATATTAGCTGCTCCTATTGGGTTAGCAGAATGAACCAAAATTAAGGGAAAAACTATAGGAGTTTGTTTTTTGTGCTTTCTTTCCAAATCATCCCTCTCTGGATTCTCAAGATAAAATTTATCAACTAACCACTTAGCACAATCATAACCAGTCTTTTCTGAAATATTTCCATAGTCCAAAACGTAGTTTTTAGATACGTTTCTAAAGTATTCCTGCATAGCAGTATCACCCAGGTCATGATCCAACGATATAGTGTTTATTTTAGCAAACCCTATTTCATCAACTTTTTTTACAAATTCGTCGTAGTTCCTACAAACAATCCAAGTTTGATCAACAGGGGTTCTTAAGTCGTCTAAGTAGATTTTAACCATCATCTTGTGTTTAGTGTTTTAATTAACCAGGTTTTACATTCTGCTCCTAATCTTATAGCTGCTTTCTCCGCACTTATTTCATACGGGTGGTTACTAAGATTTCTTTTGTAAACCCTTAAATAAACATCATACATAATAAGTATGTTCTGCTGATAGTGCTTCCATTCATGTATCATAGTCCTGCAGATATCAATTAGAGATCTATGATTTTTAAGATAGACTACGATTTCATTTCTGACTTCATCATAGTGACCCCTATATTTTTTACTTCTCTCGTTCAGAATCTTTAATTTTGGAAACCCTAGTTGATATCTGGACCCACCTAATCTGTAAGAGCACCAAACAAAAGCTAATTTAGCAACTTCTTTCTGGAAGGTTGGGTTTTTGTGATTTGCAGCATCACTAGGAAGTTTAAGATAAGTTTTTCTTCGCAGGTAAGAATCTATGTTCATTCGGTCAAGGTTGTGCCTAGGCCCAAAGGCTTAAGCAAGGTTAAAAAGGTTAGTGTGAATCTTTCCCCTCTGATCTTTAGCACAACTAAATTAATCAATCAATCCGCTGATCAGACAGGAGAAAAAGACAAGATTTGAACAGCTGGATGTTCAAATCGGAGTGTAATAAGGTTAGATTAAACTACAGTATTAATTTTCAGCAATACACTTGACCCTAGTTCTGCTATTTGCATCAAGATGATACTGATACCAAACCATGGCCTTGTCCTTTTCATAAAATGTAGCACCCCACTCTGAATGTTCTTCAAAATATTCAGACCAGAAAAGGCCTAAAATTTTTTTCTCGACCCTCCAAAAAGGTTTTCCGTTGTTGATTAACTTGTCTTTTATCTCCAGAACTCTGTACTTAGCCATGTTGTTAATTTGTGAGTGGTGAAACTATTGCTGGATGTGATTGTAGCTTACAAATTACTTCGTTCCATTGATCCGATTGTATATTCATTGCTTCATCTGTATGGCCTTTGTCTGCAAAATCTTTGAGCAGTTGAGCTAATTCGATTGCACACAGAATGTTATCTCTCTTTGATAATTTTCCGGTGTAAGGGTTAGTGTCAGATGAAAGAATTACCAGATTTACTAATTTTCTAGTTGTCATAAATTTAATTAGATAGTGGTGCTTTGATTGTTGGGTGAGATTGATAATTATCTATTTGAAAATCTTTATAGGACCATTTACTTATGTCTTCCATAATAGAGTTACTATCTGACCTTAAATCGTTAATTTGCAGTTTAGGTAATGGGTAAGGTTCTCTACCAATTTGTTCTTTAGCCTGTTCAATATGATTTAAATACAAGTGAGTGTCCCCCAAATTACCAATCAATTCATCTGGAACCATATTAACTTCTTTAGCAATTATTTCAAGTAGTAGTCCGTATGATGCTATGTTGAATGGTAAACCTAAGAATGTATCTACTGAACGTTGATTCCACATTAAAGAGATTGCTCGTTTAGGATATCCATTATCGTCTAACCATTTATCATATGAATCTATTCTGTCAATACTATCAACCTTAAATAAATTCAATCTTTCTTCCAAACTCAACTCTCTTGTATAAACTTGAAATCCATAATGACAAGGAGGAAGTACCATCCTGTCTAATTCGCTTACATTCCAAGCTGAAACCATTAATCGTCTACTGTCTGGGTTTGTTTTCAGTTCGTTGATTAGGTTTGCGATTTGGTCTATTTGTTTTGTATAAACACCAGGGTCTACTATTTTCTCATCACGAGTTGCATTTCGACGCCATTTCCTCCACTGTGCTCCATATATTGGTCCTAATTCACCCCACTTTTTAGCAAACCCATCATCCGTTTTTATTTTGTTGATGAATTCTTCTTGTGTTATAATAGCGTTACCATCAATATATTCAATATTCGGTTCCCAATACTTGACATATGACTTATACGCATCACCATCCCAAATATGACAATTGTTATCAACCAAATACTTAATGTTAGTATCACCCCTTAAAAACCACAACAGCTCGGTCACCATTGTCTTCCACGCCATCTTCTTTGTTGTAAGAAGTGGGAATCCATTTTTCATATTATGACGGATGGTATAACCAAAAATTGATTTGGTTCCAGTACCAGTCCTGTCTTTCTTTTCAACACCATAATCCAAAATTGTTTGGAGTAGGTCTTGGTATTGCTTATCTAGAGAATTCATTTAATCTTATGTGTTTGTAATAAAAGCATCTATCTTACTTCTTTCTTGTTTCATCGAATCTGGATAACTTGTGTAATTAATAACTTGTCCCGAGCCGTCAACAATACTAAGCTCTCCGTCTAAAAAATAGAGAATTTCAGCTTTGGTTAAGCATCCTAATACATTTTTATCTGTTCCTCTAAGCACAAAATTTTCATTCGACTTTTCTAAAACCAATACTGGTCCTTCACTATTCAAAAGTTCCATAGATTTCATCTCTTAACTTTTTGGTCCGTAGCCTCTGTTTTTTGATTCAATTAAACCTTTATTTACAATTTCTAAAAAATTGTCCAGCTTTTTCCATAGCCTTCGAATGTAATTCTTGAGGCAAATGAAACTATTTTTCATACTCTTCATAAGTGTATTCTCTGTTTGGTTCTTCATCGTTCCATGAGAGGGATTGAATGATACCTGCAGCAACCTTTTCTGTACAAAAAATGTGTGCAAAAGATTCGTGTCTTGTTATCTGACCAGTATCTGGATCTGTATCCTTCAAAATCAGCCTAAATTTTTTTTCCATTAAGAATTCGTAATAAAGATAAACAAACTATTTTAGCTTTCTGACGTTGTTAATAAGTTGATAAATCGTTACTTTTAAACAACAAAGCTTAAGTGTGATTAATTATATCTACTGGACTAGATTTGTTCCGGTCTATAGAGATCCGATAGTTGAAAGGATTCTGTCTAACTCAGATTTTAGCTCAGTCTGGTTTGGAGAAGATTCTAAGATGTTATCTGCTAAGATTGCAAGTAAAGAAACAAGTTGATCAAATTCTTTATAGTACTTCATGTTAGCATCCCTTTTGTTCAAGGAAACAAGATCGACTGTGATTTCATTTAAAAAATCTAAAGCAGTTTGGATATTTCCTCTGTACTTAAATTCCCCGTCCTCATCATTCACGCTTGTTTCCATGAAGTCCTCAATTGAGTCACAAGCGACTTGTAATTCATTTTGTGTATTTGCTGATGAACTTGATTTAGATTTTATATCCTTTACATCTTCCACACTTAATTTGGTTACTAGATCTTTTGGAACTTTAAAATTATTGCCAGAAGAATCCAAAGGATTTAGAACCCAAAATTCTGGTGTTTCATCTATAATTTGTCCTTTGCCTCTGTAAGTGTCAACATAACTGCCAATTTCTATCCCCTCAGTCTCATCATGAATATAATCGCCAGGATCACTTAGGAATTTATCAAGATCAAAGTTTTCAAAAATTATTAGATGCTTCATGTAGATTTTATTGCTTATATATTCAGACAAACCCTATAAAGAATCTAATGTTATCGTGCTTACTAAATTCTCAGCATCTTTGTGTTGGATGAGGTCCCAAACTTTCTCTGGTGATGCTTTTTTATCTTGTGTCATTTCTAGGGCTTTTCCTGTCCAGTCTGATTTTACCGCCATGTTTAAAGCTTGCATTTTCAAAGTTGCATCTTTATTTTCCATGGCTAGACATTCTGTTACTATTGAAGTAGCCTGGTTCAGCAGATGTTTACAGCAATCTTTATATTGTGTGCTAACTGGTATATCATGAAAGGTAAAAATATCCTCGAAGTAATTAGAAGAGACACTATATCTTAAATCAACTAAAATCGCATTACTGATGCTTTCTATAGCTTTATTTTTGTTTGCTAATACTTCATGTGAGTGATTAGCTTCTGTGTTAGCTATTAAGTCAGAATGGATTTCTATAAGGGTGTTTAATGCTTGTAGCTCCTTCGCTCCTTCGACTCCCTCAATAGTTAATCTTACATGATCATCGTTCAAAAGTCTTGAATAATTTGTGACTGGTAAATTGATTCCAAATGCCTTAGGTAAAAACTTTATCAGTAATTCTAAAACTTGTGATGGGTGAACTGTAGGAGTGTTCAACCAAAGATTGTTCGCAATTTGAGTAACAGGAGTAATTGAATTATAGCTTAAAAAGAATTCACCGTCTATTTTAAATTCACCAAGATATTCCAATCCTGTAACTATATCAACACCTCCTCGAACAAGAATATCACCATCAGAAAAATCGTTTGGTAAATTGAACCTTCCCTTAGAATCAGAAACGGTTTGATTGGTGGTGCCATCAGGATATAAAAAAGTTACAGTTGAACCAGAAAGGGGAGCATCTGAAATCACACCTGCAGCAGAACCAAATCCTCCAAGGGTTGACATAGAATAATCGCCGGTATCGTTGTCACCTTCTTCGTATGAAAAGGGAATCTTCCTATCTTTTTGTGATTCGAATAGTGACCTTTCTCTTTTCCAGATTTCAAATTTAAACCTAAGTTGATCCTCTGATAAACCTGGGTGTTTTGATCTGAAATCGCTAATTTTCATATTAGCTTATATATCTTGAATAGGTCTACTTGTTAAACCCCAAATTACCACCCTTTTTGATTGATGGTGACTTTTTCATTTCTTTTAAACTACTGATAGCATCTTCGAAATCCTTTCCCATAACTACAACACTTATGATGAGTTCTTTTAAATGTGAGAGGGACATGTTGTCAGTTTCTTCTACCCATTTATCAACATCGATATTGGAGATATCTTGTTCAGACAATTTGTTTGTAATGTAAGATTTCCTAATTTCAGAAGAAGGCATTTCCACCTTGTACCTTCTATCAAATCTCGATGGACGATTTGTAATTCTTTCTTGTAGTTTTTCTGGGTAGTTAGTTGTTGCAATATAGACTACATTTTCTATTTGCTTAACACCATCTAAAATATTTAGAAGCTTGGTTGTGGAATAACGATCTTCACTTGCTAAAGAATCTATATCTTCTAAAATAACAATGAGAGGTCTTTCTGGTTCTATTTTCCTGAGGGTTGGAATAAAATCTATAAAATTTTTAAAATCTTCCTCTTCTTTAATATTTACGACTATTCCTTTTTCTTTTTCAATTAATTTTTTTATACACAATTGGATAATTCCAGATTTTCCACATCCCGGATCTCCCCAAAGTAAAATGCCTCTTTTATGTACAAAATTATATTCTTTGTAAACTGACTTTTTATCCCAAAAAAGCTGTATGTCACTCAATATACTAGAGATCTCAGGGGAAGGAAGCTCATAAAGTTCATCAATATTTAGCTTCTGCTTAACCATAATATGAGACTGTATGTTCGAACTCCAAGATATTTCGTAAAGTCCAGCCGGAATTTGTGGAACGGAAACATAAGAAGGTGCAAAAGTATCATTCTGTAAAATGGACCATCTTGTGGGCGATTGTGTGTCAATATCGTCAACTTCCTCGCTAAATGGATCTATGAAAGGTGTCATTTCTATTTTCTCTCTCATCTTTTTTAGAAAATTATTCGTATCTCTTTGTATCTTTTTATTTTTCATTCAATAAAAATCTGTTACTTATCACTTTGAATGATATCTTTCTATCTAGACTTCTTATTACTACACCCTCTCTATCAAAATTTTTGTTCAAGCAAGATTTGTTATCGGAATATAAAAGAAGCTCATCGATTGTACCAGGAAGCTCGAAATTTGTTTCTAAAATGGGTACAGGGGTCAAACCTAATGATGACATGAGAGAAGAGAAACTGGAAAAATCTAAATACCTCCCTTCATCGATATTATACACATTAAAAAAGAAAACAGTTTGACCTATAATTTTATAAGGATTACTTTGCACGCCTTCCCCTACTAATTCTCCTTGCAAAGAAGCGTTGAATCCTAAGGATTTTAGTTTATTCTCCAAATCTAATGTTCTTGCTACTTTCCAAAAAGTATTGTCAGGAGTTTCTAAAAGTTCGAGATTTCTCGAACAAACACCAAATTCTCCGTCTTTGAAATAATATGTGGCAGAACTTCCGTCCAGTTTTTCTGTAACATAGTATTGACCTGAATTCTCTTTGAAAACAGAATATGATTCTGTCAAATTTTGTATACGCTCCTCGTCGGTTTTAGGAATAAAAGACGGAAATAATCCCTTTGCAATTCCTGCTAGAGAAGCTGGAACAGGAGGTTCATATTTGATGATTCCTAAGCATTCTGAAACGTCCTGTCCTTCTTCCCAATTTGTAGTATCAAATTGATTTCTAATTGAGATCTGCTGAGCACTTTTTAGAGCAATAATTAATCCCTGGGAAATCTGTCCCCGGAGTTTAATTGTTTTCAGTCTAAATCCCTCAGATCCGTCGCTCATTTTTTTGTAAGAGCTTTTTCTAAGAAATTCAAATTCTGGTTCTATAGGAAGAAAAGAATCAATTTCACAATAAACAACTTTGTCACCTTCCTGGTGATTTACATTTTTAGCAACAACAACACTCCATCCATTAACTATGGCCAATTCAATAGCGTCTGCCCCTTCAATTGGCAATATTTGTTTGATTGTTTGTACAGTAGCAAGTTTTCTCATCTTTTTATTTTAATTATTGCTTGTTCGTAATCTTTTTGCCCGATATTATAAAAATCAACATCTACTGAAACACTGGACCATTTCGGATTGACCCCCGTCCAAATCTCTTGTGAGTCCCTGTATATTATTTTACAATTCTCGATTTTGTTTCCTAAAACTTGCCTAATTTCCAATAAGGCATTTTCAATGTCATTGGTCAAAGACTTGTTCCCAAGATTTAAATCTATCAAACTAATCACATCATCTTTTAGTTTCCAGGTATAATCACTTTTTCCTATCCTCATAGTTTTTTTTACAAAAATAGAAAACCAATTCGAAATAAAAAAAGAATACTATCAAATTGTTAGCAATTGAATGTCAGAAATCAATATATAAATGTATGGATCTTCTTGATAGTGGATGGTATTATAAAGAGCCCATAGATTTCGAACATAAACAATGGGTTCTGTTCGCCTATTTACAAAAGGTTGATGATGCCTTTTATAGTCGAATTTTTTCCCCGTGGTTATTACACACAGAAAAAATCACAGATGACATGAAAATATCCCTAGGATATTTAGAGAGCTTTAAAAAGGGATTAACAAAAAAATCAATACTTTTTTCTGTCGAAGGGTTAAGTTTAATAGAGAACAAACCAGCAACTAAAGAAATAGATATAGTACAAGAAATAGTGCAATTCTCAATTCCCCTTTTAGAGCAGAGAATTGATCTAGGAAGAAAATTACACTCACAATATCCAACAATTCTATATGACAAACAACTATAATGAATATTTAGAGCAGATAAAGAAGAAACTTGATGCTTTAAACAAAGCTGCAGGAGTTAATCCTCAGGAAAATATACAGATCCAAAACCACAGAAACAATGGAATGCCTGGCAATGACATTTTCGATATGCTAGGAAACGGAGCTAAAATGTGGATGGAAAAAAATAACAATTCCAAATAATGCTCAAAACATTATCGTAACTTAATGGTCAGTTGGAATAGAATTAGAAAAAGATGAGATGAGAGATTTTAAAATATCTATAAGATATACTGATCCGTCAAAAAACCTTGCTAGATATTTTGCAGAGGTAACAAAAGAGAAAATGCTTTCCGTACAAGAGGAGGCAGAACTTGCAAAACTAGCTAAAGAAGGTGATCAAGAAGCAAAAGAAAAAATTATCAAGTCAAATCTCAGGTTTGTAATTTCAGTAGCTAAATCTTACGCATCAAGTAAATATCCAGTCGAGGATATTATTTCTGAAGGAAACAGAGGACTAATAGAAGCAATAGATAATTTTGATCCTTCTCAGGGATTTAAATTTATAAGCTATGCTGTGTGGCATATCAGAAAAAATATTCTATCTTTCTTAAATACACACTCAAGAACAATCAGACTTCCACAAAATGTGATTAGTGAAATGAGAAGGTATCAGGAAGCAGAAAACTTTTTTATAGCAGAGCATAGTAGAGAACCTTCGGTAGACGAAATCCTCAGACTTATAGACGAAAAAGGAATGAAGCCTTTTCCGTCAGCAGTGATTGAAACTATAACGAACAAACCCGTTCAGGTTTCACTAGATTATGACACTGATGGAGAGGGAGAAAAAGCTTATTCTCCTATTAACTGGATTTCATCTGAAGAAAACACGGAGGATCGGATTTTTAAAAGAGATGAACAGGAAGCAATCCGTTTAATTTTTTCATTCTTAAAACCTTTCGAAAAGGAAATTGCTGAAATGAAATTCGGTTTAGGTGAAAGTGGAGTGGAAAAAACTTTTAATGAAATAGGAATCCACTTTGGTAAAAGCTCCGAATGGGCAAGGGGAACCTTTCGAAAAATAGAAAGAAAAATGAGAAGAATAGCAAGATTAAAAGGAATAAAATCTAGCTCTATGTAAGTTTTACTTCTTGTATTTTAAAAGGCAATTGTTTTTTATAATAGTATAGATGGAAGAAAATGTATTCTTCCTCATTCATGTATCCCATTGCAAATTGTCTTTTACCCCATTCAACATCTTTTCTACTTTTCAAATATTTGTGGGCAATCTCCCCGCCTTTTTCTATATCTTCTTTCAATTTATTATTTAACTGTTTACGAATGGCTTCACATTTTCTTTTTGAAAGAGAAATTTCTTGGATCCATTCATACATTTTGTCTTTCTCATAATAACAACCCATGATCATGTAAACAACATCAGGACTTTTTGCTTTCATTTTTGAGATTAATTTTTTTCCATTCGATTCTTTTCTTCCACATTTCCTGCTTATATCCATTGGTGAAAAACCAACCAATAGACTTATCTAAAAAATAGTCTATGTAGAGCAGTGCAAGTTTGAAGTTCATAAACACAAGATTAATCAACTATCGCTCAGTAGAAAAAGAAACTTTTTAGCACTTTACTGTTAAATCATAGATGATCTTAGTTTTTACTATAATTTTTCTTATTGTAAATCAACTGATTGGGTTTCTATTGATTGATCTTGAAAAGAGACCATATGATCCTGTAGGGTCAGTATTTTTTATAAATTTCTGGAGTGTGGTACTTCTTTGGAGATTTTTCCAAAGAAAAGACTAATGCCACCAGGCCCTCATATCACTTCCATCATATTGACTATCGAAGTCATCTGAGTTATCAAAAATTGCCTTGTAATCAGGACCTTTGATAATAGCAATGATTTCTTCCCAGTGATCTTGAGCAATTTCTTTTGATCTTCTCATCACTTTTAAATTGTGACTTTTCTCTTCAGGAAGTCCCGTATCAATCATCCTGTACGTCATACCATCACCAGAAGGTTCCCAGACTATTTCTGTATTAATGATCGGTCCTAATTCTTTCTCTGCCAATCCCATGTAGTCATCTTTCAAGAAAATATCTAAAAGGTAAGAGAGTCTTTTCATTTTCTCAACCTTTTTATTTTTACTTACAGTTTCTTCAAACGAATATTTGTCGATATACTTTGCTATATCATCTAAGGATGTTTTTACCAAAGGAAGAATAGAATGAGCTCCATTGTAGTTATTGTAATTCCAAAGATCCTTTCTAAAAACCCAGAGATTTCTAAAAAATCTAGGCAGGTCATATCTAAATAAATCGTAAATCTTCCAATGTGCCATTCTCCTTGAAGAAATCTTCATCAGGTTTTTCATGAAGGTGTTTGTGAATTTGAGTTCCATAGTTTATATATGACTGGGTTTAAAACGTAGGTGGGATAAATACATTACAAATATAAGAATAAATGAAACACCTCAAACCAATAGAAGAGTTTATAAACGAACAACTTTTTAGAAATGCCTATGGAAAGTTTCTAGACCTATTAGGATTGGGTGGACCAGAAGAAGTTAAAGACCCTAAACCTTCTATAGTTGGTGGTAGTGTGAGATTTTCAGGTTCAGGTGATAAGGGTAAAAATATTCAGCTTCTTATTGACGCAATGAAAAAGCACGGGATCACAAATCCTTTCACACAAATAGCAATTCTTGGAGTAGTAGGAAAAGAAAGTGGTTACATTCCAAAAATAGAAAAAGGATACGGAAATACCTCACCGGAAAGAATTAGAAAAATATTTGGAGCAAGAGTAAACGATCTGACAGATGCTCAAATCGATCAAATCAAGACAAATGATGAGAAATTCTTTGATCTCGTTTATGGACCAGGTGATAAAACAGGGAAGTCTCAGAAATATGGAAATTCAGCTCCAGGAGACGGTTGGAAATTTAGAGGAAGAGGTTTCAACCAATTAACCTTCAAAGGATCATATGAAAAAATGCAAAAGTTATATGATTCAAAAGGAAAGCTAAACAGACAAGTAAACATTGTAACAAATCCAGATTTACTTGATGATCCGGAAGTTGCAGCAGAATTTGCGGTTCTTTATTTCCTATCTAGAGCATCAAGTCCGCAAATGGCTCAAAAATTTGGTGTTGCAGATATAAACGGTTTTAAAGATCAATTCACTGCTACCAAAGCAATGACTAATGCAAATGCTGGTTGGGGTAACGATGTTACCAATGACGAAGGATTCGTACGTGCCCAACAATTTGCAGCTAATTTTTCAGTTGATCTATCTTCAGGAACCGCAACGATGGCTTGATATATAAGGTATTGAAAAAGCGTACTGTTGTATACTACAGTAAGTCCTTCGGAAATTAGGAAAATTTTGAAATCCTTTAGGTTTTTCTCCTCTTAAAATTTCCACAAAATAGGCGAAACTTGTCATTTAATTTTATTCATAAACCCCTTGTGATTTTTGATTTCATGAATCAAATAGGAATTTTTTTATTCAACAAAAATTTTACTCTAAATAATTTCTTTAAAGTAATATTAATATGCTTTCTTTCCAATTCTGCGAAAGCACAGACTAACCAATATGTCGTCGATCTAGAATACTACAATGGTGTTTTAGAAAGAATGGTACAGCTTCAAAGGGATAGTATGCACACCCTTGAATGGAAGCTACAAAGAACTAAAGTTGTTATGTTGAAAGAGCACCTAAGGAAAAAAGCTTGGGTGAAAGTTGCAATAGGAGAAACAGCTTTAATCGCGGGAGCAGTTGTTGGGGTTTTAACTGGAGCATGGATCCCTGCAGCAATGGCAGTTGGATTAGTTGAAATTTTTCTTTTAGTTGAAGGAAAATACAGATTGAACATTAAACAATTAAAAATAATTAGAAGAGAAGCCTCAGGCGAAAAACTTAGCAACTACATAAAGTAGGTGCTAATAAATAAATTAATAAATTATAAATGAAAAATGTATTAGCAGTTGTTTCATTTGTACTACTTTCTTTTCTGTCACTCGGACAAAGTTTGATAGATGATATAGGTAGACAAGTGTTACTTACACCGAAGCTTGATGCAAGGAAGCATCAGGTGGACGAATTTTTGGATTTTTACAATGTAGAGATTGTGAGCTATTTAGATCAGCTTGACATCTATGTTGTAAGAACAAATGATTTTGATCTTCTCACAGCACTCTGTGAGGATAGTGGTTTATTTGGTATAATCGAAAGAGATAGAATGGAAGAAATCAAATTCGATTATATTCCCAATGATACTGAATTTGCCTCTTGTTGGCATTTGAGACAAGCAAATGACAAAGACATTGATGCAGATGAAGCTTGGGATTTACTTCCAACAGACAACCAATGGGTTTCTGTTGCTATGTTTGATGGTGGACTTGATATGACAATTCCCGAATTTGTTGGAAATGTCGACAGCCCGTTTAATGCTGTGAATGGTACTAACTCAGTTCCCTATGTTAACTCAGAAGATAAACATGGTACTGCTTGCTCTGGTACAATAGCAGCAAGAACCAATAACGGAATTGGTGTTAGCAGTGTTGGTAACAACTTTGTTAAGGTTATGCCTGTCAACATTATGTCGCAGGTTTATGCAGGAGGAACTTTTGGAACTTCTACCGGAATTCAAGTTGCAGCAGTTAATGCAGCAATGGCAAATCCCAATTGTGTTGCTATTGCGATGTCTTATGGTGGTAGCACATACTCTGCAACTCTTGAAAATGCTTTTTTGAATGCAAGGGCAAACGGAAGAGGAGGCAAAGGAATGATGGTATTTGCTTCTTCCGGTAATGGTTATTCAGGAACTGCAGCTCAATATCCAGCTAACTACAATGGAGTTTGGGGGGTTGGTGCAACAACCTCATCAGATACAAGAGCTAGTTTTTCGAATTATGGTCAAATCTGTGACATTTCTGGACCCGGTTCAGCAATTAGAACCACTGACAGACTTGGTGCCGAAGGATATGATCCAACTGACTACAAGAGCGTTAGCGGGACATCTTTCAGTTGTCCAATAACAGCTGCAGCTTCAGCAGTTATCGCTTATAAAAACTGGGAGTTAACTGATGATGAGATTTTGCAAATTCTATCTTCAACTTGTGAAAAGGTTGGTGGTTACACTTACACTAATAATCCAACTTGGCCTTACAGTACTAGAAGTAACGAATTAGGTTATGGAAGGATTAATCTTAAAAATGCAGTTATTGCAACACCCACACCTGGTGGTCCACCTCCACCTCCACCAACAATAGTTTCTAACTACACTGTTAACAATGTAATAGTAACTCCAGCTAGTGTAAACTTAGGAGAGACAATTTTAGTAAACTACAACGCTATAGTTACTGAAGAAGTAAATGTATCAACTACCTTTGCCACATTTGTTGGCGTACAATATAGATATTCAGCAAACTCTACATTGGGTGATGCAGATGACATTATAATTGGTGTCGATAGTGTGAGCTTAGGTGGAGGAAATAATTCTGTAACTAGATCTTTCTCCTATACAGTTGATGGGATGGCAGGTACACGTTACATATTCGTAACCATAAACTATGACAATGCAGCAGAAGAAACTATAACTTCGGATAACACAAGTTTCAAAGCTTTCAATGTTGCAAATCCATCTATGACGGGAACAGACCTTCGTGTGGAACTTGTTCAACCAGTAGCAAATCCCTGGACGACTTCTCTCCAGATAGTAAACACACAATGGAGAGCGGTTAACACAGGAACTACAACAATCAACCAGATCAATTACACAAGAAGATGGATTGATTGCACAGCAGCTTATGGATGTGTAACAAATTCAACTTGGACAGGCACTTTGCTTCCTGGACAATCAACTTTGCTTCCTGCAAACAACACTTATATAAGTGTGAATCTTTGTCACCCAACAAGATGTGCAGTTCCAGTAGGAACTTCGAACACTTTCAGATTGGATGTGATAAGTGTGAACGGAACAATGGGGGACACTGATCCAACTAACAATAGGGTTGATCTTGTTTTCAATCGCCTTGCAACAAGTGGAGAAGATATCATCGGTAATTATCCTCTTCTTGACGATCCTGAAGGTGTTTATATTGAAGACGATTATCCAATTGCTGTAGAGATCTACACAATTACTGGAGCTTTATTGGACATTAACAGATATAGTGAATTACCAAGTGGTATTTACATTATCAAAGCTCAATATATGGATAGAACAGAAACTTTCAAATGGGCTAAATAAACCCAAGACGAAATATATAAGAAAGAGGCTTGGCATCCCGCCAGGCCTTTTTTTTAAACTAAATAACTTGTAACTATGAAAAATCTAATCACTATCTTACTTGTGTTGTTTGGTTACTCCGCATTTTCTCAAGACGGATTGTATTACTTCAATCAAAATGGAAGAAAAGACACTATAGTGAGTTTATACAATTCATCAGTACCTGAGAGAATTCCTATCGGAGACACTTTAGTTACAAGGATAAAGAAAAATCAGATTGATTCAGATGGAGATTTCTTTTTGTTGCTTAAAAGTGGTACAGAAATAAAAGGAAAAATCTTCGTTAAAGAATCTAGAAAATACATTTTATTTGACTTGTATATAGAAGTAATAAATTACACGAATGGTAATTATTACTCAGCTAAAAGATTTTTAAAACCTGAAGATTAATTAACCCTATAATTTGGGTAAGATCCTAGTGTTGGTTTGACATTTGGAAAATAATACATCTCTACGATCTGTCCATATTGTATTTCCTTCCAAAAGCCTCCAGGAACGGTTGATCCTGTTGGCTGCTTAATTGTATTTTTAGAAAAGTCTAGTTTAATATGCACGTAGACATCCTGAGACTTAGCTATTTCTCTTTCTCTTAACTCCAACATTCTCCAAACACCTCTATTCAAGTCTTGGTGCTGTAAAGCACAATTCAAATATGTAAAGGTTTTATGTAAAGTAGCTTTGTCGCAAGAAAAGTCAGCAGCAGGTGCCAAATGGCCTTTATCCCAAACGTTGTTTTCATAATCTTCATGTGAAGATGTGTGGATTGAATCACATTTGTAAAAATCCATACCAGCTCTAGAAGCCTTGCCATTTGGGCATTTCACACTATACCAAATTTCTAGAGGTTGTTCAAATTCTTCAGAGTACAAAATAGTGAAAATGTCAGATTTGACTTTAATAACCCTTGGAGGATAAAAACAAAAAGAAGTTAAGAATGCAAATAATAAAACGTAAATAATTCTAGCTTTCATCATCTAAATTTATTGGGATAGAGAAGTCTAAGTTCGTGTCCTTGTGGAATATCTTTTTTACGTATTCCAAATATCTTTTCTTCTGGACAAGGATCTATCGAATTTTGTAACCTACCATTAATCCAGGTTTCAATTGTTTTAAAATTGTTTGTACAAGCCCAAGTTTCTATAGATCTGTTCCAATATGATCCAACAAGAAAAGGAAATCTAATATTTGTGTTATTAACAACTTCAGCTATTTCACTACCTTGGAGATTAACAGTTATTTCCCCTGACATTTTATGTCTGAGGATCATACTTCTTTGATTGAAGTTTTCGTATAATTTCAAATTTTTCATTACCACGGGTTACTTGATTTGATACCTAATAACTTTCTGTATCGTGCCACATTGCAACTCCAATACTTAGCTTTCCATTTAGGACCAGGATTATCACATCCCATTCTTTTTTGGAAAGACCTAGCTTTTTTTGGATCTGCGTTATTCACTCTCATACCAGGTTCTCCAAAACCGACTTTTACAACATTTCCTTTCTCGTTTTTAGTGTAAACTGAAAATTTTCTGGGACCTCCAGGGGTTCTGTATGGTTTATTAAGATTAACCTTTCTTCCTCTGTATTCTGCTTCATCAATATCTTCATAGTCTTCAAATGGAACATCTAAGTAAATCTCTTGACCCTCGTAGATTGCTTTGGTGCCAGCATCAGTAGAAATTAACCAAACCTCATCCTCATTAAGAGCAATTTTTCCCGTGTTATAAAGAGTTCTTGCTTCATTAACAATTGAAAGCCAAGCATCGGATTCAACTCTAAATACACTCTCTAAAATGCTAAGTCCATTTTCAAAATGGTATTGCATATTTTCGGAGATTTTAAAATTTTCGAAGTCCTGTAAATGATTCATACAGGTTTATATATCCTATTTCTGGTTATCCAAAATAGAATCTTTTTCTAACTTGTAAGAGTAGATCTTTCACGAAATCGGGCGCAACACTTTCTGGTAAAGACGATTCTTTAAATAATCTATCAATTTCAATAATGTCTTTTTCTGCAAAGCTTATCAAACTCTCAAGATCAATTTCTCCTCTTCTTATCGCTAATAAATCATGTGCATTTTTTCTTCTAACTAAAACTCCTTTTCCCTCTGCAATCTCTTTAGCCATTTCAAGAAGTCTGCGACAGTGCATCATGTTTTTACCATCAATTTTTTGGCCATGAGATTCAACATCTACCCATCTTTGCAAATTCCTTTTTTCAAGCCACACTTGATATTCATTGAAATCCTTACAGTGCATAATGTAACCGTCCTTGTTGTAAATGATGTTACAAATAGGGGTTTGTCCATTTGGTATCGAGGAAAGACGTAATTGATTTGATTCTGCAACACTTGCCCCATGTCCAGTTTTTACAAGACCTTTGTAGCTGAATCCCAATGGTAGACCAGATTCTTTTCTGGTTTCTAAATATATTTCACGAGTTTTAGTCGGAACTTGTTCTGAAAAACATAAATGAGCGTCGGTGTCATAGTAAAGAGCATATATGTCTCTTGCATTTGGTACGTTTACTGCACCAATGAATTTCTCGTCATATCTTCCATTGTTCCATTGCTTCCATGGTATAGACTTTTCATCTTCAATTACATAACAAAAATCTAAAACGTCCTTGCGTGAGACTTTGTCTTTGTCCCAGTTTTGTTTCTTGTCCTGTCCCTTAGCCTTCTTGATTTGCTGAATTGCATAACCAGCAAAAGAATTAGAACATTTCTTAGTCACAAATTTGTCCTTATAACGGAGTATTTCATCCATTGCTGGATGTTTGTATAGAATACAGTCTTCGGGCGTGTTTAGAAGCTCTAAAATAGTTGGATTGTTAGTAGATGCAAGTTCTAAAAATCTCTTAATCTCATAAAAGACAGTGTCATTCTTGTCATCGTTAATTTGGTCTTTATACCCATACCCAAGTATATCATCAAGGCTTTGAATATAAATTCCAGCATAGTCAACATCAGAAGTTGGAAGAGCTGTTCCGTAAACTTGCGACCCACGTTTCACAACCAGTAATAGCTCAGCTCCTGAAATTTTAGAATTGACTAAGTTGGTAAACTCTTTCATCATGATGAGAAATTTTTAATTTTCTTCTCAAAAGTAGAAAAAGTGTTCCATACAAAAAAATGCTAATAGTGTAAATCTAAAAATAGAATATCTGGATCGTCCTTATAAAATACTGGACTCCAAACTGGATGGTATTGATTTTTTAAGGTGTCATCTAATTCTACAATGTGGTCTAGAGGATTTTCAACTTTGGGAAATTTACCAGGTTCACCATTCTTCCTTCTTGTTACTTCTTCCTTCATTCGGATATTCATGGTCTTTGTCCAATGGTAAGAATCTCCCTCCTTCAAATAAACTCCCCATCCTTCAGATTTTGATCCTGGAGGGTAAATACCATCCGGGCAGCTTTCACATCCTGACATTCCAGAAATATCTTGTCCATCATAATAACTATCTTCTATTCTCTCAACTATTACAGGAGCTTCGTCTGGAATATTATTTTCCTCAATAAATTTTTTCAAATCACCTACAGTCATAAATCCATTACTGGCGTACTTGAAAAGGTCTTTTTTATCTAACTTTCTCATTTTCTAAACCAATTTATCATTCCATCGTAAAAAGCAGAACCATGATTTATAGATCCATAATCCCTGTGTTCAGCAAAGTGTTCCTTATCTAATTCTTCCATGCTTTCTTCATCGTCAACAAAGACTCTTTTTTTGGGATAAACATTCGTGCGTCTTTTCTTCAACTCATCCCACCAGTCATTTTGTGTCATATATTCGAAATCTGGCTGTATCCTAATTTCCCCAGTCTCATATCCAAGTAATATTTTTGCAGGAAGTCCATAGTACCAAATTTTTCTTCCCTCCTCTTCCTCTGGATTTAAAAAGTTATATGGATGATCCAGCATTTCATCAATCTTAACTTGGGCATGGGCTAAGGCACCTTTCATCTCTCTATAAAAGAATTTATAAACTTCTTTACCATTGGCACTAATAGTGCATTTTCCACCACTTCTTATATCCCATTCGTCCCACTTGTACTTAGTAGAGTTAAATTGTGAATAATGTATACCCCAGCAAACTCGATGAACACCATTGTCAATGTAAGGGATAAGCTCACGAATAATCGGGGCTTCAACTTCTCCAAACTGATTTGTAGTTTCTTCATAATCAGACCAATCTAACCACCATGTTTCAGGTTGGCCGTTGTATTTTCCTAAAAGATGACTATAACCTTCTATAGAGTAAACCTGGTAGTTTTTATCACCAATCCTGATTTCGAAAATTTTTCTAACATTAGATCTTCCAAATTCATCTTTACCGAATTTCTCACAAGCTTCATGATAAGTTAATCCCTTTTTCCCCATTTTAGTATTCATGTTTTATTTTTCAAAATTTATAAATCCATAAGTGGTTATGGATGTTCAGAAAATCAAGTTCAATTTCAAATTTTGGAGAATGAGAATCCTCATATCTGTCCCAGTTAATTTTAAAATTGAATAGACTGATTCCATCAGAAAAATCTCTAACTTTCGAAAAAATCTGGATCTCCCAATACAATTTTCTTTTTGTTGACAAGACCCCACTTCTACAAAATCCTAAAAAACTCATCTAATTTTTTTTAGCCAATTTACGAAATGGTCTGCTATTTCTTTGTCTTCCCATTCGTATTGGGTAAAACCATTTCTGCAATATTCTCCAAAGTTTATCATGTCAATCATGGAAAAACCGGGTGTACTTTTAAGTAAGACCTCAACACGATTTGGATCTACGCCTTCTCCTTCTTGCTCAATAGATTTCCATTCTTTCTCTATTGAGTCGGAATCTAATTGACTAAATCTATAAGACAATGCTTCTATAATTTCACTCATATTTTTGATTATTTAGAACCTATTAAAATCTTTCCATCAACGCTAACCTGTGTCTGTATAACCAATCCATCACTATAAGATTCTTGGCTCACACAGACTTCGATTGCTTCAGAAAAAACTAAATTTTGAATCGCTGCAATGTCTAAATCATTACCATCAAAATCTTTACCTAGTTCATAAGGAAAAGCAAATATCGGATCTGCTTCTTCTATTTGGTTACCCATGAAATCTAGAGGGGACGAAATAATGTACTGTCCATTTATAAGAAATAGTACTTGACATTCGGGATCGAAGAAATCTTTACAAGTTATAAATATCGAAGAAAAATTGTTGATTAAATCCCCTTCTGCTTTCAAAGATTGTTGGTTTTGAGTATCCGATATTTCGTAATAACCGTTATTCAATCCATGAATTTGATAAACAGATTTGTCAAGATTTGATACTACGAAATTTCCAATATTTTTATCCAAGTTTCTTAATAGGTCTAATCTGACTAGTTTTACTTTTCCCTCTAATTTGTCCATTTTCAAAGATTTTAAAATTTAAATTTATACGAAGCAAAACTGAAAAGATTCAAGTTTTTAGAAAAAAAGGATAAATAAACCATGTCTAAGGGGTTTGTTTATTTAATCGTAGAAGCAAACGAGGATGGTCGCGAAAGGTTTAAAATAGGAATTACTAAAAATCACCCTAGGCAAAGATTAAACAAGCTAAAAACGGGGAACTCAAATGAGCTTGAGCTTCTTAAATTTTATGAAAGTGAAAACTACAAGAGGATTGAAAAATGGTTTCACATGAAATATGCCTCTAAGAAAACCATAGCTAAAAACGAATTCTTCGACCTTTCAGATGTTGAAGTTATAAATTTCATCAACGATTGTGTGGAGATAGATTCTACTATTTCGATATTAAAGAAGGAAAATCCCTACTTTAATTAATTACTTCCTAGGTTTTCTTTCTTTCTTAGCTCTTTGATAGAGTTTTTTATCGTGCATCTTTGTTGTTTTGCCACCAGTTATAAAAGAATTTACTCTTGCCATTGCCCATTGCTGAGGTGTCGTGCCCGGCACATGGCCGGTCTTCCATGCGACATACCCTTTTTTCCAAACCTGTGTTAATATACCTTGTGGGAATCCAGTTTTTTCTGATTTGTTTTTTAGTGCCTTCCTTACTGGACTTGATGGAGAGCTGACACCTTCGAAAAGGAATCCTTCAATTTCTAAGATTGAATTTTCATCCATTTGGTTAAGTTCTTCTATGAATTCCTGTTCTAAATCTTCCAGAACTTGCATGAACTCGAAAGGATCAGTTATAATATTTTCACCAAACATTTGTTTGTATTTCTTTGTGTATTGACTTTGCTTTGTTTCTACCTTTTCTCCCTTTCCCGCTTTTCTAGATTTATAATCTGCATCCCAAGGACCATAAGCAGAAGAATCATCATCACGCTTTTTAGCGTGTTTTTTTATTTCCCTTCGCATTACGTTAGGATTTTTTGTTAGATATTTCTTAGGAAGTTTCACGCAAGTAGGTTTCTTTATATATCTTAAGAAACAAATACAACAACCAAAACTAAATTAAAAGAGTAGGTTCTGAGCAATTTGGAAACTAACTTTTGAAGATATGAAAAAAATAATAGACTGTTTTACATTTAATAATGAATTCGAACTTCTGGAGCTTAGACTTGCTGAAATTTATGATGTTGTGGATCAATTTATATTGGTAGAGGCAAACACAACACACCCAGGAAAAAATAAAATATTTTTCTTTGAAGAGAATAAGTGGAGATACGAAAAATGGATTGATAAAATTATCCATCTTAAAGTAAATTTTCCTTTGCACTTAGATACTTGGGGAAGAGAAAAATATCAAAGGAATTCAATTATGCCTACTTTATACTCGTTAGGATTATCAAATGATGATATAGTTGTAATTAGTGATCTCGACGAAATCCCAGATTCGAGCACACTAAACTACATAAAAACTAGTTATCCAATGAAAGGATTATTTAAGCTAGAGATGGATCATTATTGGGCTTCTATTTACAACAAATTAGTATATCCAGAAAAATGGTATCATGCAAAAATAGTAGACTGGGAGACTTTAAAAGGAAGAACCCCAGATGAGTGCAGGCTAGATTTTAATTGTCAATGGTGGGAAAGAGGAGGATGGCATTTATCTTATTTTGGAGGTCCTGAAATTATAATTAACAAAATCAATAGTACTGCTCACCAGGAATTAAACCAGGAAAGATTTAAGATAAAGGATGAGGTAATAAGAAAGGTGAAAGAGGGATTAGATCTTTTTGACGAATGGAGAACATTCCAAAAAATAGATCCTTTAGAAAATACATATCTTCCTAAAAACTGGGGAATTCTTTCAAAAAACGAGGAAAAATATGGGAATAAAATAAAAAACAAAAATAACCTAGTATTAGGAGCCGCCATAAATCTTTCATTAGAAGATATAAGAATTTTTGTAGATTCATTTAGAAGTAAAAATCTTAATGACGATGTATATCTGATTATTGAAGAATCAGCATCGCAGGATAAATTGGATTACTTAAAAAAGAATTCAGTAGAAATACTCTCATTTGAATCAGGGCAAATACTTGAAACGCAACCTAATAATTACAGGTTCATCAAATTCTTAGATTTTTTAAAAGAGAAAAATACATATAAAAATGTTCTTCTATCGGATGTTTCTGATGTATATTTTCAATCCGACCCATTTGATGGATTAGATGGTGAATTCATATTTTTTGCGGAGGAGGATGAATCAGAATCAATAGGTTCGAACAAATTCAATTCTAGATGGATAATACAATGCTTCGGTGAAGAATACTTAGAAAAAATTAAAAATGAGAAAATAGTTTGCTGTGGAACTATTGTAGGATCATATGGGAATATTCTTAAGTATTGTAAAAAAAGCTCCTCAGAAATGATCAGAATGTATAATGAGAGGAAAGACTTCTTTTATGACATGATGGATCAAGGAATACACAACTATATCTGCTATAATTCTATAGAGGATTTTGTAAATCCGAGCATCAAGAAAAACGGGGATTTTTTCGCAACAATAGGTATTACCTGTGGAGTAGCACCTGAATCAATAGAGGTGAATGAATTAAAGATCCACGTCAATAAAAAAATACCATCGGTAATCCACCAATATAATAGATCCCGTGAAATTACAGATTCTATTAAGACACTATTACAGTTGGAAGGAATCGGAGATAAAGTTCTTGAAACTAAAATAGAGGGGTTTTCTATTCTAACATTAAGCAATGATGCTATCGGAAGAGGAATAAATAAGGGCGAGTCCTGGGAGCCTCATATAGTTTCTTTTCTAAGAAATTACCTAGATAAAGAATCCGTTTTTGTCGACATAGGAAGTAACTACGGATGGCATTCATTGATAGCATCTAGCTTATGTAAAACAGTCCACAGTTTTGAGCCTCAATCTTTAATTTATTCTCTCCAGAAAGAAAGTATCAGGAAAAATAAATTTGAAAACATAATTCAATATAAAAAAGGATTAGGTAGCATAATAACACAATCCAATCTTTCTCCTATAAATTATCACGAAAATGGACTAAATATAGGTGACCTGGGTGTGGGATTAAACGGGGAAAATATAGAAATTATAACTCTTGATTCTATAAACATAGAGAAAGTAGATTTAATTAAGATTGATGTTCAGGGGTACGAAAATTTTGTCATAGAGGGAGCTACGAAAACTATAGAAAAAAATCGGCCTATCATAATAATAGAGATAGAAGAATTCCAGCTTTCTAAATTTGGTTTTTCTTCAGCTAACATATTTGAAAAAATAAGAGGCCTGAATTACGAAATCTATCTGATGGAACATTCTTATCCGTCAGATCATATCTGTGTTCCTTTAGAAAAAGCGGATGAATTTGAGAAAAAAAATAATATAGATCCACTCACTGAAAACAACAACATAAGTAACAGTTATGCTAATGGAGTAAGAAAGAAATTTCTGAAATCAAAAAAAAGTTTATCTGGAATACTAGACTTTAATAGAATAAACGGATTTGATAGCGAGGGCGGAACAGACAAAGGAACACTTCATAGCTACATAGAAACTTACGAAAGGATCCTATCTAAATACATTGGAAAAAAATCATCAATACTGGAGGTTGGAGTTCAATACGGGGGATCATCCCTTTTATGGCACGAGTATTTGGAGGATTCAAATCTAGTAATGGCAGACATTAAAGATCAGATAGGAAAAAATATATTGGACAGATTAAATCAGGAAAGATATAAATTCCACATTTTTGATGCTTACACTAAGGAATCACTAGAAAAAATCAAAGAAGAAAATCCCGAAGGATTTGATATTTTGATAGATGATGGACCTCATACATTAGAGAGTCAAAAGTTTTTTATCAAAAATTACATATCACTAGCAAAAGAAAATAGTGTTATGATTATCGAGGATATTCAAGATATAAATCATACTGCAATATTAAAAGAATGCTTACCTGAGGAATACAGGGAATCTATAGAGATTATAGATCTTAGAAATCAAAAAAATAGGTACGATGATATAATGTTTATAGTACATATTGGAGATAAAAAATATAAATCCTCCAATTTGGATTTTACATTTGGATGGATTTCTCACAATAAAGAGGCTTTTGAAAAATACCTAGGTCCTTCTCTAGAAAAAATAGATGGAAAATATCAATCTATATCCACGGACGACTCAAAAAATCCAGCATATAATTACAATAAAATAATAAGTGAATGTAAAACAAAATGGCTTATTTTGTGCCACGAGGATGTAGCATTTTCTAATGATCTTTTAGATCAAATAAAAGAAACCGTAAAATTAAACCCAGATTCTAAATTTTTCGGGATGGCAGGATCTAATGGCAATCAAATAATTTCTTCAGATTCAAAAGAGTCGAGAGATATTTTAACAGCGGATTCATGTTTTATAGTTATTGATACAGAAAACTTAGATCTCAATTTCGACGAAAATACATTTGACGATTTTCATTTATACGTTGAAGATTTTTGTGTACAATTAGGAGAAAATGGAAAGACTATATTGTGTGATTACACGGAACCCTATAATTACCCAGATGAGAAAGAAAATAAGAAAAAATGGATTCTACATGGAGGATCTACATATTTTCAATTGGGTTCTCAGTGGGGAAGATATAAAGAATACAAGGAGAAGTTAAATAAAAAATGGGGAAGAGAAATTCCAACTACATAACAAAATAAATGAAAGATCTAATTTTTGAAAAAATCTGGAATCTCCAGACTAACACACCTACACTTAAGAAGTTTTTCTCTTTTAATTTAGAGGATCTTCAGGATAATCCAGAAGAGTGCCTAAAAGAAATAGAGGATTATCTAGAAAAGCACAAGGATAAAATAGTAGATTTCTCTTTTGAATCATGGATCGACGAGGAGACTTTCCGTCCTATACTAATGATGAAAATGTATCTGGTTGAATCATTAGCGATGCACCTATATCCTTCCAATACTTTTAATTCTTTGCTTCCGTCTTCTAAAGAAGCAATGCTTATAAGAGAAAGGATTACAAATATGATAAGTGAATATGGATTTGAATTTAATACAGAAGAGGTCAGAAAAGTAATTATAGAGAAGCTTAAGTATATTTTAGGTGGGGTAGAGATAATAGACCTAACAACATTTGAAAATATTGACAATGGTGTACATAATTTCATCGTTAGGCATGAAGACAATGAAATGACCTTAAATGAATATTTAGAGCTCGTAGCGAGCAAGAAAAGACATGAATAAGGAAGTTTTAAATATAGCTTTAATAGCACATGATGGTAAAAAAGCAGATATGGTAAGCTTTGTAACCAAGCGTTTAGATTTTTTTAATCGGAACGATGTGGAAATATATGCTACAGGTACAACCGGTAAATTTTTAAAATTTGCAGGAATACAGAAAGTACACTCCATGCTAAGCGGACCTAATGGAGGAGACGCACAAATAGGATCTATGGTGGCTGAGGGAAAGGTAAAAGCTGTTATTTTCTTCCGGGATCCGTTAAACTCACATCCACACGAACCGGATATACAGATGCTTATGAGGATCTGTGATGTTCATTCAGTTCCATTAGCTACAAATTATATGACAGCTAAATATGTAATTGACTGGTTTACTACAAACACTTAATTAGATTTCTTTCTTTGGTCATCTTTGAAATCAAGGTCCTTTGATATTTTAGAAAAATCTTCCCCTTTATAATCGAGCTTAGATTTTCTATACTGGGAAACATTATTAGAGAAGGAAGTAAACACATTATCAACACCGGAATCTGTAGAAGCATAAGTTATAGAATTACCACCTTTGATTCCAATAGATCCCCCAGTTTTAATAGCATCTTGATTTGCAGCAAGGAATAAGAAGTTCCAACCCTCTTCTGTTGTGGTTTCTATCATCTTCATGATGGCTTCTCTCTTATACTCTCTACTTGCATTTTCTTCACCATCCGTAATAATTACAAAAACAACGTCTCTGTCAGTTTTTAATTCCTCTATGGTTTTTCCTATTGCATCCAAAAGAGCAGTTCTACCGCGAGGTTTAAAATTTTCACCTAGAATTAAATTCTCAGCTTCGGTAACTGGAATACTCTTATAGTTAATCTCATATCGATCGTCAAATTGAACTAAGGTTATGTAAGCCTTTCCCTCGGAATTCTTTTGCTCATCCAAGAATTTATTAAACCCATTAACTGTGGATTCTCCGATTTCTCTCATAGATCCTGATCTATCTAGAACTACTACAATTTCTGTTTCTTGTAAATTTTTTTCCATTAGTAATTAATTATTTAGTGCCTTTTGATTGGCTATTTATTTTAGCATTCGAAATCTATTAGTTTCCTAAAGTATATAAAATATGGAGAACCCACTACCATTTGAGGAGGAATGGATTTCAGATAAAATCTCTATAAGAAGATTTGCATCAGATACAAATTCAGAGGAACTAAAATGGCATTTTGATGAAGAGGATCGGGTAATTGAAACAGAAGAAAACACAGATTGGCAATTCCAATTTGATAATAAATTACCACAGCCAATACTTGGTAAGATTCTAATCAAGAAAGGAGAATGGCACAGATTAATCAGGGGTTCTTCTGAGTTGAGTATCAAAATAACAAGATTGTAATTTTTTTTAAACTCGCGATAAATACTTCATGAGCAACGAAGAATATTTAGAAGAAATTTTACACGAAGCACACAGATTAGGTGTGGTTTCAGAGATAATCTCTAGGGTTCCAGAGAACGTTCAAGACAGGGAAAGAACTGATGCTTTCTTAAAGGCTTTCCGTGAAGTTGTCAAAGAAAAAAATTTAGAGCATTCTCTCTAAAGAATAATTTCACTATCAAGATCTATAAGGTTGTGATCTCCGTCTGGTATCTCAACATAGTCATACTTCTTATAAGTCTTAGCATAACTTTTAGCCTTGTCTTTTAGAATTTGAACTATATCTGAAGGCATTTTAGTCCCAAAGCAATCTTCAAAAATATATTTGTAAATTCTAATCGATGCGTTGCCTACCAGTCCTGGAGTTTCGTTATGTTCTATACACCAAGCCTTGTTTTCATTGTCAATAGCAACATCTAAACCAACAAAGTTGAGATTAGGATAGAAGTCAAAAATAGATTGAGCTATAGGCTTTATTTGACTCCAATATGGAAATAAATTGATATCTATAGGTTCCCAAATAAACTTGGATTTGATCTCTTTTTCCTTTGCCTCATTTACTCTCAAAGATTTTGATTTTTTATTATTTGGAGTTCTGCACCAAACGCCAAAAGCCTTTATTCTTTGATCATTGTTACCCTTAAATAACATTATTCTATACTCGTCTTGAATAGGAATACATTCTTGGTAAACATCAAACTTCTTATTTCCTAATTGCTCAATAGAATCTATTTTTTCTACACCCTTGGATTGATAGGAATCATCTTTTTTGGCAATGATAGGAAATCTTAATGTTTTTAAATCCTGCTTATTGAACACTGTCTTTGGGAACCAATCTACTTTTTTATCTAAAGCTTTTTTAGCAAGATCTTTCTTGCCTGGATCGAAGTCTGACGGATGATTATAAATTAAAGACTTCTTAGGTAAATCACCATTCTTCAAAAGATCTTTTGATCTTTTCGGATTTCTCCAGAAAAGCAATGGCAATTCTTTGTCTATTTTATTGAATTTATTTCTTTCATAGAAATCCACCCAATAGTTTTTCATATCATCACCTATCTCTTCCTCAGCATCCTGAAAGTTTAGGGAACAATAGATTTGTACCTTTTTGAAAAAGTCATTAACCATTTTTTCAATGTTAGATTTTTGGAAATTTTCAAAAAGTTTGATGTGTTTCATAGCAGTATATATCTAAAATAAAAGGGTCAGACTTTGGATGTCTGACCCTATAAAATTAAAATAGTGTTTAGGCCAAGAGGCTATAGTATTCTTTGAAATGTTTGATACGATCAGGTAATCCAATAGTTCCTCCGTTTACTCTCTTTGTTACTGCTGTGACAGTTGCATCATCTGCACCTTTATCACATATGCTCCAAAGTCCGTTATTGTTGAAGAAAAATGCAGCAGACATCAATGGATATTTAGTTGCAACTAAATCTGGATTGGCTAAGATATCTTCATCAACCATTTTATCGAAAGCTGAGTAATTAGATTTTCCTGTTAGTTGGATATAACCTCTACCTCTGAATTTATAGCCATCACCAGAAGCTTCATCTCCATTTCCCATTCTAGAAGAATAAACCTTGTTGGCAATTTTTTCGGGTTGTCTAGAATATGATTCGTTTAAGTTTCCAGGAAAGTATTTAGGAAAAATCTTTTTAAGGCCATCAGCTGAATAGTTTAGATTCTCAGAGACAGCTTTGAAACCTCCTGATTCATGACCACACTGAGCTAAGAAGTGTGCAAGTCTTAAAGTGTTTGTAATTCCAAATTTTGCAGCAGTGTCTGGAATCTGTGCAATCACTGCATCCGGAATATGACCTTTTAGTTTATCCAGCTTGAAAGAGCTTGATGGAATGGTAACTGGTGATGCTGAAGGGGCATCAGGAAAAGAAGCAGTAACTCCCATCCGATCCAATGTTGCTGGGCCTGCTATTCCGTCAGCAGTGAGACCGTGTTTTTCTTGCCATTGTTTTAGCGATTGTTCTGTGCCTGGACCGAAATTTCCGTCTGCTCCAATTCCTAGAGCTTTCTGTAATCTTTCCACATCAGGACCTTTAGAGCCGAGTTTAAGAATCATGAGATATATTTTTTACTATATATCCCCAAAAAGTCCTTAATTTACTTAAATGAAATCACTTCGATCTCAATAGAATCTCCTGGACAATATTGTTTATCTACCACGAACGTGTTGTCCCAACAATCAGTTTTAACCCTCCATTGATTTTTCCTGTTGATTTCATCCATAACAGAAACTATTGGAATTTTTTCAGAAGAAACAACTTCACATTTGACTTTCTTGACTTCCTTTTGTTTATCGAAACAGCCGATAATGAAAACTGGAATGATTAAATAAATTATTTTTTTCATAGTCTTTTAGTATCGTTTAAAATCTCTTAAATAAACATGGACCCTTTCTTCAGGAATAGAAAAACAGAAACTTTTTTGTGTGAGTTTATTTCCTCCAGGAAATTTATCATTCATAACTTCAAAAAGCTCCTTTCTGCTTCCTTCCAATTCAATACCTTCAATGTCAGGGTAATTTAGTGTTTTTCTTCCCATGAATATTTTAGTCGTGAAGTCGGAAATAATTCGTCCAATTGTTATTCACCTGCGAATCTATGGGAATTTTCTAAATAAAAAAAATTATTCTCCAGATTTTCCTGATCCTTGCGAAGCATATTTAACACCCATTATAGTACCGATAATACTAAAGGCATTTGTTAATAGAATACCAAACATATTGCTCCAGGTAGAACTAATTATTTGTGTGTCCTTATCTGTGAACATTGCAGTTAAATAAAGCCCGGTTGTGACCAAACCTACTCCTAGAATTATATAAAGAGCAACCCTTACTATGGTGCTAATTAATTCGAATTGTGTTCTTTTCTGTAGAACATCTAAATCATTTTCAGCATTTTGTTTAGCCTTTTCTGCTTCTTCCCTTGCTCTCTCAGATTTAAGCATTTCTTCCCTGAGTTCTTGACTCATCCTTTCGTTGTCATCTTTCCAGAGTAGCAGTTCTTTATTTTGACTTTCGATTTGTTCTTTAGAAGTTTCTGTTTGAGTAAGGGCTTCCTGAAGCTCCTCCATTATTCTTTTGTTCTCATCATTAAGATCCAATAACTCCTTATTTTTTGTCTGGATCTGTTTGGTGATTTCGAGCCTTTTCTTCCTAGTGGCAATATCTTTCTCTGAACACTTTTTTAAATACTCGCTAAATTCCTCGTCCCCACCAGAATCTATTACTTTAATGATGTTACCTTCTAAAAAAAGATTTTTAGATTCAGAGATGGAAATTAATTCCTTCTTTATTTCACTGGTTAGTTTAATCACTTATAAACTTTGAAAGGTGCAGTTCTTTTTTTGTATCCGTCGTAATCCTTTTTAAATTCTTCAAGTCTTGGTTCAATATCATCAGATTTTATAATCCAAAATTGAGCTCCCGCTTGTATTGCTTTAGCCTGTTCATCGGGTTCATTAGATGATGAAATTATACCTATCACAACGTGATTTCCGTATTCAAAGTTGATTTTTCTAATAAGCTCGATACCATCAAAGGAAGAACCTATGATATTCAAGTCAACAAAAACACATTCTGGTTTTTCTGCTGGGTTTTTCTGCCACTGCTGGAAAAGTTTAGCAGCTTCATCTGAGCTGTTCAAGGTCTTTAAAGAAAGAGTTATATCTAACAATGAACAGGAATCCTCAAAAACTAAGTGGAATAAGTCCTCATCGTCTACTAACAAAATTGAATCAATCATAATTTTATTTCAGTTTAATTATTATTTTGGTTCCGATGTCATTTTTATCACACAACATCTCAAATCCGTGCTCCTTAAAAATTACATTAGAAATACTCAAACCCAGTCCCATTTCCCCTTCCTCTTGTTCTTCCCTTTTGCGTTTGATGATTTTTTCAAACTGTTTTCTTGTTAGTCCTCTCCCGTTGTCTTGAACTACGAGATTTTCTTCTTCCATGTAAATTCTAACATATTTATCCTCGTTGTCATTATATTTAAGTCCATTCTTTATAAGATTATCGAGTGCATTACAAAATAATACTGCATTAACCTCTAAGTCAGGAAGCGACTCAAGTTTAACCTGGTTTGAATAAGAGGTGTTGCTCATATAGTTTTGCAATATCTCGGAAATACTAATCAACTTTTTATCTAAAACAACATTTTGCTTTACCAAATTAGTAAACTCGTACACACTCTTGTAAACCCTTTGAGTGTGAGCCAATCCATCCTTAATCATTTTTAAAGAGGTCTCTATCTTAAGATTTTGTACTTCTTCTGGAGATATCCTCTTTTCTAAAGAAGTCAGTCCCCTAGGAATGTATGTGTTAATTCCCGAGTGCATATCGTGCCTGATAATTCTGGCTGCGTGCTCTAAATAAGTGTTCTTTTTGTTTATATCGTCTAACTGGCTTTCTATCTCTCCGTCTTTGACCCTGATTGTTTTTCTCTGTAAAAGAACCATAACTCCAAGTATTGAAAGAACTAATCCAATAATTGCAGTATAAAGATATTTCTTATATGTTTCTTTTTCAGTCTTTAAAATTTCCTTGTCAACTATAAGATTTCCATTTTCGTCTTTTAAATCTCCAGATTCAAGAGTTAAGGTAACAATGTTCTTTTCCTTTTTAAGAGTTTTAATTGTTCCCTCTTTAGTTTCGACTAATTTTTGATTAACAACTTTTGCTTGGAGTAACGAATCTCTCTCTTGAATAAGCTTATTTATTTTATTATCAATCTCTTGAAGAATATTCTTTAAATCCTGCTTGGGAAGTTCTTCGTAAGTTTTTGGTAACGTCTCTAAGAACTGTAAATCTTTTTTAACGCTTTCAACTACAAATAGTTCATCTTCCAAGATTGTTGCGGTTATGACTTTTTCCTCCTTAGGTTCAAACACCTTTTCTGGTTCAACCCATACAGGGCGTATTCTTCTGTCCACTACTGTATCTTGCGATAAAGAAAATAAAGGTAAGAATAGAATTAAAAGGATAAGGGCATTTTTCATTTTTTCCATTGTGATTTGTGTTTCCAAACTTTTCTTTGTCTGATTCTTTCTTGACCAACAAGTTCCAAATCACCTAGTCCCCCAAATCCCCTTTCTCTTGATCCTGGACCTTGTCCGTTTTCAGAATATTCTAAGAATCTTCTATATTCACTGTCTTTCATCCTTGGTAAAAAAATTCCATAGTCGTCAGTTGTAAGAAAATATCTTGAAAGGTCTAAAACATAAAGCTCAGTATCTAAAGGACTTGAGGTGAAAATAATCGAAGGTGAAAGTGACCATTTCCATATGCTATCTAAAAGAGCGTTATTCCATGCTAAAGAGGAATCTAATGAATTTTTGAGACTATCAATTTCTTTATTTTGTAATGAAATAAAACGATTAAGACTATCCGTTGTGTTTTTAAAAGCTTTAAATTTATTTAGCATCAACAGATTTTGTTCATCGATAGTTCTGTTAATCTCTTCACTTTGTGCGATTGTCAGAATAACTACAGAGTCCCCACGAAAAATAGTTTGAATGGGATATTGGTTTTGTGAATAAACCAAAGAAGAAATTAGGAGGAAAACTAATAATAGCGTTTTCATTATAGCATCTTTATTTTCATCTTGGTCCCTATTTGGTTTTTCTCACAAGTTATAGAAAATCCATGCTCGTGAAGAATTGCTACACATATGTTTAAACCTAATCCGGTTCCAGATTCCTTTTGCCCCTCTTTCCTAGTATAGGGTTTAGATAAATGTTCAAAGTCTTCCTGTGTTATACCTCTTCCATTATCCTGTATATAAAGAGTATCTTCTTCAAAATAAATCTTGACAAATTTTGTTTCCGAGTCATTGTACTTAAGTCCATTCCTTATTAGGTTGTCTACAGCAGTACAAAATAGTGGTTCATTCACGCTGATTGTTGGAAGATCTGAAATGATAACTTGACTATGATAAGCAGTTGCAGAAAGATAGTCCTGTAGGATTATTTTTAAATTACAATCTGTTCTATTTAGAACTACATCCTTCTTTACTAAATTTGTAAATTCATAAACACCCTTGTAAACCTTCTGGGCATGTCTAAGACCTTCTTTGATCATTTTGATTGGAGCTTCAATTTTAAGCGAATCTATATCTTCCTGTTTGAGCCTTCTTTCTAAAGATCCTAGTCCTCTAGGAATATACGTATTAATCCCAGAGTGCATATCGTGTCTTAAAATTTTAGCAGCATGTTCCAAATAAGTGTTCTTTTTTTCTATTTCATTTTTTTGTTTAACAGATTCAGTAACATTAGTAGCAATTTTCATTATTCTATATGGTTTCCCATCAGTAGTTAAAATTGGATTATAGGTGGATTGAAGAAAAACCTGTTCCCCATTTTTTCTGATCCTAACTACATCGTTTGAAAAATAAATTCCCATGCATAGATTTTTCCACATGTTGGAATATTCCCTACTATTTTTCTCCTCTTCTGAAACAAACAAACTATGATTCTTTCCTTTTATTTCATCAAAAGAATCGTAACCCATAGTTTCCAAAAAAAGATTATTAGCAAACATTATATTCCCGTCTAAATCAAATTCTATAACAGCATTGGATTGATTGATAGCATTCATCCTATTTCTAATCTCAGTTTCTTTTCTTATAACTTCAGTTACATCTTGTCGAATGGAATGGAATCCCTCTAGTTTACCCCCAGAATCAAAAATTGCCTTGATATAAGTATCAACATAATATAAATGTCCATTCTTCGATCTGTTAACTACAATGTCATTCCATATTTGTCCATTCAAAACTTTCTCATACATTTTCCCCCAGTATCCATCAGGTTGTAGACCGGAGTTTACAATAGAGTGATCTTGACCACAAGCTTCTTCTAGACTCCAACCAGAAACTTCAGAAAATTTTTCGTTGACATAAGTTATTTTTCCGTTTTTATCAGCTATTGAAACCAGAGATGATTTGTCGATAAAATTTTCAGTTTCTTTGATTCTCCTAAGCAAATCATTGGTTTCGTGCATCGAGAATCCAAACGAATATAGCGAAGAAAGGATCTGTGCAAAATTAACTTCTATTTTTCTCCATTTCCTAGAGGTGAGATTCTCTATACAAATCACACCAATATTTGATCCCTTGTACCAAATAGGAACATCCAGCATCGATTTTATCCCTAAAGGTTTTAGATATGGATCAGTAAAACATCTTGTGGAGGGATGGTTTTCAGCATCATTTGCAACTATTATTGGTTCATTTCTCAAAGCTTCAAAATACTCTGAAAAATCTTTTTCGAATAACTCTATTCCGTCTTGGAATGAATCTTCTAATTTTGAATACAATTGCTGACAAACAATCCCAGATCTATCTTTGTTATACAACCAAATAGAAGCTCTATCTGCATCAATCGTTTCCGTTATTTCTTTAGTTACAGACCTTGCTGCTTGATCGATATCACCAAAATAGTAAATTTCATTATATGCCTGTTTAATCAGGGAAGAATTAATTTTCTTAGAATAATCATTCAGAAATATTGTGTCTTTCGTTTTGATTTTGAGATCCCTAATGAGCATAAAAAAGAAGGGAGCGAAAGAAAGGAAACAAATATATTCGGTTATCCTAGTTAACCTAGAACTTTGTACGGTCTCGAAAAGAACTAATGTTTTTACCGAAAAGAATATTGTCATTAAAACAATACAAACCAGTAAAGATATTTTAGAGGATTTAAGCATTTAGTTTACTTGCTATATATCCCCTAAGTAGACAAAGGAACCTATGATTTTCTTAATTCCCTAGATAATTCTTTTTCCTTAATAGAAGCTCTTTTGTCATAGTTTTTCTTACCCCTAGAAAGAGCAATTTTTATTTTGATCTTACCTCTTTCATTGGTAAATATCAAGAAAGGAACGATTGTAATTCCTGTACTTAATCCTCTTTGCAATTTTGCAATCTCACTTTTTTTAAGGAGTAATTTTTTAACCCGTAAAGAATCATGAGAAAAATCACCTAAAGGAGAAACATTTAAGCCTTTAAGAAAAATTTCATTTTTGTCAATATAGCAAAAAGCATCTACCATAGACACCTTACCTGATATTATAGACTTTACCTCTGAGCCTAACAATTGAATTCCTGCTGTATACTCCTCAAGAAAAAAATAATCGAAAGATGCTTTCCTGTTTTTAATGTAAATACTATTCTTCATACGTATAGATCCAATTGCTAAATGTTAAGTGGTCTTTGGTGGAACCTTTATTGTTATAGAGTCACCATTTGAAGATAATTCGAAGCCTTCTGGAGAGAGATTTTTAAAATATTCCAGATAAAAATCAACACGCTCATTTTTTGGACTATTTGAAACAGGTTCTAGGGTAAAAGACTTATATGTCTGTATCCTTGTTCCATAACGTCCAAAATCTGAAAAGGTAGTCATAACTTATATATCTGAAAATCCATCCCTATAGTTGATAAGATAATTCATCGATTTAATCCAGGCATAAAGGCACACAACAGCGTTTAATTTTTGTAGTATTGGATCTTTCAAACCACAAAGTGTAAGCAAAAGGAAAATCAATCCAGATATTCCCACTATGGTTAAACCGTGAGTCCATACCCAAGGCTGCAAAGTGTTTGTAATTAGCTTTATCACCACAGTAAAAAAGAGGACAAGATAAATGAAACTGATTATAATATTTTCATCAAGTCCCAATATGATACCAACATCCTTTGCTGTTGCTATAGCTAAAAATATCGTGTATGCTAATTTTGACATAGGCTAGAATCTTTTTAGAACATAAAGTTTGTTACTTGACCTTGTGTAGGCTGTGTATTTTATCCGATTTCGTTCAACAACATTGATGTTGACGTCTATATCATCTTCCAGAACAAAAGCTGCTTGATAGGTGCTTCCCTGGGATTTATGAGCAGTGATTGCATAAGCGTAACTTACGTCTGCGAATCTTCTGAGAAATTCATAATACTTTATCCACGATTTATCTTTCCCTTTTTTCTCTATTGCTGTTTTTTTCAAATGGTTTGCTATCACCTGAAACCCACTTTCGCTTGATTCGTGAAGGATATCTATATAAAATACTAGTTCCTTTCCATCATCGTTTAGAAAGCTAACTCCTGTTTCATAATACTGAAGAACAATTGATTGATCTTCTATGCTAAATTTAGAATCCTTAACTTTGAAATTGACAACTGAGAATTCGTCATTAGTATTAAATAGGATTTCATTGTTCTCTATAACAGGATTATTAGCAATTAATTTTTCACCAATCAAGATTTTTGCTTCTAATGATTTATCACCATAAATAACTTTCCTTGCTAGGTTATTCATGGTAGAAACAGTTTTGTTCCTCCAAGCGATTATCTTTGCATATTCAGGATCTTCTTTAAACCTGTCGGAATTGAAGTATGAATCCAGAATTGAAGGGAACTTAGATTTTATTTCTGGTGAGTTTAGATTTAAGTACTCGATGCCCTCTCCCCTTTCGGATATTTTGGTTTGTGTCCCTGTGTCAATACTTGGATTTTCAAGATCACTCCTGATTAATATTGAGGTATCGATAATTGGATTACCCTCTTTCTGTCTCATTATTTTTTTAAGCTCAACAGTACAAATTCCATAAAGCTGGGCAAGTTCTGGTCGGAAGGGTATGCAATCAGGTCTTCCCACAGGAGGAATTTGTGCAGGATCTCCCATACAAATAATTTTGATTTTATCCCTATATTTTATGATCTCATGGAATAGATCGTCGCTCAACATTGAAACCTCGTCAATCACTAAGAGTTTTGTTGAAGCAATTGGAGGTCTGAATTCTCCGTCGTTTACAAACTCTTGCTTACCATCTGAAGTAATTCTCTCTTTCAGTCCAAGCATTTTGTGGACGGTAGTGAACACTATCCTGTTGTTAATGATACCAGTTTGTTTCTTAATAACCCTAACAGATTTATTAGTGGGACCAGTTACTGCTATTTTATACCAAGCTTTATTTGGATAAAGAGCTTCAAGAACATACTTGACTAAAAGACTCACACAAAATGTTTTGCCAGTTCCTGCCCAACCCTTGAGTACATAAATATCATTGGAAGAACCTGCAACAAAGTCCTTCAATTGATCAAATGCTAGCTGTTGATCCTCATTCAACATTGAAGAATCAAATAGCCTAATTTCTTTTTTGCCCACTTTCTTTTTTGGATAAATGTAAGAATTATAGTGAAAAAGAGTGGTTTGGGTTCGAAATTTATTCTACTGGATTTCCCATTTCGTCGAATTTGTAGTTGTTTGACTCAATTCTTTGTTCAACCTCTTCTGTCTCGTATTGAGAATCTATTGATCTTGAAATTCTATCTAAAACGAAAATCATATGAGATTTGAATTTCTTTTCCGCTTCCCCTATATAGTGGTCTATTCTAGAAACCCTTTCTTTGGTCATCTCGTCCTCGTTTTCGATCTCAAATTCTATTTGTGTATATGAACCGGAATCTTTAAAAGTGTAATAAAGATCTTCCCAATAAAAAGGAGAAATTCCAAGCCATCCAAGAAACATTTCATTGTGGTTGATTTCCAAAGCTTTTGCACAGTGAATGTATCTTCCCACCTCAAAACTTATTCCAGTCCTTTCATTACCGATCATTGGAGATCCATCAAGATCTTTATCATAGTTTGGGCCGAATATTCTAAATAAATCCTCGTGTGTGGGTTCAAAAAGATAATCATCATCCACTACCCAATAAGGAATATCCTCCGCTCCATATTCTCCCATTTCCATTCCCTTTTGTATTTTAGAAATGGCATTTTTCTTCGCAGGATCGGAAAGCTCTTCAAAACTGAAAGTTTTTGTCCCTTGTTCAAAGAGGACGAAATTTTTGATAATTTTCATCCTCCTATATATCAGAAACTTACTTCTTAGACTTCTTGTCAGTCTTTTCTACTTTTTCTTCTTTTGGCGAGTTGGTAACATCTACAAATTCTCCAAGTTGAATACCAGGGATTATATCAGAGATATCAGGGATAGAAATGGAAGGAGCTTTTGGAACAACAGATTCCACCTTAGTTATAGTTTCTCTTGGTGAAAATATTGGATTACTTAAATCATCTCCTTTTAAGATATTCAAGACATACGTGTGGTCAAACAAATTACCAGGAGGTGTTGCAACTTGAATTGCATCGCCAGTTATGTCGAATGGATCGTAGAGACTATTTCTGGTGCTTCCGATTTCAAATTGTGATGTGATGTTTTTGTGAATATCATAGCCAAACACTGTTGGTGAATTACCTATCCAAAAAACGTACGATGGCAAGCCTAAAGCAGCTGCAGCGTGTTGCATATATGAATCTATGAAAATTCTTTTATCGCTGAACATAAGAGCTAAAGCTAACACTCTTGGGCCATGTGAAAGATAATCTACACCATTTAATCCCATTTGATCCTCTCTCTTAATCTGAATAACTCTATAATCATTCTTGAATTCATCAGCTATTCTTTGAGCTAAGTATGGAGGAATATCCCTTGCCCAGGAATATTTGTTGTTGGTTTGTGCACCACCAAATGGTTGGATGAGTAAAATTGGTTTTGTTTTATTGAGCAGCACTTCTACTTGATCTCTTTCGAGATGGGTAAAGTAAAGTTCGGGGGTTGTACCTAGAGAATCGATTCCATATAAATCGCACCAGACATCAACTAGATGTTTTTTTCTATAAATTGCTTCAGTACTTCCGTAAGGATCATGTGTGAAGATCAATGTGTCTTTATCTTTGACATAATCATCGTAAAAATAAGCAGTTTGTCCAAATTGAATAACTCTATGAACCCTTGGATTGTTAATCCAAATATCTGGATGAGCTGTAAGTATTACAATTTTTCTATCAGGATATTTAAAGTTCATAGCACGAACAACTGCTGTTGCTATGACATTTTTACCTATTCCTCCTGAGATTTGAAAAACAACGTATTTCATTTTTATCTTTCTAAATTATAGAAGATAAAATGACATTGTTTCTAAGATTAGGCCAATAATATTTTGTAAGCTGTTCCATTTATATAAGCACATAATGCACAGGTTGCAGCTGACGAAGTTGTAAGAAGGAGAGGCGAAGAAGAAGATCCCAAGGAAAGTGTAGAGCTAACTCCTGTTGCACCAACTCCTATTATGATACTGTTACAAACGTTATTTGTAGTAGAATCAGCGCCATATCCTATAATAATATTATTACACCCAGTTGTTAAAGTTCCATCGACAGATAGTGCTCCAATAGCTACGTTGTTGCAACCTGTAGTAACAGAACAACCTGCTGACCTTCCAAGAAAAGTATTATATTCACCCAAGGTGTTGCACGAACCTGCATTACTACCATAAAACGAATTGAAGCCTCCTGTTGTATTTCGTAATCCAGCTTGGTCACCTACAAAAGTATTATTAACTCCTATGGTGTTACTACAAGCATTACAATTGCCTATAAAAATATTATTAGAACCGGTTGTATTCAAATATCCAGCTCTGTAACCTAAAAATATGTTTTCGTCTCCACAAGTGTTACAAAATCCAGCTTGCGAACCAACAAATGTATTATAATGTGAAGGTTTACCTATCGCAGGAATTGTATTGTAACCTGCTTGGTAACCAATGTAGGTGTTTTCAGAACCAGTAGAGTTGCAGTATCCACTTTGGAATCCAACATATGTGTTGTGATAACCAGTAGTATTTGCCCCTCCAGAATCTGCTCCTACAAACACGTTTTTACAACCAATCGTATTTGCGTCTCCTGCACATGTTCCTAAGTAAACGTTACAAGATCCTGTTGTGTTTGAAAATCCACTACAGAATCCTAGAATAGTATTATTTGTTCCAATAGTGCCGCAAAAATAAGAACAAGATCCAATTGCAATATTATTTGATCCTGTAGTATTGGCTTGTGCTGCTTTGTTTCCAAGAAAAATATTATCGTTTCCACATGTGTTATTATACCCCGCACCATTTCCTAAAAAAGTATTTCCACCTCCTGTCGTATTTAAACCACCTGAACATGTTCCAATATAAACATTTGAACATGCTGGAGTTGTTTCGTTAGTCCCTGCACAAGCTCCAACAAAAACACTACATCTTGTTCCCGTTGAATTTTTTCCGGCTTGGTAACCTATTGCAGTTTGTAATGCAGATTCTGAACCCAAACAACCCGCCTGGTATCCTACATATGTATTACGAGCTCCTGTAGTGTTACAATAACCAGATTCAAAACCTACAAAGACGTTTGAATCACCAGTTGTGTTAAGATGTCCTGCACAGGTTCCTATGAAAGTTGAACAACCACCAGTAGTATTACACATACCGGACAAGTAACCAACAAAGGTATTTTGTGATCCAGTTGTACTGAATCTACCTGCTAATGTGCCTAAAAAAGTATTATTTCCTCCAAAAGTATTCGTGAATCCCGAGCATATTCCCAAAAATGTATTAGATGAGCCAGTTGTATTACATGCTCCGCTGTTGAAACCTATGAATGTATTGGATCCACCAGTAGTGTTTTTACCACCACCACTTGCTCCAACGAATGTATTACATGCACCTGTTGTATTTAGAGATCCAGCATATGCACCAATCATTACGCTTCCATTGGAACAAAGTGTACAATTACCTGAATTTCTTCCTATAAGTACCATATCGCAGCTACAATCAAGCCTTTGCCCTGCCAAATTTCCTAAAACCACATTACAAGCAACATAACTTTGACAGCTAGAACCACCTGGAGAGGTTGCTGCAATACAAGTACCTAAAAATATATTGCCAGTGTTACATACGAAACAATTGTGCATTACAATACATCTTCCTATCGCAATTGTCGAAGAAGAATCGTAGGAACCTCCTCCCCCCTGAATCAAACTTCCTATATTTATGGGACTAGTTCCAGAGCCACCGACTCCAACATTATATCCAATCGAAATGTATTCGCATGTACTAGGAGTATTTTTTCCATTTGTTTTTCCGATTGTTATACCACATCCTGTTGCACATATACCAACCTCTCCAATTGCTATTGTACTGTTTATCTGATCAGCAAAAGCTAAAACAACATCGCTAAACTGTGGGTTGAGCAAAACATTTCCACAACCAGAAGGAACTCTTGTTGAATTACTGATGATGATATTACAAGTTCCTCCTGTGAAATTTCCAGCTACTCCTCCAGAAGCTCCTAAAATAATATTTTTGGATCCTGTCGTCATACCAGTAGCAGCACAATTTCCTATAATGAGATTGTTGGATCCTGTCGTCATAGCAGTAGCAGCAAGATGTCCTATTATAATAGATCCTGTTGATCCTGTGGCTGAAAAAGCCGAACAATTACCGATAAAAAGGTTAAAAGAACCAGTGGCATTACATCTACCAGCTAAAATGCCTATTGCTAGGTTATTAGACCCAAATGTATTGGTTAGGAGCGTGCAGGTTCCAATTGAAATGTTACAAGCCCCTGTTGTATTGTTTAGAAGCCCGCAGGCTCCAATTGCAATGTTACAAGAAGCTAGCCTGTTTGTTAATAACGAGCATTGGCCAATTGAAATATTATCTGAGCCTAAATTGCAAAAGGAGCCACATTGTCCTAATGAAATATTATTTGTCCCTGTTTGGTTTCGGGCAGAGTTACATAGTCCAATTGAGATATTATCGGTTCCTCTAGTGCCGCACAGTTGAGACGATACGCCTATTGCTATATTACAGCTTCCAGTTGTGTTTTTGGACCCAGCAAAATTTCCTAAAAAAATGTTATCAGTCCCGCAATTTACACATCCAGCAAGCCTACCAATTGCTATTGTATCAGCGCCTACAGTACTTTCAAGTCCTGCACAAACTCCAATAAAGATATTGCCCGACAGAGTAGTGTGACCAGCTCCACTACATTCGCCGATGAATATATTTTTTTGCCCAGTACTGACGTTTAGCCCTGAACAACTTCCTAGAAAAATATTACCGCATCCTGAAGAGCTTGAAAATCCAGAACAGGGTCCTATAAAAATATTATTGTGACATCGGTTTTTATTTCCTGCTTGATATCCTATAAAAACGTTTTGACAACCAGAAGTTGCTCCAGATCCAGCTTCATATCCTATCATGATATTACCACAGGAGTCTGCTCCGGTTAAATTAGCTCCTGCCTGATATCCTATAAGAACTCCTCCTGTAATGTTGCATGCTGATTTTCCAGCTTCTGCCCCTATAAACACGTTTCTTCCCTGAGTGTTTAGCGCGCCACTACATTCACCAATAAACACATTGGAAGTTCCTGTTGTAGTAACGCATCCGGAAAGATTACCAATATAAACGTTGCTACATCCAGTAGTCGTGAGAGCACCAGCTGATGCTCCAACAAAGATATTATTGCAACTAGATCCACATAATCCTGTTCCTGCCCCTTCTCCTATTACAATATTTCTTGCTCCAGTCCCGGTTTGGTCGGGGATAAATATGTTACCGCACGCTTGATTGTAAACCCCTATTCCGCTTAATCCCCCACTTCCATCATTAATCTGAAAAGATCCAGTGACCCCTCCAGGCGATGCCCCTGATCCGCCAGAAGCACTTCCGTAGGTGAAGATATCATTAACTGGATCGTAAATAGGAATTTGTCCTGTTGCACCAGTTGAGCTTGAACATACGGAGATAAATTTTCTATCCGACATTAAGACTTTTTCTTCTATATATCATAGAAGAAAACTGGGAACATAGTTTCTTGACAATTAAATAGAACTGAGAAAAATTCTCAATTTATGTAAGCATTCCTTATCATATAAATTGAAAATAGGTATTCCTAAATTTTTGGCTATCCTCATGGCTTGTCCAGTGCCGCCTTTTATTAATCCCCCTTGTGTCCAGCAAACTATAAAATCTACTGGGGTAGAGAGATCTTGACCTAATACTTGAAAGCTATTCCTTGTCATTAAATCCTTAGCAGATCCTGATAGTCCTGTCCAATTCGGGTGGTGTTTTTTTGCCAACTCTCTAGCTTCTAAAACTATTTTTGGTTCAAAGATATCTAAGAAAAGATCTGAAATATTTTGATTGAATCCTTTCCAGGGTAGATAAATTTCTTTCTCCCCTTTAAATAATGATTCAAACATTAGATCAGCCCCAGGGGCACCTCCAGATCTTAGTGTAAAATTATTTTTATGGAGCATCGAGCAAACCTCCTCAATCATTGGCTTGACTCCATTTGGGGTTTCTCTAGAACCTATTCCTGCAAAATATTTCATAAATAAATTTAAATCTTTTTATAGAAGTCTTGACCTGAACCAGTGACATACCTAACTGAAACACCACCTTTCGTGTGTAATTCGACAAATAACGGATTTCCTATCTGCATACAGATATGAACTTCTCTATAATTCAGTTTCATTTCAATTAGAGGTTCACGATCTTTACCTAAGAATTTTAATTTACTACCCTCTATATTTATTTTTTCACTGATGACCACATGAACGCATCCATCTTTTCCTGACGCATTCCAATCTTCTGCTTTGGGTAAATTATCGAGGGGAATCAATTTAATTTTTCTGTGATTTGCTAAAAATAATGGAATCTTCTCCATTTATCCAAGCTCCTGGTTCTCCAATTTCTATTTTTTCGTCTGTGTAAAACCCAAGTCCGTTCTCCAAAACAACCCAATATTTATATTCGGAACCCCTATCCTGCATCTCAACTTCGGTGACAGGAATAGGGAACCAAGCGTTTTCTATAGTTTGTTCTATGTCATTCCTCTTTTTAGATTCTTGAGCTTCGTTTTTTCCAGAGGGAAAGAAAAAACTGATTAGAACCGATGAAGTTGCAAGTACAAGCATAGCAACTACGAAAGTCCTGAAAGCACTGAAAAATTTCATAAAGCTTTAAATTATTCTTTTTCCCAAACTAGTTCTTCATCAACAAAGATTTTGACTATCTTTTCATCCTTGATTATTCTTTGGATGTAAGCTGATGGATTTTTTATTTTGTCGTAAACCAGTCTTAATCCTTCAGAAGAGATGGTTTCTACAGTTGATCCTCCAGGTATAAGGCTATCTGGATTCTTCCTAAAATTGTCTTTAACTTGAATAGATTTTTCCATTTTTTAAGTATTAAATCAAAGCAAATCTAGAAGTTTCGGACAAATTAAAAAAATTTACTCAATGAAAGTTTTAAGCAATAACACCTTGTTGTGAGTCCCAAGTGGCTTTATATGGTCCTACATATCTAAATGAAGCAGTCTTTGAAGGATTTCTTTGGGCCACGTTGTCCCAAGAATTGAGGTTGTAATTAAGCTCAATTTGACCTTTCTTATCTCCTTGGAATCCTCCTGATGAGTTTGAAATTATATTGCCTCCGTCAACCACAACACCAACGTGACCCGGTCTTGTTCCTCTGGATGTTAGGATGATATCACCTGGTTGGGATTCTGTTTTCCAGTTAGTAATTTTCTTCCATACTGATCCAGGTTTTTCGGATTCTTTAGAAAAGTGTTCCCACATGCTCGAAGTTCCTAAAGTGATAGCTCCACTTCCTGCTATTGCATAACCTGTTGCTCTGTAAAAAATCATAGATACTGCAGCAGCACAACCTAAATTTCCTCCATCAGTTCCTGGAATTTTTCTGGTGGGAACATTCAAATTAGCATAAGCAGAATTAACTATGTTACCAATTGGACCCGAAGTTGGTTGCTTTATATTTCCATTCTCACTTTTATCAGTTATTCCAACAGTCGCTCCATATCCATCCATTTCACTAGCTTGGATCTTTTGTATTTGTACTCTTGGACTTCCTTGACCTGAAGGATTGTCTGCATTCAAAAGATTTGGTTCTTTCTCACCCTCTTCCTCAAAAGAAAAATTAAGCAACTTTGCAAATTTCAGAATATCAGATCCGAATAGTTGTTCGTTTATAGTGAATTGGTCTAATGATTTAATATGCTTCATTATTGGTAATTTATGCGTAACTAGATAAAGATTTTACTGCATCCTCATTGGTCTTCATGTGACTGTTTTCTTTCTGGGATAATTTCGTCTTTACTGAACTTGATATAGACGAAGTAGCGGAAGAATTATTTCCGCCAAAGGAAGTGTAGTAATATTCAACCTTATCCGGATTTTCTTTAGCAAGATTTGTATAAAAACTTCCTACGTCTTGATTGCCCATCCAAATATCTACAAGATAAATCTTATCAAATTCACCAGCTCCAACCTCTTTAAGAAGTTTTTTTCCAGGTCTATATCCTCCAGAGAAAAGATAAAGTATCTTTTTTGATGGGTAGTTTCCAACCTTATTTTGAATTGCTGTGTAAGCCCCAGTACCATCTACGTTGTGATCATTTGCTACGAAGAGATTATATCTGTTATTAAATCCTGCAAAGTAATCGTACATATAAACTCCGCTCTTTCTTCCCCCGACATCAGTTCCTCCATATACTACAACCAAAGGGCTAGTTGGTTTTTCTCCTTGAGTAAATTTACCGAATGATCCAAGATCCTTTGCTGATTCAGGTGCTTTCTCTGTTTTTTGAGTTACAATTGGTTCACCTTGTGAAGTTCCAGATTTTTTAACGGGAGTTGCATCTGAAGAAGAGGATGATTTTTGGTCACCCTTTCCAAATAAGGTCTCTCCAAATTTTCTCACATCCGCTCCAAATAGCTGTTCGTCAATTTTCAAAAATTGATTTATATGCTTCAAATGCTTCATAGATTATATATATCGCATAAATAAATCGATAGAACTAGAAATTATCAGAAAGATTCTAGTATAACAGCTATGAAAAATTACGAAAAGCAAATTGAAGAATTTGGAAAAGAGATTGCAGATGAGGTCGTTCAGAAAATGAGAGATCCTAAATTCACTCCCTATCTTGAAAGGTACAAAGTCGCTACCTCTATCTCAAGAATACATGATGTTGAAATTATGGTAGCAATGGAGGATTTAGAGAAATCAATCTCAAAACACATCAAGAGAATGCTTGAAATGAATTAGGATATATAATTAATATATGTTCAAAAATGGACAAATTCACAATTAAAAAAATGGATAAACTAGATTTTGGAGCTATTAAAGATCTTACAGATCAGCACCAAGAAGTCCCAATGGGAATGAATGGAATCGTTAAGCCAAACTGCCTTCCAGAAGAAGTTCAAGAAACTTTGAATTCTAGAATTGGTGATGAATACATTGCTTATTATTTCTACAGAAATGCAGCTAACTGGTGTAACGAAAAAAACTACAACAAAGCGGGTGCTTTTTTCGATAAAGAAGCAGAAGGTGAATTAGAGCATGGCAAAGGATTACAAGAATATTTAGTTCAATGGAACACTATTCCTGCAATACCAGGTGTAGCAACAAAACAAGAATTTGCTAGTTTAGTTGACATCATCAACAAAGCTTACGAGTTGGAATATAACCTTTTGATGAAATATTCGGAGGATCAGAAAAACTTCCATAGTGTTCACCCGGCAACCTATAACTTTATTCAAAAATACGTTGATATTCAAAATGGTGAGGTAGCAGAATATGCAGATCTTTTGAATGCCCTTGAATTGATTGATATCAACAGCAAACTTGATGTCTTGTTCTTCGAGAAAAACTATTTCTGAGGAACTTCAAAGACTTTTTAAAAAAGCCCTTAGGGCTTTTTTTTTGTGAATATATAATTCATGTCTTTCTTTAAAGAAATCCCTCAAATACTCTCAGAGTTTTCTAAAGCTCAGAAATTGTGGGCTTTGATTCTATTGTTGTTCACAATTGTAATAATTACTATTTCCCCTTCATTGATATCAGCAATAACAATGGACAGAAAAGACTTGGAACAGAAAATAGACAGCAAGCAAACAGAAATTGAAAATTTGAAGGGTTCTATATTTGAGTTAGATTCTTTGGTTAGAACAAACCAAAAGAACTGCACAAATGAAATACTTAAAAGAGAAGAAGAATTTCTAGAAATGCTTGATGAGCTTAAAGACGATGCCTTAAAAACAGGTAGGAACAACCTTGTTTTTGAAAATTTAGAAAAAGGAAATCCTGACAAAGACTCTATTATTCTGGTTAGGCCTTCACCTCAAATTAATACTTTACCAATGGTGAAGAAAATAGAGAAATTTGAGAAAAAAATAAGGGCCCAGAATTTGTCTGAGCCCTTACCTAATTAAAGCGACGAAGCTGCCAATCCAGGCATTAACCTGGTTATATAAAGATATTGAGATATCACCTTGCCTGGGTTAATCTGAATCTTTTTCCCGTTATTAAGTTTTAAAGTTATCTCATGAGATCTTCTTCTGTTACCTTTCCATCTACGATCTTTGAATGCTTTAACTATTCTTACCGAAGGGTCTCTTCCCTCTTTCCATGCTGTTAAGCTAAGACTCATAGGTGGGTGAAATCCCATTTCGAAATATCTTTGAATTAAGATTAAGTCTTTCTCTTCTGTAACCTCTTCTCCTTCCGCTAATTTATTAAGAAGTAACTCGTAAGCATTCCTAATCCTATAAGTTGTTAAAAACATGTCCGAATGTTCTGAACTTTGAGGAAACAAAGGACAGTTTGGTGCAATCCATGCTTTCACTCCTGGGTCGTTTTTCAAAGCGTAATTTAAACTACTGGTAATCTGATTTTTTTCCATATTTATTTATTTTTTGATTTGTTATAGGTCTTATATGCAGGGGCATATGATTAGTTTATGGTTTTTGGTGAAAAAAATTGAAAATTTTTCTACTTGGAAAGAAAAAACACAAAACCCCTATAAAAATCAAGCATTTAAATAAATACTACTTGTTGAATCTAGAAATGATACTGGCTCCAGCCTTGATATTAGCTATTCCTTCTCCCTCTAGATCTGAAGTGTTTAGACCTTTGAATTCTCCTACAGATTCAAAGTTTTTATTGAACTGAGAATAATCGAACTTCAATGGATTCATTGAAGATGTTAGAAGTCTAATAAATCCTCCGTCTTTGCTCTTCTTGTGGGCAATGAAAAGACCAGCTTTAGAAGCTCCCATAGATTCAAACTCAGGGGTCATGTTCTTTAAATCAGAGTAAGACAAAGATTCAGGCATAGATGAATTGATAGGATTTTCGATTTCAGCATCATAAGGAAACCAATCAAAGGTAAAATCTTCGATTACAATATCTGAGGGTAAACTGAACTCCTCGAAAAGTTTTAAATACTTCATTTGTCAAAAATTATTTCGCTAGCTAAAACGGTTATTAAAGCTCCAATTGCACATGAAGCTAATATAAATAAAACAGATTTTACTCTTTGTTTCATTTCTCTTATATATCGAACCACACAAAAAAAGCCTGGATTGACCAGGCTTTTTAGATCTGAAAGATCTTATTATTTAGAAGTAAGCTCTTTAGTTGTTGTAAAGAAGTTACGCTTACCACGTCTAACTCGGTAGATCGTTTGTTTTCCTTTCATAGAAATTGTCTCGAAAGAAAGTTCAGTTCCTGCTTTTGCGCAAGATGAATTTTCAGATTCAAGGCGCAAATTCCAATAAAGTCTTACTGGAAATCCAAAAGCTTGAGTGAAAGACTCAACCACTGCTTCTTCAGTAACTACTGGTTTAGAAGCAACAACTGGCTTAATACTCTTAGGTTTAACAGAAACAGGTTTTACTGCTGAATCAGAACCAACTGTGCGACCTACTCGTACTGTTGACATCGGTTTGCGGATAGTACCGCTTGTTGAAACTTTTTTAGACATGTGTTTAGAAGTTTTGTTATGTTAACATTTATTTGTTAACAACGCAAATGTATAATGGGAATTACTACGAAAAAAACTTTTTAATGGTTTTTTTGAGTTTTTTTTAGATCTTCTTAGAAAAATCCAATAAAATATGGATTGTGAAATTTTCATGATTAATGGTTGAAATCTTTGAAATATATAAGGATAAAGAGGTATATGAAAAGAATATTCGCTATAATCCTGTTTCTAATTATTTCATTTTCAATGAGCTCGCAAACAGGAAACTTATACATTGGTCTATCTTCAGTAGCAATAGATGACAATGCAAAGTCTTCTGTGGTATTGAATAAAGACAACATTAGCTACCTACCCATACCAACGAAATTAAGCCTAATTAGAATTTACTCCAACGATTTATTTTTCAGAGTAGATGGAGGATATTTGAAATTAAATGAGCAGCTTTATGGTGAAAGATACAGAAATCCAGGTGACATGTTTTCTTTTGATGGTTCAATAGGGTACAGGTTAAGACTTAAAAAAGAGTCACCAAGATTCGATAGAAAGAAAAACTTTTTCAGTTCATATTCAATCTATGGAGCAGCTTTAACTGGTTTAGGATACACTTACAAAACTCTTTATCCAATTGAGTTTACTTCCGCATATACACTCAACGCAGGGTTTAATCTCACTTTTAATTTCTTGTCAAGCAAAATTGCTTTCAATTTTCAAACATTGGGAAAGTTTGGTCTTCATAAGATGTTTCCACACCACGGAACAAATTACATAGATTTTTCTATTGGAATCTTTTACAAGTTGATGGACTATAATAAAAACTCGCTCAAAGCTAAAACATTTAAGAGAGAGGCAAGAAAAAATCAAAACGAATGAAATTCATCATCAAAAAAGGAGAGCACTTTTCAAGTCCTGAGAGGATAACGAAAAAGATTTTTGATTTTATAAATCTACAAGGATACAAAGGTTTTTGGACAAAGTTTGATGAATCTTGTCTTTATGATTTAGGTTCTGAAGATCAAAGTGATATAAACAAACTATTTGGGATATCCTCAGGGTTTCATCATAACAATTCTGCAAGATTTGGATGGAGAGCTGATGGGAATATTATTAAACTGTCATCGTATTGCTACATCAACGGAGAAAGAAAATCGAAAGACCTAATCGATTTAAGATTAGGTCAATGGTATAAACTTTCAATCTCAATTAGACCAGGAGCTTATTTATTTGAGGTAGAGGATCAAGAAAAATCTTTATTCTCGTACTTTGTTGGTACAAACCGGAGATTTTACTGGGGATATAATTTGTGGCCATATTTCGGGGGAAATCAAACAGCTCCTCATAATATGGTTATTGAGTTAGAAGATTTCGATCCTTATTTTCAAGGAAGGATTTAAATCTATTTTTCAAAAACTTCCCCGGAGGTGAGCTTTAACTCCTCCAAATCCACCTTATACTTATTGGAAAGATTCTTGAACTTTAACCCGACCAGGAAGTGGATAAAGCCTGCGAAAAAAGCAAAAAGGATTCCAGGGAACCAAATTACCATTAAAGTGTATCCAATGAAGTTGTGCATTTCTCCATTAATAACTACATCAATAAAAGCAACAATAAAAGTTATTCCTGCAATCCATTTGAAAGCGGGAATGTATTTGGCTAACTTCTGAACTTGTACATACAGCTTTAAAATAAAGGATTCAGAAATTTCTTTTTTAAGTTCTTGATTCATTTTTTTATTTTTGTTTGATGGGTAATTACGAAACAACCCTTAGACTTCTTATATAATCTTTACTTTACAAAATTTCACATGCAAAACAGAAAAATATGTTTGGCAATGATAGTCAAAAACGAAGCACAAGTTATCGAAAGATGTCTGTCGTCTGTTAAAAATATCATTGACTATTGGGTTATTGTTGATACTGGATCAACTGACGGAACACAGGATCTAATTACAAAGACAATGGAAGCCTACGAAATTCCTGGAGAACTTCATGAAAAGGAATGGGTTAATTTTGAAGTTAACAGAAACCAAAGTTTAGATTTAGCAAAAGGGAAGGCTGAATATACTTTGGTAATCGATGCGGATGATTTTTTGATTGCACCAAACCCCAGCATTTTTAGAACCTTATCAGATCATGCCTATAAGGTGGAAATAAAGCTTGGGGATAAAACATACCATAGAATCCAAATATTTAAATCCAATCTAGACTGGGAGTATGAAGGAATTTTACATGAGTATTTAAAAATCCCAAAAATAGAAAAATATCAAGAGGGTATCTTGGATGGTGTAACAATGATAGCATCTTCTAGTGCTTGTCAAGGTGATCCAAAATATCTAGAAGATGCACAAATCTTAGAGAAGGAACTTAAGAGAAAAGATTTAAGTGCCAATCTTAGGAACAGATACATGTTTTACATAGCTCAAAGTTATTTTGATGGCAAAGACTATAAAAAAGCAATTGAGTACTTTCAAAAAAGAGGTAAAGCTGGGGGTTGGCCGGAAGAAGTTTATGTTTCGCTTTGGATGGCTGCTAAATCAAAATATCTAAATTCAAGCTCAAATTCCCAAATATTAGAATCTTTTGTCAAAGCTTGGGAATATAGACCACAAAGAAAAGAAGCAACTTACGACCTTATCAATTTCCTTTCATCAGTTGGTAAAAAAAGGTTAGCATTTCTAATATCTAAGGATTCTTTAAATCAGCCTCCGTTAGCTGACTCATTGTGTGTTGACAAATCGATTTATGAATGGAAATTCATTAACCAATATGCAACCCTTTGTTATCAAAATGGATACATTTCAGAAGGTCTAATGGCTCTAGAAAAATTAACAGAATCTTCTATTTTTGTAACTCTAAGCGAAAAAGAACAAAAATCTGTCTGGGCAAATTTAGAACTTCACCAGTTAACTCTAATGTGTAGTTTCGAGGTCCCATCAGGATACGTAAATTAAAAAAAAAAGCTCCTGCGGGAGCTTTTTTTGTGGGGGTAAAAATTGCCTAATTGCCAACTAAGAAATTTTTAACTTCTATAACTTCAGGGGTAGTGAACACATACATGTATAACCCGCAGGGGTGATTATCGTAATCAATCGACATTATGTTTTCAGGTTGAATGTTTGTCTCTAAACATTTCTTGCCATTCATGTCATATACTTCAATTGTTCCTTGACTATCCGATAGATTTTTAAAGAACACCTGGTTTGGAGATGATTGGATTTGTAACGATTCTTTCCTTCCTATTTCCTTGCTTGGTAAATCTTCTGCATCCAATTCACTATTAGCGTTCTCTCCGGTGTTTAAAAATCTAATCGTCTGTGAGCAAACAGATGAATTTCCTGAGCAATCTGTAACTGTCCATTGTCTAATCAAAGTGTATTCATTTGAGCAATCGGTATCAAAAGCAAAATCACCCGCTCCAGAAATTGGAGCGAACTGTCCTGGTTGACTCGGAAATACTCCAGAGTAATTGAACCAACCACCAAATCCATTAGCTGAGGAATTATAGTTATTGGCTCCGTTCCCGTACTGAAAACCAAAATATTGATTTGCAGGAGCGTGAGTTAGACTTATTGCAGATCCTGTATAATCGCCGAATCCAGTTAACTCTGCACCATCGCCATTGTTTAATAGATAGTAGATCCACGAATCGTGATTTGACTCACTGCCGTTGCAGTCTGCTTTGAAGCTTGTGGGATAAGATAAAGAAGTCCATTCTTCCCAAGTATATGCTCCAGTAAAAGTAACATCAACAAGAAATCCATTTTGGTTGTTGAATACGTTTGTCAGCATTGCAGATATTCTGATTGTGTTACTATCAATTTGAGTTATCTGTCCAGATTCAACACTATAAAACCTATGGAGAACAGGTAAGTTCATCAATTGCATTCCCCAATCAACTAACCCACCATTTACGATAACGTCGCAATTACCACCACTTGATGCAGGTGGAGTAAATATCGAACAATTGGGTGTACTATCACCTAAATAGAATTCTTCATAATTAACTGTAAGGTTCTGGTCACAATTATCAGAGACTAAGATCTCGTAACCCTCTGGTAATGTTTCTCCCGTACTTAAAACAAGATCTGGCGGACAATTACTTATAGTGGGTTCAGATAAGTCCTGAAAAGAAATATTTTGACTGAAATAAGAAGAGTTACCGCATTCATCTGTTGCGGTCCAAATTCTATAGAAAGAAGAATCACATCCAAAATACTGAACTTCAGTATCTTGATAAGTAAGAACAATGTCCGATGAGCAATTATCAATGACTTGAGGATATGCGAGAGTATCATCAGATCCACATCCCACTACAATTTGACTTTGTAGATTAACAAAAGAAGGGGATGATTCATCAACAATATAGATGTTTTGTGACTCAACTGCTTGGTTGCCTTGATCATCAAAAGCTCTATAAACCCTGAATATATTGATAGATCCTGCACAGTCTCCAGAAAAAACCTCTTCGTAGAATACAAGCTCAACTAGAGTATCACAGTTGTCAAAGACATCAGGAATAGCAGAAGATAAATCATCATTGCAACCTAAAGTCACATTGGGATTAAAGTTAACATACCAGGGATTAATAGTATCACCTGCACAAGACTGAGAAAAGATCTGCAAATAAAAAAGTGTAAAAAATAATAGAAGTGAATATTTCATATTTTGGAAATGGTTTGAAAAATTATACACCGTTTCCAAAAAAGATTACAGAAGACTTACAAAAAAACTTTTAGATTGGATTCAAATACGGAGGTAAACTCCTCTATTTTGGGAATTTGAGACATTGTGGGAGTAAGCCCGGTAGAAAGGTAAGCCTGTATTTCATCCATTACTACTTCTTCACAATAGCCCATTGAAGTAATTAGATAGGACATATTATTGACAACCTCCTGTGGTAGGGAATTCACTAAAGCCGTTGCTTTTTCTTTGTATTCAGGATTCACATAAAAAAGGCCATGAGAAATTTCATGATCCATGATCCTACCATCTTCACTATTAACACCAATAAGATACCATCTAGTTTCTTGTTCTAACTGTGCTTTAACAGCGTCAATTATCTCTTTCATAACATAGTCGTAAGGCGTGGCTAAAGTGTCGCTATTGTCATCTAACACATGATTTATACATTGCTCAACTATGTCTCCAGGAACATTGAAACCCCCCCAATCACCAGGGTAGGTAAAAAAGCTGGAATCATTTTCTTTTCTGTAATGATTCATATACTGAAAGATATCGAAATGCTTTCCTCTAAAATCTGGAAAGGGTGATTCATAAAATTCCTGGCACCTAAGAAAAAGCATTGCCCTTTCATAAGAATCTTCTACGACAACAACAAAAATCCCCGAAGAAGCTTTTTTCAAAGTGTAATTTACCATCTTCATAAATTCAAAAAGCTTCTTCGGGATTTTTTTAAAAAATATTTTATTTTTTCATGAAGTCAAAAGCTGCAGTTGAGCTTGTCATAACAAATTCATGATATTCATCTTGGCAGTGAGACTCATTTACACGAAGCACCAAAGTTGAGCATTTTTTAAAGTGGTCTAGGAATATTTGGTTTTCTTCTGCACTGAGATCATCCAGCATAAAAATAGTTGATGAGTCACTTGACTTTGCACAATTGAAAGTGTATTTTAGACTTTCGGTCCCACACTTCAAAGCCATGTCTACAGTGGGATAATCGTCACAAAAGTAACTTCCAGTAACATAAAAAGCAATTTCTCCCTCTACATTTTCCATTTTCAGAAATGCCGATTTATCTTTCGAGGAACAATAGGCAATTTTGTAAGAAGGATCAATTTTGTTGTCAACTTTTTTAAAAACCCATTGCGAATAGGAAAGATTAGAGAAACAAGTAACAATTAAAACCAGAACTAAATTTTTCATTTTTTTAAATTTTAAATTTATAAACACCCAAACTTATACATAGGTTTAGTAAATAAAAAATGTTTTCTAAAAAAAAAAAACAGAAAAATCTAAAGTATTAATCCTCATCAGGTATGAATTCGAAAGTATTGCTCAGTTTTTCTTCTTCAAGTCTTTCAATATCCTCATACAACCTTTTCAGGAAAGATTTTTCTCCATCATCGCCTGAGACTAACCAATCTACCCTTTGTGCGAAAATTTCAGCTTTTCTAATTTGGTACCAGGCCTCCTTGAAATGAGCAATGACTTCATCCGAATATTGATAATGATAATCGGGGTCCCAGGAATTTTGCTTCTCCCTTTTGACGTTGTTTTTTCTTATTATCTGATCGATACTGTCAGCAATAACCCTTATTTTGTATTGATCGTAATTAAAATGACCACCACTCATATTTATGCAATTTTAATGTATTCTTCAACTTTGTTCCAATACGAAAGGAACATGGGATGTAATTTTGTATATCCAGTGCCATTTGGGAATGGAGAATCATTAAATGATGGGTCGTCCTCCCTACTTTCTTTGATTTTGCTGATCAAAAGCATAGAGCATTCCTTGGCAATTGATGTACAAAGTATTTCATTCCCACATTCAGTGTCCTCGCTCATCAAGATGATCTTAAATGAAGACATAATTTCTTCCGCCTTGATTTTAGGATCTACAGTCATAATTTTTACTTTGTAAATTCAACGCAATATAAATCAACATAGTCAAGTCCTTCTTTTTTTAGATTCAAATAATGACAATTGTATGTCAAATAGCCTTCGTAGTCAGTTGATTTCTTGGGATCAGCAGGAGTAAAACTTATTCTCTCGCCCATTGGATTGTCAGGAATTTTATAACCCCTTGTTACATCATAAAACTCATCAACCTCTTTTTTGATCAGATCTAAAGATTGGGAAACTGCAAGAGGCTTACTCTTATTCCCTTTGTTTGCTCGTAGAATAGCAACATAAACTTTAGACATATTTTTCAATTTTATACCCTAAGTTATAGAAGTAGTCAGAAAAAGGATTCGCAAAAATCTATTATTTTTAGAAAGATGAAAATCCTTTCAAATGAGTTAACCCTTCATTAAAATCTTCCCCTAATATTTTGATGGACCCATCCTCATTGAATCTAACCCCATCAGACCCTAATATCTTTGCATCTTGTCCGATTAACTCCCTGTCCATAAATTCAGGACCAAACTCTTTTACACTTTTTACTCCATCTAAATCTACAACAAATTGTAGTTGCTCAATTCCTTGGTGTTGTTTGATCAATGACTTGATTTTACCCTTTATAGAAACATAATCACTTGAACCACCCTTAACAGGTTTCAATTTAGCTCTCAGTATATTCATGGAAGAAAATTTGATATTCTATATATCACAAAAAAAGCGGCCTTAGCCGCTTCATATGATAAATTAAGATTAATCAAGGATATCAATCGAAACGATTTTGTCTCCCTGCTGAACTTGATCAATAACATTCAATCCCTCAATCACTTTACCAAAACATGTGTGGTTTCTATCTAAGTGTTGAGTGTTTTGTCTATTGTGACAAATAAAAAATTGGGACCCTCCGGTATTTCTACCTGCGTGTGCCATGGACAAAACGCCTTTATCATGATATTGATTTCCTCCATCAAGTTCGCAAGGAATTGAGTAGCCAGGACCACCGGCTCCAGTTCCTTGTGGGCACCCACCTTGAATTACGAAATTGGGGATCACTCGATGAAAATTCAGTCCATTGTAAAATCCCTTTTTAGAAAGATCAACAAAGTTTTTAACAGTTCCAGGTGCATCAGCCTCGTAGAATTCTACGACCATATCACCTTTTGAGGTTTTAATTATTCCTTTCATTTTTTGCTTTTCTGATTTTATCGATGTATCAAAAATGGTTTCAAAATTGAAAACCACAAAAAAAGGGTCCTAAGACCCTTTTTATAAAAGCATTTCAGTTTAAGCCTTTTTAGCTACAACAGACCATACCACACCTACTAATGTCATAGCAGATCCTATCATTTCAGCAATTTGACCATCTGAAGCCAAACCTTTAGCAACTAAAATACCGCCCATGAAAGTAAGGGCATGTCTAACGAATCCTAAAATTTGTTCTTTTTGCATGTTTTGGTTTTCTTCTATATATCCGAAAGTGTGATTTATTAACAAGGCATATCTGTTTTCATAAATAAAAATACATTTGGAAAAAAGAAAATATGATTACGGAGATCATCAACATATCAGTGGTAGGTAACAATTTTAAAATTACCTATGTGATCAGAAGCAAAAAGAAAGCATATCAAACATCGATACCTACTAAAATTCTTTCCAATTTAGACGTAATTTTAGGAGATCAGAAAAACTCTGTCTTACAGACATATGTCACTAGAACACACAAAGAATACTACGAACTCGATCTCACTGAAGTTAAATTAATTTTAGACGATGAAGAAATAATAAAGAAAAAACTGGAATGGATCAAATAGTCTCCTCATCATTATCAGAATTAAAAATATCATTAAATAGAGCTTTGTAAGCTCCCATTTGCTTTGATCTAACCTCTCTAGAGATTTTCTCTAATCCTATAACCATCCCTAGAAGGACAAGCTTCTTTTCATAGGCAGACAATTTTGAGTCTCTAACCTCAAACTCCTCAAACTTTATATCAGAAGCAGAAACAATCATTAGATCAGAAAGAGTCTCGCTACTTGACCAATTTTTGTGGACTGTTTCTAGTAGTGAGTCAAAATATTCCTCATCCAAGCCTAACCCAGAGGTGATAGTTGAATCTTTAGACATTTTCTTTGTTTTTACGTAGCTAAATTAAATCAAGTGCAAAAGCAAAAAAAATTTTTCAAGAAATATATATGGAAAATATCCAAAATGGCCAGAGCTAAAAAAGAAGGTAAGAAAAGAAAGAATAGAAAAAATCTGCTTAAGAACATTAAGAGAATCCAAAACAACGACAAGGTCTTAAAAGCTCTTTCTGAAGCTAAATAGTCTTACTCTCTATTATTCCATTTTTCATCTCTGAATATGAGAAATAAAAGTCCAGGGACGAAAAGCAAAGCACAAAGACCTAATGTAAAAACTAAGGGAAACCATAGTAATACTGTAACTGCAATCCAATTCCAATTTATCAATCCTAGGATTTTAAACAGTATCAGAAAAAAAGAAATAACAAGTGACGAAATTTCATAGTAATATTTCCTGAATATTTTTTTGAATTCCATTTATTAAGTCTACATCGGTTTTAAGAGAAAGTACCAGCCTGATTGGATGTTTAGGCTGTCCTGTATAGATATGAAAATTCTACCATCTTCTCTCTTGGCCTCTAATTCCCACGCACTATCTTTTCCTACTGTAACAATCCACGTGTTTCCGTTTTCATCTTTAGCATATGATTGCCTGTACATTTTGTATTCATCAAAAAACTTTTCACCAAGGAAACCATTGTTTGGTAGACCCTCGGATTTCAAGGTCATCTTTTCAGGAAATTTCAAACCAATAAGCGTGTTGTTTTTTGTGCACTCGATGTAAATAGTGCTTTTGCTTGATTTGACCTGCCTTTTAACCCATGTGAAATCAATTGGGTTTTCTTGTGGCCTAACAGCCTCTTCGATATAAATGATCTTGTAAAGATCCGCATCAAAGTTGTTCTTGTCCTTATAATTTTGGCAAAGAATAAAAGTAGGGGCAAACAGGCATAAACAAAACAGGTTTAGTAACTTCATGTTAACATAATATATCTCAAATCTAATAAAATTTTCTACTACAAATCCGATAATAACAGATATATAACAGAAACTGAAAAAACTTATGTCTCTTAAAAAACTCTTAATCGGAGAAACGACTTATGTCAAAGTTGAAGACAAAAACCGTTTCTATTACATGCTCCAACAAATGCAGGGCAACAGATGGAAAATCACTGGCATTGTGCTCTTCCTTTTCTTCTTTATCATTTTTGGAATCAACATCGCAGTTTTCTGCAACGTAAACATTGAAGAAGATTGGAAAGAAATGCTCCTTATCCTTTTTGGCGCATTTGTAGGTAACTTGAATAAAGTTGTTGACTACTGGTTCAATTCTGAAGATCGTGATAAAATGCTTATCCAAAAGGTTGATGAGGAAGATGGTACTTCACTCTCAAACGCAACAGAAAACAAATAAATTAGAAAAAGCAGAAATTTAAATTTCTGCTTTTTTTGTGGGCATTGCTAGAGGTGTAAAGGATTATTTTAAAAAGATACATAGGATATGAAAAAACTATTTGTAACTCTACTTTTCTTTTTTGTTAATCTTAGTCTGTTTTGTCAGCTGAAAGCTTATGCTGTAAATCTCACTGTTGGAATAAGAAATAACCAATATGATGAATTCTATTGGGGTGAAACTAAGGCAATAGAAGAAATTATTCCAATTTATATAGACAACAAAGACATTACTATCCTAACAGAAAAAGTTCAGTATTATCAGACACTAATGCCTGAATATGAGACGAAAGATGGAAAAGGTTTTTATTGGTTTGCATTTGATTCAGAAATGAAGAAATGCAAATTTTATATGTACAACGACGGAGCAGATATTATTATGATCGAGTACGACGACGTTTGTATTATCTACGGAATCTTGTACGTAGATTAGAAATGTAATGAGTTTAAATTTCTCGGATTAATCTTACACTAAATTTGTCCCCCTTGTAAGCAGAACCTACACTCATGTCCCAAAGGTAAGCTACTTGTTTGGTGGGAAATCCTGAATTTACATCGGAAATCCAATATCCTGATCCTCTGTCAAAATTTAGGATTCTAAGGTCATAAAATTGTTTGAAAAATCTGAATTGGTCAAAGTTTGGAATTTTCCAGCCATCTCCCATTTCCTGGCAGAGATGAACAACAGAATCAAACGAAAAAATACTCTGACCTCTTCCATAATGATCGAATCTAATTTCAAGATCATAATAAGACAAATCATTATCCATGATTTCAATATTCCCAACCTTATGTGATTTGTATTTCATTCGGAAACTAAATGTGTTATACCCAAGCTTTCTAACATGTCTTTATCCCAATTTTTATAAAATCCAATTTTTACAAGTAATGACCTTGCAACATTTAGCTCGGATTTTTTTTGAATCAACATAGCAGGATGTTCCCAAACCGTTTTCTTTCCCAGTAAAGTTAGTGTTTCGTCTGGATGTGAATTCAAAAAAATATATTCGGGATATTCAAGATTGTAACAGTCACAAATATCAGCAAGATCTTCATAACTTATATCTAAATAAGGAACAATACAAATAGAAATTTCTTCAGTGAATGGAACTAACTCAGAAATTGTTGGCCTATTCTCTACAAGTTTAACCTCATCATTTAACCAAGCTTTCATAGCAAAGGGACAAGCAGGTCCTGAATCTAATGATGATATCCTCAAAATCCATTCATATAAAGATTTTTGTAAATTTGTGGAATCTGTTAACATTTTTATTATTTATCCCTAAACGTGAATCAAATACCAAGCTCCATCAAAGTCTTCCACTAAACAGCTTGAATTTTCACAAAAGTCCCCTGAATTCATATAGTCACTTTCCATTTTAGGATAATGTATGTGACCACAAACAGCTACATCATATCCTTTTTGTTTCGTTAATGCTTTAGCATTTTCTTCAAAATCAGAAACAAAATTTATAGCTCCCTTAACCGACTGCTTAACAGAATTAGCCAAAGAATGATACGGAAGATTGAATTTTTTCCTTGTATAATTATAGATTGTATTTAGTCGAATAACTAAGTCATAAGACCACCCACCAATGACTGCAAGCCATCTGGCTTTCATAATTACAAAATCAAGAACATCTCCATGAAAGCAAAAATATTTTCTCCCATCTATCCCATAATGAACGTATTTCCTTGTAATTTTTATATTGTTTAAAGTGAAAGGTATAAATGGTTTTAAAAAATCGTCATGGTTTCCCCTGATATAAATAACTTCAGTTCCAGTCTCGGAAAATTTCATAAATTTTCTAAATATCTTAGTGCAATCCTTTTTCCATTTACTACCATTTTTTAAAGCCCAGCCATCAATTATATCCCCGTTTAGTATTAATTTTTCAGATTTATTGGTTCTCAAAAACTGTATTATCTTGTCCGTTTGAGATTGTCTAGATCCCAAATGCAAATCACTCATTATAATAGTTTTCCATTCTCTCATATGAGATTAGAGACTATTTGGGCTACCTTATATCCAGTGAAAGCTCCAAGTGATGCAGACCCAGGTAAAATAATAAATCTTCCCAGTTTTGTTTTATATTTTTCCCTATTAACTATATAAGAAATGAGCATGTAATAGAGTAAAAAATTTAAAAAAACCAAAGAATCAACTTCTTTCGACATGAAAACAACAATTGAATTACCCATAAATCCCCAAGAAAAATTTATAAAAGTTTCTTTAATCAATTCTAAAGGGGTAGTGATGGCTCCAAAAATATCAATGGATTGAGTTAGGGGATTATCTTTCTTTGCACTTTTCATTTCCAGTAAGTTTTGTGTCCGGAGAAAAATTCTTTATTATTCCTGTGAAGATAGGATTTACACATTAATTTAAGCATGTACCATATCCCCTTATTCTCAAATCTTCTAGCGGGAGTAAAAATATTTTTTCTAAGAATCCCAAATTTACCATTTGAAATTTTTTTCGATAACAAATAGTCTTCTGCTACCTTAGCATCTTCATCAAAACCTCCCAAATTCTGAAAAGTTTGAGTCCTAAACATCATAAACCCTCCAAGACAAAAAGGGGTAAAAGGTTTTATTAATTTTTGAATTAAATCAAAACATCTAAACACGTAATTATAATTTCCATTGGAAGTTCTAACCTTTGTAGTTAAAAGATCGAGATTATTGTTTTTAATTGAATCGATACACTCAGAAAGCAAATTCATATCCAATATGAAAATATCGGCATCCATGAACAAAACATAGGGTGTTGTAACAAGTCTTGCACCGGCATTTCTAGCCTTTCCTGGTAATCCCCCATTTATTACACAAAGGTTAAATCTGTAGGAGTTACAAGATTTTAGAATTTCTTTAGTACCATCATCAGAATCATCGGCTACAATTACGGTTGTGCCATCGATATTTTTTTGAGAATTTAATAAATTCAAAGCAGTAACAATAATCCCAGATTCATTCTTGCAGGGGATCACTATAGTTAGAAGGTCTTTTAAATCCATAAAAATCCGGAGGAAATGGGATTTCCGTTTTTTAGTTTTTCTTGATTTATATATTCAAGAAAAAATGATCCTTATGCTAAGGATTGGAATAATAACAATTTCTTTATTCTGATATTACCACAGAATAAAATCCTCGAACTTTTAGGGGTTTAATATTGTAGTGATCGAGGAAGGATTCGAACCTTCACAGCTGTCATTATAGTGACCGCATTTTTTCAATGCTTTTTTTACCACAAGGCTATAACCTCGTTACGTCTACCAGGAGATAATTATCTAGAATCATCCCACTTCCGCCACTCGATCAAATTGGGTGGGTTAATGAGTGGTTTCCCCCACCTCTTTTTACTCTGTATCAATCTACTAGCAAAGTAGTATCAACCTGCGCCACTCTGTGTTTTTCCCACCTTGAGATTACTGGTGAGTAGATATATCGGTTTTCTATTTCTTAAAAACCTGTTGGTCTTACCCGTTGAAAACATCCAACACTACTGGGAGGAGGTGTGTCGCTCTCCTTTATTCCCATGATGTCCCACTCGCGCCGTAGACATTCTGCGGAATCATTCTTAAAGTCTTGATTCGAAGACTCTGAGTATCTCTTACTCATTGTAGTCAGGACAGGATTCGAACCTGTATGAACACTTTGAAATTTACCTACGCACAGTGAGGTAGTGTTCTTCATCATTCGCATTGCCTAATCATTGAGCGCTTTTACATTTCGGTTGCCGTGCGTGTCAATAAGCGTCTACCAAGGCCCAAAGCGCCTTATTCCGCCACCTGACTATATTCAAAGGAAAACAGAAGATGGGGGTGTGGACATCTGTTTTTACGATTGGCATTTCTTGCTAGTGCTAGCCCCTAATTCCCAACCAACCAGTATTTCAAAGAACTCATAATTTATACTGGCAAAAAAGTAAAGAATTCCAAAGTGTAGATTAAAAATTGAAAGAAAGCTAATTTTTGACTTTAACGCAATTGGGAACGATCTTACCGTTTTTGTCCTTTGTCCCAATTTGTTTGTATCCCTTCCAGCAGGGATTTTTTTTCTCAGCTATAAATTCCTTGTAATTTAGTATCATATTGATTAAATATTTCTAACCGGGCGAATACCCAGTTTGTTAGATCTAGTATTTTTTGAAGAGTATGATCCTGTACTAAAATTTATAACCGCATTGTAACCATCTTGAGTTGATCGATCACTCCAATATAATCCTGTTGGATTAAAACCAAGAATTCCAAGTTTGTGAAGTTCGTACAAATAGCCAAGCTCCTTAAGAGTTGGAATTCTCCAATCACCTCCCCTAAGAGCTGAACATAAAGCCTTACCACTTAAAAATTCCCTATCTGGGAGATCCCTATAGAAAATTTCCAGATCTCCAACTATTAGATTTTTTTTCATGTCAGTATTCCTTATATATTAAAGAACATCATAAATATATAAAAGGGATATTCTCAAAAAATTTCCTAAACTTAAACAAAAAACTAATCATGAGGAAACTATTTATTACCCTTTTAGCACTTGTTCCTGTGGCTCTGTTTTCCCAATCAACACTAAGCCCAGACACTGTTTGCTTCCAATCAACGGAATCAATTTACCAAGTTGATAATGAAGCTGGGAACACCTACACCTGGACTGTTCAAGCTCCTGGTGTTATACTTTCAGGTCAAGGCACCAACATTATTAATGTTGACTGGGCAGGAGCTGCTCCTGGATTAATAGGCACTGCAGTATCTGTTTTTCCTACAAACCAATACGGGTGTGTGGGCCCAACAGTCAATATGGATGTTTTTATTTACAACGAAACACCTGTTGTCACCCCAATGACTTTTTGTTTTGATGAACCATGCACTAATCTAATAGGAACACCCCTTGGAGGAACATGGAGTGGTCCAGGAGTTGTTGGTGCTCAGTTTTGCCCGAGCACAGCAGGTGTTGGGGATCACGTTGTGACATACACATACACAGTAGGAGAATGTGTATTTACTGCCACAGGAACAATGACGGTTTATCCAGTACCGACTATTTCTCCCATTAGTCACGACTAATGAAACGTTTAGTTTTGTTCGTGCTATTGGTGCTGAGCAAATTCTCCTTTACACAGCAAACAATAGAACTTTGCGAAGATTATAAAAACACTTTCACTTATTACTCTTCATCGAATGTTGTGGGGAGTTGGTTCTGGACAGTTGGCTCAGATACTCTTTCACATTCAAATACAGTCACTATCACTTGGGACACTCCTGGGAATTATGAAATAGTAGCTAATTTTGAAAGTGGCTGTCCAATAAACCCTAAAACTTATTGGGTCCATGTTATTGAGTGCATGGAATCAATAATCTATTTTCCCAACGCATTCACACCAAATGCTGATGGGATAAACGACAGGTGGGGTCCAAATGGAATGGGTATTGTGAAAATAGAATGGAAAATATTCGATAGATGGGGATTACAAATTTATGAATCCCACTCAATAGAAGATCTTTGGGATGGCTCTTTCAGAGGAGGAGATTATTATGTGCAAAATGACGTTTATATATATAAAGCGGAATGGACAGGAAAAGACGGGGCAACAGGAAGTAAAATAGGACACGTTGTACTAATAAGATAAAAACAAAAATATGAAACACTGGGTAACAATAGTGTTTTTCATAGCAAGTCTTTCTTCATTTTCTCAGTGTGACAATGCAGATTTTGAACTAGGAAATTTTTCAGGTTGGTCAGGAAGAACTGGGTTTTGCTGCCCAATAGACTTGCCCAATGCAGGATTAGTTGCGACCAGACACCTTATCACATCTGGATCAGGAACAGATCCCAGAACATGCAACCAAGTACCAGTAGTTTCACCACTGGGGGGAAATTTCTCAGCTAGACTAGGAAATCCAAATAGAGGATCTAGAGCAGAAAGCCTAAGCTACACTTATACAGTGACAGCAAACTCAAGTCTCTTTACCTACCAATATGCTGTGGTATTTGAAGATCCTGGACACATCGATGATGAACAGCCAAGATTTGAAACCCAAGTTATTGCAGGAGGCAATCCCATTCCATGTACCCAATATATGGTGAGCTCATCATCCAATCTTCCTGGATTTCAAACCTGTCCAGGTATAGATTGGCAAGGAAACCCTATTAATATTGTTTATAGAAACTGGACAACAGTAGGAGTGGATCTTAGTGCATTTATTGGCCAATCAGTAACATTGGAATTCAAAACAGGTGATTGTGATCTTGGTGCACATTTTGGATATGCTTATATAGATGCAATCGGATGTCAGCCAATGGAACTAGAGGTCTTGTATTGTGTTCAAGATAGTGTTGCAAATCTCACCGCTCCACCAGGGTTTGCAAGTTACCAATGGAGCACAGGAGAAACCTCTCAATCAATCACGGTTGATCCAGACATTTACGATCAAATAACTTGTACTCTAACCTCTTTTTCCGGATGTGTTGCTACCTTGACCACATTCATAAATCCAGCAGACCCGCAAGTGAACTTTTCATCAGAAAATTCATGCTTCTGTGAAGACTCCTCAGCAGAATTCATCAATTCATCAACATCAATCCATAGTCCAATAATTGCTTGGCTTTGGGAATTCGGAGACGGTACAACATCTACAGAGCAATCTCCCACACACATCTATACACAACCAGGAACATATAATGTCACACTAACTGCCACTACTGAATTAGGATGCTGGGATTCAAGAACTTATCCTGTCACATTTTATCCATGTCCAACCATTTCTCCTATATCGCATAATTAAGGACTATTCCACTGCGACTAAATATCCATAAGGATTGAAAGTGGCACCCTTTCCAAAGAAATCACAAATTCCAATATTGATTCTAAATCTGTCTGAATACTGGTCTAGTTCAGCAACAAATTTATTAGGGCCACCTTTTAACGATGGCTGGTTAGAAGCAATCCCGTCCTCGATAATATAATAGCCGCCTTTTTTGACCAAGGGATTAAACTTTATAAAAGCATCCCTAACATCATCATAAACATGTGATCCGTCATCGATCACGAGGATATTTTCATAACCCTCACATTCACTTAAATCATAACTTTGGTAACCTCCAAAGTAACACTTGATCCTGGGATTCTCCATTACCTGATTGTCATACTCCCTTTCTTTCAAATCAATAGTGTGTACCACACCATCTCCTAACTTCTCTAAAATATCAGCAATATAAAGTGCACCACCACCATTGAAAGTTCCTATTTCAATTACTAAATCTGGATTCAACTCAGTTATAACCATCTGATATAAGACATAATCAAATGGACATTTAACATAGTTAATACCCCGGTAAAAAACTCCGAAATGACCAGTTCTTTTACCAGGATCTCCATAAATATCTTTTAGACTAACAACGGGATCAGATTTTTCACTCATAGATAGATGTTTGACATCTTACCCAATAACACAGAAAAATTTCAAGAACTCAACCACTTATACCTTTAGATCTCATCTTGGAGATAATTCTAGAAAAATCTATTCCAGAGACTTTTAATTCCCCAATGTCCATTAAACTCCAAATTGATCTTTTCTCATACGGAGGACTCCAATATGATTGGCCAAAGGACCAATTAAAATAAACAGTATCTAATTCAGGATTTTGAATAATAGTAACACTGGCAAATGCCAAGGGATGTGTTGAATACCCAAGCATATCAAAAACCTCATTCATCACCTCTTTACCCAAATAACTATGTTCGGTTGTGAAGTGGTCTCCCTCAATCTTTTCAATGATATCATTAGCAGTTTGCTGACTAATTGGAAAGATATCCCAGCCTGGTGTATAATGAGATTCGTAAATACAAACAATAGCCGAAGGAACTGTATCAAATTTATCTACTGTTTCAAAAATAGGAAACTCAAGAGGATGACTTCCAATAACAATCCATGCCTCCTCGCTCAATATAGCAGGATGAGAACCATTCTTCGTTACAAAAGATCCAAGATAAACACTATTAGACATGTCTTTTATATATCGGCAAAAATATCACAAAAACATTTTTTTCTCTTCTGGGTTTTTTCTACATTTACTTATATATCCAAGACCTCCAAAATGCTCGCGCTTTTTAGGCCCCCTGGGACCTCTTCAGCTTGTAGATTTTTCTAAGTCCCCTAGACTAAACCAGAGACTTCCAACTTTTGCAAAAAAGTCCACACACTCACACGAGAAGGAATAATCCTGGACAACTCCTCAGAAACAAAAAGAGGATCATAACTCTTAGACCAATCCACAGACTTCACCTCCATAGTCACATAAGCACTCTCCTGACCACAGTACTCTGCATATTGCTCAGACAACTCAGAAAGGACCTCTTCAGAACCCAAGTCAGCAAGACTATAAGGTCCATCACCAAAATACTTCAACATAGGAACAATCGAATCATCTATATAGCTATGTAACATTTCATTACGTGTGACATCAACCACAACATAAATCTGAGGATGAGTCAAAGAAATAATAGCCATACCAAAAGGGCCATCACTCCAATCAAATAGGAGGTTACCATTGACATCACGCATCTCCTCACCAGTCTCATCTCTCTTCGACCTAATAGGAAAATGATGAAACAAACTTATAAGTGCAAAACCCCCTTCCTGCATAAATCCTATTTGTTACTATATATCACCCGAGGCGCATCCCTAGGAACACCCATTCCACCGCGCACGTAAAAATTTCAAAACAGCACACACCCACTTTTTAGGGCCCAACATCCCCCAACATAGTAAATGTATATAAATACAAACCCGAAAACTCGAGGCGAACCCTAAAAACCCCCATTCCACCCCGCACGTAAAAATTTCAAAAACGGACACACCCACTTTTTAGGGCCTAGGCCCACCCCTAGATAATACAAATGGGGATATCTCCTACATAGCATAGAAGGCAAAGAGATATAAGGTCTAAAGACTCTCCCAGACATACCCTTAAGGCGAACCATCTAAGATATACCAAGAAGGAAAGCCTTGAAGTGAAGCTCTAAGACATATAGGGTGTGGAAACTTTGAGGCGAACCTCTAAGACATCAGGTATGGAAACTTTGAGGCGAACCCTAGAAAAAGGCCAATTTCTAGGCTCGCTAATTTTTCTAGGGGCCTAGACCTGGGGAAAATCGCCGTATAGGCCCACCGGCCCCTTGGGTCTGTAAAACTTGTGTTTTTAGGGTTTTTTTAGGGGGATGTGACCACTTTGCATAGGAGGGGGGTAAAAGGGGGTATCCTCTATAGGGCCATTATTTTGGGTGTTTCTTGCAGGATAAGGGTTTTGTCAGGGATTGTCTTTGGAATTGGGGGTGCCTCAGAAGGGATTCTTTCTATAATCAGCATGTACAAAAGGCCATAGTGCTGAGACAATGTGAATGGGGTGCCTCAGAAGTAATCCTGTCTCTGGTTTTTCCGCGAATACTCTCGGAATCTGCAGATTGCTGGGAAAGCATCTTGACATCTGTTTCTTTGTGGGGTGCCTCAGAGAGGCTTATTTTAAGTGCTTTCCTTGGATAATATCCAGATTTGGAGTGACATGATATTGTGGGGGTTCCGCAGGTGGACAGATTCTTTTCCAAATCATGTGATTTTTTTGGGTCTTGTCTCTTTTAGGGGAGTTTGGGAATAGATAGTAGTACTAAATAAATTTTGATTTATGGAATTATTGCTTAAATGGTTTAACGAGAAGGATAAGCTTCAGCATGTATTGGCTGGTGGGGTGATTTTTGTGCTTTTTTCTATTGATTTTAAATGGGTGTGGGCTTGGTTAGCGGTGGTTGTTGCTGCTTTGGGAAGGGAATTATGGGGATATTGGTTTAGTAAGAAGCGTATTAGTCTTGAGGATATAGGAGCGACATTGTTGGGAGGGGGTTTATTTTGTCTACTTCTCTTTGCTCACTACCAGAACAACTTGTAGATGAACTATTAGAAGGGAAGGTGCCTTCGAGTCGGATTTAGAAATGGTGTAACTCTTGGGTTTTAAAGAAATCATGTGTAGCATATGCCTAGATGAGGAGCCTCATATTGGATACAGATGTATTTCTTTTTTGGACAATCTTTATTATAGAAGGGAAAATCAAGAAATCAAGAGTAGCATATGCTTAGATGAGGTGCCTTCTTCAAGTGTTGAAAGAAACCAAAAAACCTCAACAAAAGAACTCTCATCTTTTTTACTTTTAACCCTTTGTATCGTGGACATTTTATACTCTTAAAAATTATGATAATAAAAGAAATCAAAGAAGATGGATTCTCTATTGGTAGAGAAAATGATCCTAGAGCTAAAACTATCATAATCAAGCGTGGTATTAATGCAAAGATTAATAGAGCTTATGATAATCTACCCGCACTTATTCAACTCTTGATTCTAATGATACTAGTTGGCTCTCAAATGATTTTTACTCACTATTTTGGAAACATTGGGTATATCTACTGGTCTATACCTACACTTATTTTTTCTATATCTAGGTTTATTTACATTATGAAATGATTGTTTGCCCAGATGAGGTGCCTGCTATTGAATAGAAGTGCTTGTGTTTTCTCCTTTCCACTTTTTTGGGTCTCTTTGAGGAGTTTTGTTGTTCTTGTAACCTTCTGGGTAGTACTTTTCGATTGATTTGTAGTGCTTCCAAGAGTGTCTAAGCATGAGAATTAGTGGGGTGACCACAAGGAAGGGGATAATTAGAGATACTGGACCGTGTGTGTACCATAGAGTGTAGTGGTCTTCTGATGGGATGAATTCGTTATGGAGATAGCCTCCAAGTATTAGTAGACACATTCCCATGTGGTATTTGTAATTTTTGAAGATAACTGTGAAGAGGAGATACCAGTCTGTTTTCATGATGATGTTTTTCTTATATATTTAATCTATATTTGTGGAGTTACGGTTTAAATAGTAAAAACTATGAGTGAGCAAAAGATTAAAATTCGTATGATTGAGACATGGACAACTATAGTTGTTAGGGAATGTCTTGAAATTGATGCTAAAGAGTTTTCTGAGCTTGATGGAATGACAGTTGAGGAGATGCAGAATTATATAAAATCCAACTGGCATGAGATGGAGAGTGAAAGACATGGGGTTTCTCTTTCCATTTTTGAGATGTGCTGTAATGAGGATGTTGCTAGTGAGAGAATAAAGAATGAAACTTATGATGTTGAGTTTGAGTAAAAGATAATATGGATTATCTCTTTATAGCATTTTTAGTCTTAGTTTTCGTTACTGCCTGGGATGTATTCTCGGGGGAGAATTCTGGATTTGGACTATTGCTCATATTTTCTATATTTTGGCCAATCACATTATTTTCATCGCTCATGATATGGTTATTAACTATCCCTGATAGAAATTGGGAGAAGAAAAATAAGAAATTCTAGTAGGGGGTGTGTTCCCTGTTAGATGTGTGTTGTTTTAAATTGTGTTTTTATTGTTTATCACGAAAAACCCCGCTCTTCTGGAACGGGGTTTTTCAATTGTGAGGGGATTGGTGTTAGAAGATACTCATTCTTTCAAACATGCGATGCACTTCAAAAGCTTCTTCTCTCTTGAACCCTTCTGGAATGTAAAGTTCACTCCACATGGCCGGGTGGGTTTGAATGCAATTTCTGAGATTTGTTTCGTAATCAAGAGCATCATCCCAAAGGTTCACGGCCTTGATTTTCTCTACTGAGAAGTGAATAGTGCGTTTTAGGCACTCTGGACCAATACCAGAGGTGATACTCTCAGGAACAGTTAAAGGCATACCACATTTACAACACTTACCCTCGTGGTAAATAGCAAGAGCTTCGAAACGCTCAAGGGTTTCTAAGTTTCTAAGCAACCAAACCCAAGTCTTGAAACCAATGTAGTCTTTAGAAAGACCCATTTGCTCCACACGAGAACTAAAAGTTCGGGTTTGTAGATTGAGAAAACCTAGGAGGGTGTAACCATAGTTATTATCACCAAGAGCTTTACACTCCACCACGTACATGTGAGGAACGGGTTCATTGGCCTTCCTCATTTGCTTCACCTTAAAGGTGATGTAGTTATCAGTGGTCTTGTTCTCAAGGGTGAAAACTGCACGACCAGCAAAGATGAAGTTACGAAACTGATTTGGCGAAATGGGTTTACGAGAAGCTGAGGATTTCATGGGAGAAGTATTAGGCTCCAAATATAGAAAATTCTACTTGGAATAAAAAATAGTTGCCCACTTTTTTTTGAGGGATTTGTCCCAGTATTTTTCTATGGCTTTGGAGATGATGCTGATGAGGATCAAAGAACCGAATATAAGACCCGTAGCGAACATTATTGCTCCTAAGAATGGTAAACTATTGCTTGATTGTACGACCCATTTAAACACAAAGAAAAAGCATGTTAAGAAGGTGATGCTTTTGAATGTTTCCAGCCAAAAAAGGAATTGGGATTTTTTGAGAGTTAATTTTGGTGGAGTGGAGTTGTGGTTTTCGTAGGCTTCTATAACTTGTTCTGGATGTGAGAGTTGAATGAGAGCTGGAGGGGGTACTCCAGGAACGACATAGTAGGTCTCAATTTCTTCGATAAGAAGTTCATGTTCTTTGTCTTGGAGGGTTCTATTTTTTTCTAATAGCTCTTTGGTTAATGGTCCGATCATGGCTTAGATGTGTTTAGATGGGGTTCCCGATTAGTTAGTTGATTTGATTCTTTTTCCAAATCATAGCTTCTTTGAAAGCGCTTCTTGATAATGGAATATAAACGTCTTTTTCACCAAGTTGTACAAGAGATTCGTTGGGGGTTTGGCGAAAAGAGAAGTTGGCTAATTCTCCAGTTTTTGCACAAATTGCATGAACCTTTGTGACATGTTCTGCTATTGCTAACAAGTGTGGAATTGGTCCAAATGGTTTGCCTTGAAAATCCATATCAAGTCCAGCTACGATAACCCTAATGCCTCTATTCGCTAAGGTGTTACACACGTTGGGTAATTCTTCGTCGAAAAATTGTGCTTCATCAATAGCAACACAAGTTGCATTTCCACATGCTATTAAGATTTCGGAGGAGTGTTCTACGACAGTGCTAGACATACTGTTTTTGTCATGACTCACAACATCACTATTGTGATATCTTGTATCGATAGATGGTTTGAAACATTTGACTTCTTGTTTTGCAAATTGTACTCTACGAATTCTTCGAATTAGTTCTTCAGTTTTTCCAGAAAACATAGAACCACATATAACTTCGATAGATCCTTGAAGATTGGATGGAGTAGATTCTAAAAACATTTGTGAGCTTATTTTGGATGGGGAACCTTAACTAGACATCCATTGATTTCTTGTCTTCGTTTTCATATTCTTCTTTCATGAGAATTTCATAAGCTTCAGTGAAAGTTTTTCCTCTCAGGCACATTTCCCATAATTTAAGATATGAGTTCTTTTCTCTTTCTGATAGAGTTTGTAAATTTTCATAAATCCACATACCCGTTTCTCTTTCTGTGTTTCTTTGAGCAACTCTAATAAGTTGTTGTATTGGTGTCATGCTATTAGTTATTGAGGATCCCCAGATTATTTTTTAGTAGCACCAGAATTTTTTGTTTCAGGGCACAAAAGAAAAGCCTGAGCTTTCGCCCAGGCCTCTCTATAACCAACATAAAATATAGCACTACAACTTTTATACCTTGACCTGATGTTTTCTAGGGGTGTACATTGAAGGTTCTTTAATGATGAAAGTAGGGTCTGTTGGTAGAGGTAAAATTTCCCTTAAATGTACATTTAACGCTGCTGCTAACTTGAGCAAAGTGAGAACTTGAGGATTGGATTTTCCCCTTTCAATCTAATTCCCCAATGTAATTTGTTAAATTTTAGTAGTCAGGACAGGATTCGACCCTCGTTTTTAGCCTCCAGCACTTTTGCGTAGTGCTCCCAATTTACATTATCAACATTGTAGCCTTCTTGTATAAGTTTTGCACGTCTAACCTCAACTAACTGAGAGAAGTTGATTCCAATTGTGTTTCCTAAATTAAGGAAGATGTTTTTAAATTGTTTCATGGGAGAGTAGTTTAATAGTGATGTAAATGTAGAATAATCTATTTGGATAAAAAAATGATTCCCTGTTTATTTCTCATTTTTTATACGGTGAGAAGAAAAAAATGTTCCGGTTGCATGCAGAGGGGGTAACCCAGATTGTAGAGATTTGTAGAGTTTTTTTTAGAGAATTGGGTCTCCCCCTCCCAGGGACCTAGTAATTGATATATACAATCATGAAGTGGATAAAAGACTATAATATATTTGAGGATATGATTGATCCTTATGATGAGGCCTCTAGGCCTATTTCTGATTTAGAAATGGTTCTGAAAACAAACGCTTACAGAAAAGCCACTTCTTTTTTAGGGCAATCCCACACTTTAATTCATAATAAAAACTACATTAACATTTTTGTTTCTAAGAATTCATTACTAAAGCAAATCATGGATAAAGATCCTCAAACTAGTTGGCATGATAAGCTAAGTATTGCTTTGCCTAAAAATGGAATTAGTCCTAGGGATCAAGAAATGTCAGGTGGGGGAAAGCCATTTATAGTTAACACTATGAATGATTTGGATTCCCAAGTGGCTTCAGAGATTCAAAGTTTTTTGGGGTACAAGAAAAAAATCTTAATTACTTCAACCTCTACCGGTTTTTTGATGAGCCCAATAATTAGTTGGTTTATTGGAAATGAAGATGTGACTTTGTATGATGCAATTAGGAAATGGCTTGTAGAGTTGAAAAAAACCGACCCAATAGAATATGCTTTTAAGGTCAAGGCATTGGATGAGATTTCTTTATTAAAAGATTTAGGAAAAGAATTGATTGCGCAAGACCCAGATTTAATTGATGGTTCAAGCATTATCAGAAGATTTGGTTTTGGTAGTTAAGCTAACAGTTACTGAGGCTCCCCATCAAAACATCCAAACCACATCAAGAATTCCTTAGACCATAAAAAAAGGACCCGAAGGTCCTTTAAGAAAATTGTGTGTAATTTATTTAAACCAGAAGAAGTCAAATAATTCCATGGCATCAACATCACCTTCCCTAACTACACTATAGTATTCTTCGTTCATTTCATTAAACTCATTAGATTCAAAATCTTCCGAGGTGAATACTTGTTCTTGAAGCTCGTTGAATCTAGTTTTCAATTGTGTAATTAGATCTTGAGCCTTTTGGTCCTTTCTGAAATCCTCTTGCAATTTTTCTAATTTTTCATGCATTTCCATGTGGTTGAGATTTTAATTAGTTATGTTCCAAATGTAGAAAATTCTACATAAAGAAAAAAATAATTAGGGGATTTTTTTTGGCGAAGCAATGAAGATGTTGTGGGGTTCCCCAACACAACATCCAACTGCATTCAAAATTCTTA